TCCCTGATGCCCTGCAAGCTTAGATTTCATGTTTTTCATGATTTCAAGCAACTATCAGGGCGGTCTCATAAGCCGCTGCGTAAGCCTAGGGAGTTCGAATCTCCCTCCCGCCACCATTTTTCTATAGGGAGTGTAGTGTAGCGACCTAACACGTCTGCCTGTCGAGCAGAAAATCGCCAGTTTGAATCTGGTCACTCCCGCCATTTAATACAGGAGTATAACCTCTCTCTACGAAAGAGTTGAAAGTTTAATTGGATACATGCGGGTTCAAATCCTGTCTCCTGTACCATATTTAAAAAGAAAGGGTGTTGGCACAGCGGCGACTGCACCGATCTCCAAAATCGGTATTCATCGGGGGTTCGAGTCCCTCACACCCTGCCATAATTTACAGTCGCGTGGTCTAAAGGAGGGGCGCAAATTTCCTAAATTTGTTAATGCAGGTTCGAATCCTGTCGCGGCTAAAGTCTTTCTAAAAATATTTTCTTGATTTATCTATTCGGGAAAGTATAATATACCCATAGATTGAAAAATAACGTAACAAAGAAAGAGAAAAACCATGATGACAACAATTGCAAGATTTACTCCTAGACCAGCCGACGACACTAATACAACATGCGATTTGATTTTAGGAAAAGTGCTTAATCAAAGTAAAATGATAAAGCCGAACCATGTCTATGAAATAATTGATTGTTTGGGTCAACTTATGATTAAAGATTTAGGCGAATCGTCTATGGGGATGGTTCCTAGAGATAGCATGCTTTCAAATGTTGGATGGGCACAAGAATGTGGCGATATTGTAAATGATGGATCTCATTTATATACTAAAAGGGACGCAGAAAAGTTTATTGAACAACGAAAGACAAATTAGTAAAATGGACATTACATTAGAAAAGACGATAATTCAGACAGACGAACCAAAAAGAATGGACTTTGGCAAAATACCAATATGTTCAATTTTGACAACGGTCAACTACCCAATGACTAAAGATCATTGGGCTTGTAAATGAGTTTCCTCTTTACATTTGGCGTGTTGACGGGACGCCTGCTCTATAGACTCTAATTGAGCAATAGAGATAGTGTAATCACGCTTTATATTTATTGATGCATTTATATCTGCATGTTCAATATAACCGCAATTCTTACATTTGTATTGTGATTTATTCCTACTCGCCTTGTTTGTATCTCCACAACTACTGCACTTTTGAGAAGTATAATGAGGATCTATATATACTACTTGCTTACCAAGTGCGTTAGCTTTGTAAGTTAAAAACTGTTCAAATTGGTAAAAACTCCAATTTGATAATAACTTATTTAACTTTTTTCCTTTTTTCTTGCTTCTTATATTTGTTAATTTCTCAAGAACAAATACTTTATGTTGTGGATTATTTGCTATCTGTTTTGTTATACAGTGATTGACATCCTTCATGAACCTCTTCTCTTTCCCACTAATCTTCTTTAATTTTCTTTTAGCGGATTGAGTGCTTTTTTGTTGGAGTGTCTTTTTGACGTAAAGGTGTTTTCTTCTCTGATTTCTTATTGATTGGGCAGAGAAAAATTGATTATCTGAAGTAACGGCAATATGATATAATCCTCTGTCAATCCCAACAATATCTTTAGAAGATGTTGGGATTTGCGTAGTTACTTCTATTGGATTCTGAAATACTAAATTAATCCAAAATTGATTTTTCTTTTTCTGATAAGTAAGAGTTGCCATCTTGAAGTTCCAACTCTCAAATATTTTTTTATGTATTTCTGGAACATACAATATCTCTTTATGGCGTTTTGATATTCCAATAATTGTTACCTGAGTTCCTCTAACAGTGATAGCTCTTTTGTCCAGTCTAAGTCCTGACGTTTCTTTTTTAATTGGTTGTTTACATTTGAACTTTCTTGATTTCACTGATTCCAAAGCATTATCTCTGATTGATTGGATTAAAGCCGTTTTTATGTTTGGGAATAGTTCTTGAACCTTGAAATAGTTATCTTTGTGGCATTTACCTTTATTAAAAGACTTGACTTCGTAAGCCCATTTCGTATAATAGTTGAAAAGTTGAGAAGACTCTTTAAGAAGTTGTAGATATTCTTCTTTATCTAGTTCGTTCAACTTAATTGAAATTGTTTTCATTTCAGGTTTCATATTAATATAGTTCTAGAATTTTTCTAAATATCCTGCAAGAAAATTAGAAAAAGTCAAAATAGTTCTTGATTAATGTCAGTTTTTATATATAATATAGGAAATTAAGGATAAATGGATCACTTGCATCACGCCGTTAGCGAAGCATAGCTGAAGCTAACTTCGTGACACTAAAGATGTCGGGATTTTACGTTCCCATAATAAATAAATTTAAAAGGATTGTGAATTATGTTAAACGAAATTAGATACGAAACATTTCAAAAAGATATAGATTATTGTATCCCTTCTATCTTTTTAGCTGGTTGCACAGTTCGTGGAAATCAACCCCATTTGACTTCTTGGAGAAAGGAAGCAATTCAATTATTTAAAGATTATGGATTTGAAGGTAATTTAATTATACCTGAATTTTCTGATCCAACAGAATCCGATGAAGTCAGATATGATATTCCGGCATGGGAGTTCGAAGGTCTTAGAAAATCAACTGTTATTATGTTTTGGATTCCAAGAACACGCGAATTAATTGGTCTTACTACAAACTTTGAAATTGGTTATTGGATGGCAAGAGATAGAGAGAGAATCGTCTATGGAAGACCTAGAGACGCTTTTAGAATGCAATATATCGATATCATGTGGGTTGAAGACTACAAAAATAGGTATGATAAGAATCACGGTGCTCATATCTATACAACGTTAGAGAAAACAGTTAAGAAATCAATTGATAAAGTATATGCATAATAAAATAAAAGTCAAAAGAGAAGATTATGTTTCTACTATAGATGGGAAAACGAATTATTTTTCCACAATAACCCTTCCTGATACAATTGTTGAAGGAGGTAGGTCTATAGTATTTAAAAAACCTCTTTCCCTCAAATGTCATTATATTGGATCTGAAGACTATGGTTATAAAGTGGCAGTATTTACATTCGACTTCGGACTAGAACACATTACTCCATTAGAAAAAGAACACAATTTCATATTAATGCGGTCAGATGATAAAACGGATGAAGAAAAAATAGCTTTTGATGTTATTTTTGATTTGTTTCATGCTTTCTTCCACTGTTCTGTAGATCCAAACTATACTGATTACCATTGGGCGCTTTATGGCAATCTAAAAGATAGAGTTATAATAAAAGACGAAGAAGACCGAGACAATATTCCAAAACAAATAGATTTAAATAAGATATATTGCGAAAATTGTCTTACTACAATGGATAGAATGAATGATGGATTTGTTGATTTGACAGTAACATCGCCACCATACGATAATTTACGAGATTATAATGGGTATTCATTTGAGTTTGAAAAGGTTGCTAATGAGCTTTATAGAGTAACCAAAGAAGGTGGAGTTGTCGTATGGGTTGTGGCTGATGCAACAATTGATGGAAGCGAATCAGGGACAAGTTTTAAACAAGCTTTGTATTTCCAATCAATAGGATTCAATCTTCATGATACAATGATATATTTGAAAGATAATCCGCCTCCTGTTGGTGGTAGTAACAGATACTATCAGCATTTTGAATATATGTTTGTTTTTTCAAAAGGTAAACCAAAAACATTCAATCCTATAATGACGCAACGAAGAAATAAATGGAATGATAAAAGGACAGAAAGGGTCAAGGGATTCAACCGGAATAAGCAGGGAGAATTTACACAGAAAAAAGTTTCCTTGACAGGCGATGTAAAAATTGGTAATGTATGGAAGTATGTTGTAGGAGGAGGTAATTCTGTTCCTTATGGAGTTAAGAATCCTGCGGCATTTCCAGAAAAACTAGCAGAAGACAACATTCTTTCATGGAGCAACAAAGGAGATATAGTTTATGATCCATTTTTAGGAAGTGGAACAACTGCTAAAATGGCGAAAGTACATGAGAGAAATTATATCGGAAGTGAAATATCAGAAGAATATGTTAATAGTGCAATTGAAAGGGTAAAATGACAACTAAAGATCAAGAAAAACGAATAAAAGCAATAAACGCATTACAGTTCCTGCAAAATCATCCTGCAATCAGTACTGAAGCTACAGGAAATACTCTTTTTGACGGGGCTTGGATGTATATGGCGAAATGTTGCAAAAGAGGAATTTGCGAAAGTGCTAAAAACATGCTGACCGTATATCGTGGAGATAAAAACTGGGAAAATGTAAAATACAAATTCGATAAATTAGAAAAAAAATACGCTAAAGAAAATGATATTCCAAAAGAATTTCATAGCGTATATGTTAAATATTCCGAACTATATAAAGAACCATGGAAGTTTGACCATGTTGAATATTGGTACGAAACTACATTTTATATATACGAAGGGAATCCATATGATAGGATGGAGTGTCTTGATTATAAAAAATGGGATGGCTTTTCAGGACCAGAAGGCGGAGCCAATACTTTTGAAGATATGATTATTGAACAAGCGTCAAAAGTAAAGAAGATTTATGGCAATTTCAATAAAGAAAAAGATTTCAGGTTAGATGCGGAAATAAAAAACAATAAAGAAAATGAAATGTTTCATAAATTTGACACTGAAAAAGGTAGACTTTGTTTAGATAGAAATCCTGAATATCTAGACGTTACTATTGGCATGATAAATCTTAGATGGTGGCAATGGTTTGTACACACAGATTATTGCAAAGAACATTGGGGCGATTCAATAGAGAGAATTAATAAAATAATTAAACGAATGGACGATAAGATGCCTAAAAAAAGAAAAGAATTAATTGAAAAATATTCTTAAAGGAGTACAATGGAAGAACAATGTAGTGATATTTTTATGGAAGTGTTTGACTCTCATTGTGGCGGGATATTGCGAGAATGTCATTGCGGTAGAATTACATTTGATAGCACATCTGACTTTGGATGGGAGGCGAATGAATTAGAAGATTTGATGCGGAAAAGTACAATCTATCCAGATCAATATATCGCGACTGATTCAACAGTAGGTACGATGATTATAGGCGGCGTTGAAATAGTATACGGTTGTAAATGCGAAACAGCGAAAAAGTATGAGAATTTTATCAGAAATGAAGCCGCAAAATTGGCAGAATACTTAAAGAAATACGCACAGTCATTAAGGGAGAAGGCAGACACGTTTGACATGTAACAAGAAAGTTGGAAAACAATGAAGGAGCAAAATGGAAAGAGCATATTATATCGTTCGGAATAGCAAATTAAGAGATGACGCAATTAAAATTGATGAACAAAAAAGAAAACGTAAAACCGATAACATGAATAGACTTAAAGAATTATCTATTAAATTCGGATGTGACGAAAAACAATATTATTCAAATAGCAATGGCAATATATCTGCATTAATGTTCGCTGATAATTTTAAAGTTAATAAGAATCTTTGGAAACAAGTTGATAACACAAACGGTTTCATGCCAAAAAGAAATTCCGCCGAAGGAAGAATGTGGTATAAGGAAATCGTCGGGAATGATGTTTCTAAATTGGATACAAATAGTGTAATTCCAAAAGAAAAATGCTTTGAATGGGTAATTAAAGATATGCACATGTATAGTCCTCATTGTTCTGTCCTGCCATTTAGCGTTTTTGGTAAAGAAGATATAGTCATATTGAGCGTTCCATATGACGAATATAAATCTGACGCACCCCAAGGAATTCCAGAGGATATTAATATGAGACTTTCTTCAATTAAAGCACATGAGATGCAAAAATTATATGACGAATACAACGAACTGGCAACATCTAAAAAGGATTAACTATGCATCAAGCAAATGAATTAAAGCAATTAGCATTAAAACGACGCGAAGTCAAAACTTATAGCGATTCTGACATTGGAGAAAGATTAGAATTAGCTATTGCATCGCTAACACATGAATATCGCAATGGACAAGTCAGACGAGCAGTTGATGGCACAATAATATTACAAGGAGATAGTTATTTTGGCGCTATGGAAATATTAGAGGGGTTTTTGAGTTCTATAACACAATATCCAAACAATATAAATGGCGTAACTGCGGGAATGCAATGGTACTGTTTCTTTTGTGGACATCTGGAGCCACACGAAGTGAAAAATGACGAAACATGTAGTTTATGCGGTTCAAGATTGCCAAAACGTAAAATTGAAGATGGATCACTTGTCGAAAAGCGATGGAACGAGTATAGGGAATTTCAAAAAAACAAAGGATAAAATTATTATGGAAATTCCAAAAGAAATAATTGATCCAAAAATATACGATATTGTTTCAACATTCAATAATCTCGGATTAACATCTCAAGCAAGTTGTGCGGGTGTAGGTAAAATAGAAAACACAATTAAAAATCATCGAGTTTTTGACTTTCCATATATCGCTTTTAAAATTAAAAACGACGAAGACTTAATGTTAATTAGAAAAATAGGAGCTTTATTTTTATTTAATCCATTGTGTGTTGAACTTCCGAAAACAGAAAAAATACAAACCTTTTACATCGATCCAAAAGGAGTTGGATGCAAAGAGCTACAAGTCGAATGGGGGAATAAATTCTCATTAGTAACATTAATACTTTTTAAACACGAAACTAAAAATGGAATTTCACAATTTATCACGGAAGATAATTATAGCCCATCTCTTTTTCGGTCTTATTTTGATGTTCCATCTTTTTTTGTAAATTTATTCAAAAAAGATTATAATGGATTCGCTATTCATTTCGGACTGGAGGTTAATCCCTATATGCATTTTTTATATAGTTTGCCAGAAACAGACAAGAATGAGCTAAATAGACTTATTAGAAAATTAAAATCGAAATGGCTACAGTACGTTAGTGGCAGAATTCAAGAAATAAATTAAAAATGTCGTTATTGTATTGTTTGTTGTGTGGAGAAATCGATATGCCTAAATTTAAAGATAAGACAACAAGGGGATATCATCAACGGATAGACGATTACCATGAGCGAGAGAGTCAGATATTCCCCCGAAAAACAAATCATGTATGTTTAAAATGTCGGAAAGCATTTAAGTTGAATGCACATCATGAAAATCATAAATGCCCTCAATGCACAACATTATTGCATGGTCTTGCTACATGTGCGAGAGTACCTAAAATGAATGCATCTAATGGCAAATGGCAAACATTCATTAAGAGATTTTTGCCTTGGTTATCTTGGTCGTAACAAACAATTTCAAAAGACAAAGGAAGTAACGTTGCAAAATCCGAATAATATGAATAAGGAGATAAAATATGTATATACAAATGGATAATGGAAACGCAATAAATTTAAAAGCAATTAATAATTCTTGGGAGATGGAAACGAAAGATGAATATTCCGATATCGCATCTCAACCGGCACCATCTTTATCTCATAATACAATCTTGACAAAATTAAAAGAAATGTGGGATAAAGGCGATGTTAAAAATCCTGAATTCATGCGATTGGTTAGAGTATTCGAAACAAGATTTAAACAGGAAATAACAATCGGCATGCTTGATATGATTGGAGATTTGAATGAGGGATTGAACGAAAAAGAAAAAACAGTTGTGAATTGCCCTTATTGTTTTAAAAACTCTGACAATTGCGAATGTTCTGACGCAGATGTTTCATATGACATTGGGGATAAATAATTTAATTTACTGCTTGATTTTAATAAAAATTGTTGTATAATAGAATTACGAAAATTAAATAGAGGAGTTTGGAGAGAATTTTAGAAAATGTCTTTTTAAGGAGTAATCAAATGTTTTTCATCAATCAACAGAATAATCAACAGAACCAAAATTCTGAGAGCAATCTTGGAATGGTGGTACAGATTATTCTGCTTGCAGTTTAATTCTCATACCTTCCATCCCAAGAGGCTCTCAAATCAACCTGAGAGCCTCTTTTTTTGTTCTTTTATATAGTTTTTAAATTCCCATATAGTGTAATGGTAGCACGAAATACTGTTAATATTTTAGTAATGGTCCGAATCCATTTTTGGGAACTAATTTAAATTGTCTCTTGATGTAAAGGTAGCATTCAGAACTTTGACTTCTGTCGTGAACGTTCAAATCGTTCAGAGACAACCACTTATGAAAATTTTTAATTCCTTAGTAGCTCAATAGTAGAGCGTCGGTCTGTTACGCCGAGGGTTGTAGGGGCGGAGCCTACCTAAGGAGCCATTTTTATTATGATTGACGATTTAGAAAAATGTCCATGTCGTAGATGGGATAAGAGTGGTCAAGCTCCTTATTTGATAGACATGCCTAAAATAATAGATGACAAAAATAAACCGAACCATAATTTAAAGGTTAATTGTAAATGTTTTTGAATTAGATATCATGTTTACAAACGGATCAACTGCGGAAAATAAATCGGCTTATGAATTAGATAAGTTAAAGGATAGGTTTGGCGGTTTCGAAGGACAAAATCAAGGTCCGAGTCATACAATGGAAAATCAATGGATTCCTAAATTACCTGGACTATTTGCATATCCAGCTCAAGCGAGGAATAAAAATGATAAAACAGATTCAGAGCAAGTTGAATGAAGCCTTACTCAATTTTAAAATAAAAAGATTGAATAAGGAGTTGAAATCTATTGCAATTGAATTTGTGCAGAATAATAAAGCCATTAAAAAAGCCATCTCTCTTAAAACTCGACAAAAGGAATTGAAAATCAAATTTGTTGAATTAAAAAGAGAAATCGCTAAATTGGACAAGTCATTTATAGATAATTTTATAGAATCCGATATGTCCATTTAGTGGCAAATTAAAAGAAAAGCGTGTGGTATTTACGACGACATTTGAATAAAGTATTTTAAATTCATCATTTAATGAGTGAGACCTATAAACGTCCATTAGTAAATGGTTTGCTGGTGTTGCAGATGTTTCTACGGTTATAGTTAATAGATTATCTAAGCCATTGACCGACATTTTAATTATATTGTTATTGATTTCGGATAAGTTAAACACGTTAGATAAGTCGAAACTTTGTATATTTAATAAGATTAGTTCTGCCATTTCGGATTGAGACAAGAATAAACGTTGAATGGATGGGTCAGATTCTGAAATGGTCGTTATATCTTTTTTATAAAAGCTAATGGCAGTATTTATTCCCTTTCTATTTGGCAAGAATGTAGGTGAGCAAGGGATGGCAGGTTGGGTTAACGGGGTTAGAGGATTTATAAGTGTATTAGTTTCAGTACGGTGAGTATGTTCTATGGTGTTTCCTATGTACCAAGCGTCATAAGAGTTTACGGGGTTTAATTTATGACCGAACCATATATAGTTATTCCCATTGATTTGTTTATAGCATTTATGGTTGTTGATGGTATATGGTTGTATTGCATAATAGCCTAATTTATTGGAGATATCAGAGTCATTTATTGATTTGATAGTTCCGTTATAGAGTTTCCATCGGTCTTGCCATATTTTGATAGATTCATTGAATGTTCCGGAGACAACAAGATATTCTGATACATTATTAGTAACATCCGTTTGAGCGAAAGTCATTATTTTGAGTAATGGCAGTAATAAGAAGGCTAATATCAACAATTGTTTCATTTTTAATATCGCTCCTTTTTAATGTTGAATTGACATTTCGACTTGTTTTACTAGTCATTCCAACTTAACGTCAAAAACTCCTTTAAAAAGAAATATTTTATTATAGAAACTGGAAAAGATGAGATTGAAAGTCAAGGAGTTGTCTGAAAACGATAGTGTTGAATAGTAATTATCAATATATTATTATTTAATGCCCGTTCAGCATTTAATTATCAAAATATTATCACTTAAAATATTCTGGAAGATATTTCGGGTTCATTGTTGTTATGAAATTATTTACCCAAGTCTTAGTGAAATCATTTAAATCTTCGCATTTATCTACGACTAATTTCCCATTTATCAAATCTATTTTTTCTTCGATGTCGGTTAGATATATTTGATATTTCTCCAATGTAATTTCATTTATCTCTGTTTCTGGAGTAACATTGAAAAATGACATTGAATCAACTACTTTTTCCACCAGATTGAAATATCGCTCAGACGGCAATGCGTTTTTATGGTTCAAAATTGCATTCAGATATCCTTGTATCTTTTTAGCTTTATTTTTAGCTTTAGGAATGTGTTTATAGGATTTCTTTTCTGGCAAGTATTTTTTGTAAAGTTCTTCTTTCAATATTTTAGCGTAATCATTTTCATATTTTTCATGACAATTTGCGCATAAGACAACAATATATTGGGATTTACGTGATTTCAGTTCATATGGAAAATGCTTTCTATATTCGTAGGGGATAATATGATGTTTGGTTAAGAGTTCAAGATTTGTTTCGCCACAAACGATACATTTATTTTCTCTTAAGTCTTTCAGGTATTCGGTTTTCTCGCCGTCTCCTTTAGGTTGGAAATTGAGTTTGATAATCAATGGATCTTCTTTCAATATAGTTGCTAGGTTTCTATTTAGATACCATTTTGCTCTTTTTTCGAGGCATCTGAACATAAGGTCGCCGTTTGGATTTAGAACCTGACAATTTCCATAAATAAGTTGTTTTCTTTTTGCATGCATATTATATTATACAGGATTATTTTATTCAATCAAGGAATTATATGGTTTAAGATATGAAGGAGACAAATGAGAATAATTAAAATATGTAGTGAAGATATATTGACTAATTTTGAAAGACAAGATATGGCGAGCAATCCAGATAAAAAACCATCTAGAGAAGATTATAAGAAAGATTGGCTTCAAAGACATGAATCTCAATACTTAAAAAACGGCAAATGGACTTTTTATCACGCTACGCCAAGGAAAACGGCAAAATCCATTAGTTTTTTGAAGGCAGGCAGTTTATTGACGGATACTATTGAACGAGCGATTCATTTTGCCAGTAGAGATAGGGATTTGAAGGAGAAAGATATTGTCGTTTTTGAATTGACGTTGAATCCAAATCAGTTTAACGCTGGCATGTTTCCTAGTATAGATGAGGATATTCCTTTAAATTCTGGCATAATAAGAGTTGTGCATTGAAAAAATCGGTGAAAATGCACAGATTAAAAACTGTGGTCCACATAATTTAAAATGATGTATAATGAAACTGTTGAAGAAAAATAATTGTAATAATAGCGTCGAATTTATAAAGCAGGAGACGAACCCTGACGGACAAGGGGGGGAACTCAAAGCCCGTAAAAAGGCATCAGTCAAATTTGTAATGAATACGTTTCTGCGGGAGCCTGCGGCGTCAGAGACTGATGAATAGAGGTATGCACGAACGACTCAAGTCTCAAAGGCAGACCAACCAAATAATCTCCCGATGCTCAATTGTACAATTCATATGGTAATGTTACGGCGGTCAAGAGCTAGGAGACCAAAAGTGTCCCGATGCGATTGGAGAGAATTGGGTGGCGTAACAGAGAAATGATAGGAAAAATTCAGTGTTTTTTCTAATAGGGAGAGGTGTCCTCCAATCTAAGAACTCAAGGCAGTTTAAAATGCCTTTAAAAGGATTAAACTATGAAAATTGAATGTAAAACTGGAGAAATTGTTAATTCTTTAGATAAATATTATCAAACCATACACTGGAAAAATATAATTAGAACCTATATGGAATCTGATTTATCAAAAAGATGTTTTCATTGTAAAAAAGAATGTATACCGGTGAAATTTCATCATAGGACAAAGAAAAGATTAGGTAATGAGAAGTTAACCGATATAGTCCCATTATGCTCTAATTGTACAGAATTTAAATTATCCAATAGTAAAAAGAAAACAGAACGGCATGAATTATGTAAATTTGGTTTTAACAAAAACATGTCGGAAGCGCAAAAAAACAAGATATTGTCAATAGAACCTAAATTAAGGGGTAATGTCCTGTCTAAATATTATTCAAGGATAGCTGGCAAATACAATCCGAGTCAGACATGGATAAACAATCAAGTGAAATTGACATGTAAATGGATAAAAAAGCAAGAGAAAGAGTTAATGTTCGCGAATTTTGTATAATATGGAAAATATTTGGAGGTTTTATGAGACGGCGATTATTTATTCTTTTGTTTTTATTTCCTTGTTTAATTAGTGGAAAAGAGTTGCAGATTTCCATAAACAATGATGTATTTAGTGAGACTGATAATTATTATACTCATGGAACGGTTATTTCTTATCTATCCGACCATGAACCTAGAGAGCATTGGTTATTAAACAAAGATACAGTTGCAGAAAGGATTTCGATTGGGCAATATATATATACTCCTAGTGACATTGAAATCCAAGATCTAATTGTTGATGACAGACCTTATGCGGGATTGTTATATTTGAATGGGATATCTTATTTTAAATCTGAAAATAGGACGAGATCTTTTTCAACATTAATTGGTATTGTTGGTGATATGTCATTGGCCGGATATGCTCAGAAAACAGTGCACAAAGCCATTGGATCTAAAAAACCTATGGGATGGGATAATCAACTAGATAATGAGGTTGTATTGAATGTTGCATATACTCAAAATAATCGTATATATTCGAACAATTATATGGACTTATCAATTTATCATGGTGGCTCATTAGGAAATCTTAATACCCAATTACTTATCGGAAGCATGATCCGTGCAGGTTTTGATAAATTTAGTTATTGTGATCTTGTTAATTTTGAGCCTATCCCAAAACGTAGCGTTATGTGGTATAATTTTAATATTTTCCTAGCGATGGACCAAAGGGTTGTAGCTCATAATATCTTGTTAGACGGAAATACGTTTTCAGAAAGTCATAGTGTGGATAAGGAATATTTAGTGAGCGAATTAATGTATGGTATTAGTTATCGTTATGGTAATTGGAAAACAATTTATTCTAGTCATATTCGGAGTAAAGAGTTTGAAGGTCAGAAAGATAATTTTTCATTTGGGACATTGAGTATCGTTTATTGTTGGTAAATAAATGTATAATAAGATTATGGACAAAAAACCTAGAAATATAACGGAGTTTTCTATTATGAAACAAGAAGAAACAACGATAAATCTATCAGAACCAACAAACGTCCCAGATATTCCGATGATGACTGCTGGTGACGAAGAAATTCCAGAGACAGTATCATTAACGCGAAATGATTTTAAAGCGTTAATGCGGACAAAATACTTTGACTTGAAAGATAAATACAAAAAAGCATATATATTGAAGAATAAAAAGACTGGTGCTGTTGCAGAGATACAGGCTTTATCTTCCGTCCATGCTTGTAGTTTCATAGGATGGAGACCAAAGAATGTTACAATCATAGATACAATAAACGCTTAAAAAGGAGAATCTTAATAACACAATGCAACCATTCATAATAAATAAACGTACCAATTTCAGTGTCGTTAAACTTATTGACCAAGATTTGAAATTTCATGATAAAGTCTATATAGCAGATGCAATTAAAAAAGCTACAGAAGAACGTTTAGATTTAGTTTGTTTCCAGTTACCTTCTGATAATCAATTGGCGTTATGTAAGATTCTTGATTATGGAAAGTGGAAGTATAGAGAAGAAAAGAACAAGAAGAAAGTAGCGGCTAAAGTTATATCGGAAGTTAAAGAGATTAGATTTACGCCGGTTATAGGTGATAATGACGTTGATCATAAATTAAAACAGGTATTTGATTTTCTCGAAGAAGGGCATGAAGTTTTAATGGTTATGCAATTTAAGGGGATATATCGTCGTCATTTTGAGATTGGTGAAGAAAGAATGCAGTTCATATTGGATAAATGTAAACATGTTGGTGAAGTGGTAAACTATAAAAAGATGAATAATCAAATTATGGTTAGGATGAAGAAACAAAAAGTAAAAAAGGAGGAGAAATGAAAAGAGTAATGAGTTCGGTTGTGGCGGCTGTTGTTTTGTCGGCATTAGTAGGTTGTACTGTAAATACGGATAGTGCAAAGATTATTGCTCAGAGTACTGGAATGGGGGCAGCAGTTACATGGATTGCATACGATAATCCTGATACTGCCGTAAAGGGATTAGTAAAAGATACATTATCTATGGTTCAGACTAATCTCTCATTGGTAACAGAAGGCAAAACGTACACAGAAGTTATTTATCCTATTGTAATTGAATTTACGAAGGGGATAGAGGCTAGATATATTCCGTTGGTTTTAACAGGAAGTATTGCGATATTGAATGGCATAGATATCTTGTTTGCGACGAATCCAGAGTGGAAAACGAAAACGGAATTGGCGTTTGATATTTCTAATTCGTTTATTAATGGCGCAAAGATTGGACTGTCATTAGGAAATAATGATCCTGCTATTCTACAGGCTAAGGAAATGTCTAATAAGCGAGAGGCAATTAGAAAACAATATTCTGTTGAATAATTGGTATGTTTTTGAAAGACGGATAAGTTGAAATATTTATTCGTCTTTTTTATTGAAAAGGAGTGAATTATGAGTATAAAAGTTAAGATTAAGAAGATTACAGACGATCCTGATTTTATTTATCCATCTTATGCCCATGATGGTGATTCTGGCATGGATGTATATTCTTTGGAAGATATTTGGTTGCCAGAAGGTTCAACTCATTTGTTTAAATTGGGATTTGAAGTTGAATTTCCTAAGGGTTACGAGATTCAAGTTAGATCAAAAAGTGGGTTGGCGTTGAAGGAAGGTTTGGTTGTATTAAATTCTCCAGGTACAGTCGATCAAAGTTACCGTGGATGTTTGGGTGCCATTTTGCATAATATTAAAAAGAAAAATGAACCTTCTACGGATGAATCTTTAGTGAGTACCAAATTTATCAAGAAAGGTCAGAAGATTGCTCAGATAGTTTTATGTCCTGTTATTGAATGTGAATGGGAAAAGGTTGAAGAATTGAATGAAACAAATCGTGGCGAAGGTGGCTACGGTTCAACTGGTGTGTAAAGGAGTATTATGGCAAATTTCGTAGAACCAAAAGTATATAGGATTGCAGAAACACAACTTAATGACGATGATGTTTTAGCTTGGCTACAGGATATTGGTGGAGATGAATGTTTAGCTCATGTGGAAGGTGAAGATAAGGAAAAGTTAATTGAGTTATGTGGAAGAAGATGCTACAAGAGTTACAAAGAGGGTCTAAATCCTAATGTCAATAGAATTAGGAAGAATAGCGAAGAATATCATGAGAATGTAAAGAAGTCTAGACATGGTTCTATTATGGAACACGCCAATGTAACTTTTGCGATTGAAAATGTAAGTCGTGTAGTTACTCATGAGATTGTTCGTCATAGAGTTGGAACAGCATTTTCGCAAGAAAGTCTTCGATACGTTAGACTTACTGATATAAACATGTATTTCCCTAAGGTTTTTTCAGAATTTGGGGAAGAAAAGGAAAGAATGGTGCGTGAGTTAGCTTTAAATGCTATGAAAAATGCAGAGCAAACTCAAAAAGATTTAATGGCAATATTTGAAAATGAAATGCAGTCTGATTTTGCTTTAAAGAAAAAACTAACTTCATCATTTAGAAGATTTGCTCCTATTGGCTTGGCTACTGGAATTATAATTACTGTTAATTTCAGGTCTGCACGTCATATATTGGAGATGAGAAGTTCTGAACACGCTGAAGAAGAAATTATTACTGTAGCAGATCAGATGATGGATTTTATGATTAAGGATTATCCTATGTTGTTTGGCGATTACAAGTCTCGTGATTTAGGCAGTGGATTGATAGAATACATAACTGATTATCCTAAAGTTTAAGAAAAAGGATATTGATTCTTTTTTTTGAATATATCTTTAGTGATTTAAAAAGATACAAATAATTCATGAAAGGTAAATGATAAAATGACTTTTTCACAATATAGTTTAGAACAGATAGAGTCTTTAACAAAAGATGATGCAATTTATAATCAGTTAGAACATCTTTTAGAACAAGATACTGACGAATTAGAAAACTTGAGAAAAGTCGCTAAAATCATGATTAAAGAGTTTGAATTGTCATATAAGGAATGGCAAAAAGTTATGTTTATACTTAAGTTAGCCAAAAGTTGTCATGAGTAAAATAGCCCATTTTGATTATTTAGGTGAAGATATGTTTTTTGAAAGATTAAAACAATCATTTTAAAAAAAAGCTTTGTCTCAAAGTATTTTAGATCAACTATCATTATGGAATCAGAGTTTCAGTACTAATCCTTCAGAAGAGTCTCTTGTTAAACTTAGGAGGATTTTAGGAGAAATAAATCAAGATTTTGATAAAATTTCATATGTGATTAGAAAAGGATTCCGTTCCTTTTCAGAGGATCTTATTCCAATGGCGAGAGAAGTTTTGCCATTGATTAACAATATCGATGTTATGAAAAATTTATTAGATCAAACAAAATCGTTTCTTGAATCTAATAAAGCTTCATTAATGCAAATAGATGCTAATCGAACAATTGATGAAAACGCAGGATATTTTGCTCAACAAGAAATAAAGAACCGTCTTTTATCAGATAATCTATGGAGAGTGGCAGATTATTTAATTACCTCTTTACAAAATACCAATATATCAAATAAACATATTCAGTTTATTAATAAAATTGCCTCTAATGAGATGGGTAGCGTAGTAGAAAAAATAGAAGAGGCAGATGAGGAAAGACAGGGCAAAATTCAAAAGCAAACGATGTATTCAATTTCTAATGCTAGTGAGTTGACTTTAAAAGTATTACGCGAAACGCTACAAAATGCATCTGATGCGGTTTTAGATAGTAGTCTTTTGAATTCGGGAAATTATACGCCTACAATAGAGGTTTTTACTAATACATTTGCTTTAGACGAACCTGATGAAAAAGCAATGGATCTTGTCGTTAGAGACAATGGAATAGGAATGGATGTCGATACTCTCAGGAATAAATTTTTTGTATGGTTCGCAACTGGAAAAGAAGAAAAGAAGGGTGATACTGGTGGATTTGGTATTGGTAAAAGATTGATTTTAGAAACACCAGAACAAGGTTGGTCAATAGCTACGAGAAATAATTTTTCCAATAAATCTTCTAGAAACTCTTATTTGTCGAGGAATAAACATGAAGTTGTTGATGATTTGGATTTATATTTCCCAAAGGTTGAAGCAAAAAACGGAACGACTTTAGCTTTATATTATTTGCCAGCAACTCAAAGTTATACAATAGAAACACTTTGTAAATCATATGCTACAAACTCTAGATTGAAAATAATACTTAATGGCATTCCAATAGTTCCTGCTTTTCCAATTGATAAATTACAATTAATTGAATCTGGAGGAGATGCTATTTCTACTTTAGTTAGTAAGAACGAATATCAAGAAGGAATTGTAAAAGATTTAGTAAATAAGCAAGGACAAGATTTTTTAAATAATTTAGGAGGATTACATTTTGATCATGAAGGTAGCTCGACAGATGTAAAGTTTTATGTCGCTCCCGCTTCAGATGGTTTTTCTTCGGGTAAATCTTATTTTATGATGAATGGTAATTATCAGTTTAGTCGTAATGCGAATTTTCCAAAGGTGAATATAATTTGTGATATTAGGAGTACAGCTAGACCAGATGATTCAGGATATCCTATGGATCAAAGTCGAGATAACGTAAGAGAACCATATAATTCTCAAATAGATAGTGTATTGGGAAAAGTCAAAGTTCTTTTAGAACAAATAACTAAAAGTCAAATTTTTCAAGATGGTCTAGAGATATATACTGTTAATGGAACTAGTTCTCCATTAAGTACATCAACATCAAAAAAACAAGATGGTAAAGATAAATTATTACATTTCATGGGTCATTCAGATCTATTTAATAAAGAGAAATCTAGCAAACAAGAAATAATTCAAAGCGTTCAAGAAGCGATAAGAGTTTCAGACAGCCCTGAAAAAGTCAAGATATTACAGGGATTAGTTAATACCGTAAGAGAAATGGATGACGATAAAATAATAAAACATGATGATTTGGGTACAATTTTAGACGGATTATCTACGCCATGTAATATTAATATTCAAAAGAATTTTGTTTCTAAAGAAATTGCCTATCAACGAGTAGATTTGACAAAAAATCTTATAATATTATGGAAAGAGATTATTGAGCTTATTATAGGACAATCTAATTTTATGGTTGGAAGGTGGGATGAGAAAGAATATATTCCTGGATTGATATATTCAGATGAAGCGCTTGCCTTGTATTCTCCACCTTCGCATGGGAGTACGTTTCATTGTCTATCAATAAATCCGATAAGTGTAGCCGCTATGTTAAATCCTTCAAGATTTGAAAAGGTTATCAGACAACAAAAACCAGAAACTTTCAAGGATCAAGTTCAATTTGAAGAAGAAAGTAATATAAAAACCGACAATACTCCAACAATTAAACTTACCAATATGTTATATCATGAAGCGGTGCATGAAGTAACTCACTTTCTATTCCCAGATGCTTCTTACGATATGGTGAATTTTCATAAATATATAACAAAAATTGAATATTTATGTGCTCCCATTTATGATGATATAAGGTTGGCTGTAAAAAGATATTTACAAGGAATTAAGAAAGATAGTAATGAATTAATAACGCAAATGAAAAAAGACATGAATAATAAAAATGTTGAATCGTCTGTGAAAAATAAATTGACAATTAAAATGTCTAAAAAGAAATGGGAATCTATTGGTAAAATAGCAGGATGGATTTATTGAAAATAGTTCTTGCTTTTTGAAATAAAATGGTATAATATACATACAACGATTAAATAAAAAGAGGAATTTGAAAGAAAATAAAGAAACATAACAGGTAATGAAAATGAACATAAATACAATCCATATCCCAGAACATATTGAGATTCCCGAACCTATTGGTAAGGGTTATGGATGTGTTATGTCGTAATTAGTAACATATCAATTAACAGAAACCCTTGCCGATAAAAGTCAGCAAGGGTTTTTTATTGGAAAAATTAGGTTTAAAAATATGAAAAAGAAGATAAAAGATGGTAGCACTGAATGTTTTGGATTGTTAAGATTGTTAGTCTCAAGCGGTAAAGAAAGATTTGCGAAAACGACTATGAAAGAGATGCGTGAATATGGTAAAAAAATGGCGAAATGTATAGAGAGGATTTAAGTAATGGTAATAGTGATGGAATTGGCTAAACATGCTAGACTGTGAATCTAGTGAGTTATAAAAACTCTTGCGGGTTCGAGCCCCGTCTATTACCCCAATTTTAGGAGAATTATGAAAGACATGGAAAGAAAAGAAATCAGAGTTGAATTGGGAGACGTAGACTCATCTTATTTTGACGGAACTATAGACGATGTTATTGCGAGATTGAAGGCGTTAAAAGAAAAGTATTCAGATTATTCTATCTTAGACATTAGTTCTGAAGTCGGTTATGGATATTATGATAGCACTTTTGTTAAGTTTTCGTTAAGTGGAATAAGAATGGAAACCGATGCAGAGTTTGAAAAAAGAACAGATGATTTGAAAAAGGCTAAGGAGGCGGCGAAGAAAAGGAAAATAACGATGTCTCAAAGGCAAGAGGAAAAAGATAGGAAAGAATTCGAGAGACTGAAAGCTAAATACAAAGAGGAATAATTATGAAAAAGTTTTGGAAAGAGTTTTGGATGGAAGATGTTAGAGAAATCACTGTTAATGCAACGATATTGATTGAAAATGCATTAAAAGAATTCAATATTGTGTTGACAGAGAAAGAAGAAGACGATATACATAATAAGATATGGGAAGTTTTAGAAAAAAGAAGTAATGGAGATTATCAAAATCATATGTGAATGATATAAAAACGGGCACTTCTTCTAAAGGTTAAGAAAATCGTCTGATACGCGATCAATAATGGTTCGATTCCATTAGTGCCTACCAATTAAAAATGTCGATGTAGACAAAATGGTTAAAGTCACCAGGCTTTCATCCTGGAATTTGCGGGTTCGAGTCCCGTCATCGATGCCAGTTTTGAAAAAGTTTTAAAATTTATTAGGGATGAGGTGTAATGGTTTGCACATCTCGTTTGGGTCGAGAGGGAGGAGTTCGAGTCTCACATCCTTAACCATTTTTTAAAATAATTCTTGACTTTCGTATTTATCTAGTATAATATCATTATGAAAAAAGTAGGGGAACATTTAATATTTTCAGTTGATTTCTATAGTTCAATCAAACGTGTCAATTGTTATATGTTTGGACATTCTATGACTGGCTTATATATCAATGAATGTTCTAACGTATTAGATGCATTTAAATTAGAATTAGATAAGATTGTTGATGCTAAAAAAAGATTGAGATTTGACAGGCTTAGGTTTGGATTTAGAGAGGGTGATAAGATGTCGTATTATGATGTCTCAAAAGAAGAATATTTGAGATGTAAATGTGATATTGTTAAACCGATATTTAATATGTTATATGATGGATTTTATAGTTGTAAAGATTGATAAATGGAGTGAAAAATGAGTAAGAACAAAATAATTTATGAGCCGAAAGGAAGAGCGTTGGAATATAGTCCATTAGCATGTGATTTATATAAATTTTGTACGCATGGGTGTAAATATTGTTATCTAACCGTTAAAGATGGGAAAATCGCCAATTCAGATCCTATTCCTAATGTATTGGAAAAATTAGAAGAAGAAGCTAAGAGTTTAGAGGGCGACGGGAGAGAAATCTTGTTGTCATTTTCTTCTGATCCTTATTTTTCTGAAGAAGCGGCAGTTTATACGAGAAAAGCTTTGGAAATATTTGAGAGACATAGATTGAACGCACAAGTATTGACAAAAGGTGGAATGAAAGCTTCTAGAGACTTCGATATATTGAGGAGGAACAATTGGAGGTTTGGTAGTACTGTATGTTTCTCTAATGATGATTTAAGGAAGGAGTGGGAGCCAAATGCTGCATCAATTGACAGTAGAATTGAAGCGTTACATGAAGCCTATTGCAAAGGTATTTTCACATGGGTTTCTATTGAGCCTGTAATTGATCCATCTGAAGCCATAAAAGTTATTGAAAGATTGAAAGGTTCTGTTAATTTATGGAAAATTGGAAAATTAAATCACTTTCCTGAGATTGAGGCTAAGATTGATTGGAAGGCGTATTTAAGGACGGTAATGGATTTATTGAAAGGTGAAAGCGTTGTCTATAAAAAAGACTTAATTGCTTGCATTGATTAAAAATATGAAAAATTACACATATGATAGCGTTACCGTGTCGAATGGAACTGAAGCGACTGTAGTGATGATGAAATTAATTAAGGATGGATGGAAAAATCTTCAATATGTTGCTCATTCAAGTTGGGGAGATTGTTCTTGTCCTGAAATAACTGGCACTCGTCCTATGACAAAAGATGAGTTAAAAGAAAAAGATGATATGCTAAAGAAAGAATATCGGCAAGACTTAAAAGAATTAAAATTGCTTTCTAAAAAGCTAGGATATGATTTAATTAAGAAAGATTAATGGGAAAGTAAAATTATGAATATAGTTAATGTATTTGCGGCGTATGGGGATTTCGGGAACTTTGGTGATGGAACACTTATCGGAGTTTTTGATGACATAAATCAAGCGGAAAAAGCTGCAAAAGGAAGAGGTTCATTGGATTGTGGAGGAGATGGGCATATAAAAGAAAGAAAGGCGATTCAAGACGGTAAGGATTTTTATTTGCTCGAATTGAATTTTGCAATTTCTATCAATAAGGAATTAAGTCCTAATCCTAGAGATAGAGATGAATCGTATTCAGTAGTGGTTACTAGAGTAAATAATTCGCTTGAATTTATGAAAATACTTCGCAGAAGGACTGGAATGAGCCTTCGTGAAACAAAAGAATTTATGGATAATTTTTATGCTTATGGGAAAGCTAAGATTCAGCCATGTACATCTTATTTTGACGGAACATTTTCTAAGGATGAAGCAATATCTTGGAAGCAAGAAGTAGAATTAAATGATGTTGCTCGATTGGAGTTGGAGTAATCAATTGCATAATTCTAAAGAAGACAAGAAATATTTTGTTTATATGGTTCGGTGCAAGAATAATTCTCTTTATACTGGTTTTTCAACTGATGTAGAGGCGAGAGTAAAAACGCATAATTCTAGGAAAGGGGCAAGAGCGGTAAAAATGATGGGATTGCCTGTTGAATTAGTTTATAAAGAGGAGTGTAATAATTTGAGTTCGGCATTGATTAGAGAAAACGAAATAAAGAAAATGACGAAAAAGAAGAAAGAACAATTAATAAATGGAAGCTCAAACGCCACAACAGATGCTAGATGATAGAAAAGAGAATCAGGTATGCCATATAACATCATTGTTGGGTATGCGGATTTTATCAAAAGAAATTCTTAAAAGAGAGTTGAATGTAATTTCTATTCGAGAGCCAAAGAAACAAAGAAATGCAGATATTCAATCTCAATGCGACAAGATTGACTTATTGCATGGCGAAAGGTGTTTTTCTGTTGATTTTCAAGATATTGATTTCATTTCCAAATCGTCAAAGATGGTCAATCCAAATAAAAAACAGATTGCATCAATATTGGATTGGGCTAAAAATAAATATCAAGAAAACGGAAAGTTATTCGTTGTTCATTGTTTCGCAGGAATAAGTCGTTCTTCTGCGGTTGCCATGTTGATTAATTATATGATTAATGGAGATTTATTTGCTCCTTATGACGTTAAATATCATAGTCCTAACAAATTGATTTTAGAATTTGGTGCTGAGATATTAGGGTTTGATTCTATTTCTGTTATAAATAAGATAAAGGCTATTTCAGATGAATATTTTGCAGGAGATTGGAAATATGAAATCTTTTAAAAGTAAAATAGTTTGTTTGATTTTATTGTTATTTACAACCACGAATGTATTGTCTAGTATACGTCCATGGTTTGCGGTATCTACTCTTTGGGGGCAAGGTTCGGCAGGATTATCTTATTATGATGACCCAATTATTTATTCTTTGAAATATGATTTTGTATATGGGCGTGATGGTTTTACATATCATGAACTTGTGCCTAATGTAGTTGTTGATAAATATACATTCGGGATAAAATATAGATGGCAATTAGATCAACATGAGTACGCTCCATATATAGGGTATTTTTTGCAATTTAAAGACCTAACCGTTCCAATTTCGTTGTATAATGAGTTGGAATATCGTATTAATTCTGTTGTTAAAGATTATGATTATTACAGGTCTAGACATATCTTGACTTTTTATGCTCCGGTTGAAGAGGATGATATTTTCAGACCATATTTTGCCATTGATTCATTTATTAATTTGAGTTCTAAAGACTTTGAAAAGACTAGGTTGAATATAGGCTATTTTATTTACTTGAAAAGTTGTACGGTTAGAGTATACTTTATACCAGTTTCATATGGGAATAAGGAAGAAGAATGGGACGATAGTAATGAATTTGGGGCGTCTGTCATATATAAATGGTGAAGAAAGGTTGAAAAATGAAGATAAAAAAAGAAGCTGAAAACATTTATAGCGTAGTTTATGATACGCAATACGAGCTAACTATGTCTTTTGTTCGGTTGCAGGAGTTTTATGAGAGCCCTAAATTTAAAGGAGAGTATTTTACATTAGAAGAGTATATGGATTATTGGGCTGTAAATTTCGGGAATGGATCTTTTGATTATCCTGTTAGATGGAGCGGGTTCAATATTCCAGGTGCAGTTTTATCTAATTGGATTGAGATTTTTGAAGAGAGTGTATTAAGGGAGAAAGAAATCGTCTTAATTAATAGATTGAGAAAGGTTTTCAAAAGAGACAAAAAATCATTTTCTAATGAAGTTTATATTATTGGGGCGCATAAAGGTAAAGATTGTAGATCTGTTATAAATCACGAAATGGCGCATGCTTTCTATAATTTGAATCCTAAATATAGACGCGACATGAATAAATTGATTGAAGGTTATTTTAGCAATGATATTATTAATGCAAAAGAGAGATTGATTCAGATGGGTTATTGTGATGATGTGATTCTAGATGAGATTCAAGCGTATTGGTCAACGGGGGGCATAGGGAATATTTATCATCCGCTTGATCAAAGATTTGAATTTAGAGATTGTTACCGAAAATATGTCTATGGAATGTGATATGCAAGAAAAAATAAATAAAGTGATAGATTTGTGTTTTGAGGAAATGTTCTCTAGGGTTGGGGAGAAATATCCTAACAAAGAGTTGACTGACAAACCTAATTGGTACACTCTTCGTTCTTGGACGGATGAGCAACAGAATGATTTCAAGAAATGGATGGTGTCCTTCTTGATCAAGGAAATGAGATGGATTAAGAAAACGGCGGAAAAGGAAGTTGGCTTTTTTATATTAAATTATGGATGGTCAACTAAGTTATTTTGAAAGGAAAATTATGAAGATATTGGTTTTGGAAGACGATCAAGAAAGAATTAAGATTTTTCGTAGGAATTTAGAGATAGGATGCGAAACGTTTTTAGTTGCAATTACTGCCGAAGCATGTATCCAAGCGTTAGAAAATATGAAATTTCAGTGGATTTTTCTCGACCACGATTTGGGGGGTAAAGTTTTTGTTAAGTCGGATGGAGAAGAAAAGACTGGCTGGCATGTTGCAAAATGGTTAAGCGAGCATGAAGATAGAAAGCCAGAGAATATAATTATCCATTCTTTAAATGAGGCAGGAAGAAAGCGGATGATGTCACTTTTGCCTGAAGCTAAAGAAGTTCCTTTTGCATGGAATTTGGTTAAGATTGAAAATAAATCATGAAAATAGAAAAAACAGTTAAGAAATTACTTGAAACGCCATATTGGTTAGAAACTCTTAATCCAGATTTTGCATACAGGAGAGAGCATGATGACCACGATGGAGAACCAAAAGGTGGACTTATGGTTATGTTTGATGAGTGGGGAGATGGGTATGTCGCAACGGATCAACATCCATGGCTTAGATTCAGAACGTATGGCGGAGGAGGGAAAAGCCTTAGAACTAGGAATGCTTTAATGATTTTAGCAGAAGCGATAAGACTTGATAACGAAGAAGGTAAACGTGTATGACGCAATTAAACAAAGATTCTTATGCGCAATTGATAAAAGAAGATATACATTGGTTATTGGAGAAAACGGAAGATTGTTTGGAGCGCCAGCATATAGAATCTATTTTAATGAATTCAATTGATCTGATATATAATAAAAACGAAAGGAAAATTGAAAATGAGAGTAATTAAGCAAATCACAAACAATAAGTTTCTTAATATTAAAGAGGTAAGCGATCCTAATATGGGTTGCAAAGGATATCAATTTGCAGAGAGAAGAGGAGTTGATTCTATCGCATTTATTTGTTATGATAAATCCACGAATAAATTTCTATTGAACAATGAAGCAACGCCACCACTAGGGCTATTTTTGATTAGAGCATTCGGTGGTTCGCTTGACAAAGATGTTGTTCATGAAGAAATCGTAAAGGGGGAAGTTGAAGAAGAAGCTGGATATGAAGTCGAACTTAAGCAGATAAAAAGTTTAGGAAAGTGTTTCGTGTCCACTCAAATGAATCAATATTGCTATTTATATCTTGTTTTAGTATCTGACAAAAACAAAACTGAAAGAAAGCCAGAAAATGCATGTGAGGCTTTGGCGGAGACAGTGTGGTTATCTGAAGAGGATATCGTTGATGGAGATGATTGGAAGGCAATTGCGATTTTGAACAAAGCGAAGAAACAATTAATAATTCAATAAGGAGAGAAATCATGTTTGGTAAAAAGACGAGAGTTAAAGACGTTATTAATGCGTGGGATAAATTTATTTTAATCTATAGGAAATTTCGAGATTCGAGCGGGATGAGTGCTCCTGATTATTCTGCATTTGAAATTTGTACATCTTTGTCAGATAAGCATGGCAGGATATGTCGTCAGATTAAACATGCTGAAAGGAATGACGCTAAATCTGATTGGCCACAAGGAATGACCGAAGCGATGGCGGGATATATCGTTTATTTGGAAATGTTGTTGGATAAATATAAAATAAGTGCTTCTGATGGATGGAGAAATGAATTGGAATCTGCTTTACGCCAATATCGGGTCAAAACAGACATTGATTGTGGAGGAGTGGACGAATTTGAATGCGAAGTTGTTGTGGATGGAAAATAATTATTGAAAAACAAAAAAAGGATTTTGGTATAATAGATTTGAATTTATAATTATGAACACAAAACAGAACATATTTAGCTTTTTTAGCTTTAGACACCCTTCATGGACTTTGAAGGTTGGTTATGTTATGTTTTAATATAATTAAAGCCAATTTAAAAAGAGCCCATGAATTAAGTTTCGTGGGCTTTTTTTGTTTTATTGGAGGTTGCGTAGGTATGGTTATTACGTCGAACTGAAAATTCGAAGAATCCGGTCCGATTCCGGAAGCCTCCACCAATTTTGAAAAAGGGATAATAGTTCTCATGATAGAAATAAGTATTATGAGAATTTTCCGTCAAGCAATAACTAAACAAATTAAAGAACAGGTTTCAACTAGAGAAGAATTACCGTTCAATAATATTTTTGATGATGATAACCTGAGAATTGTCATTCCTATTCAAAGTGAAAAAATTCAATATATACTGAATTCTCTTAAGCATGGACAAACAAAAACAGGGACGAAATACCAAATTGATTTAGATAATAAAATTGCCTATCGTTTAATCAAAAATGAGAGTGGAGACTTTGTTTTAGACCCAAGACCTATGCGATTAGGCAAGGTGATTCATAAAGAACTTGGCGACAAATGGGCAGACGCATGGAGTATTGAAATTGCTAGTAAAGACAGTGAGGGTAAATCCATCATTTTGTCAAGATCTCCAGTCGATGTTGTCAGAATGAGTGATCATACTTGGGAGTCTTGTCATAGCCCTGGTGAAAATTATTTTGACAGTGCAATACAGGAGGCTATAGGCGGTGGAGCGGTAGCTTATGTTGTAAATAATCAAGATATTGATGATTTTATAAAACGAAATGGCAACGACGAAATGGCGCTTCAATCAGAAGAAATTTTCAGAGACGACGATAGGGGCATTGAAGGCATTGTCCCATTGTCAAGAATAAGAGTAAACAGATACGTGAGTGATGATGGAGATGAACTAGCCTTGCCGGTTACGAGGACTTATGGCGAAAAATCTTCTGGATTTCTTGATACTGTAACTGATTGGCTTAAGGAAAAACAGTCCAAAACGATTGATTATGATAGATTGAATATGAAACAATATGAGAGAACTGGAGGAATGTACGCAGATGATCCAGATCGTAAGATAATGACTAATTTCTTTGGTAATGCTAAAGGTGTTACAAATGATTTACCTCACAAAGGAGGAGAATCGAGACTTCAAATATGGGATACCGAATTATATCAGATGAAAGAAGTTATAAATGAACAGTTAAAGCATTCTAGTGTTACTTATTTTATCGATGAGGTAGATAACCATGTTTTTATTTCCGGTGAAGGATATATTGATTTTGCATTTCGTGGATATGTCGATGAAACTCAAGATGGTTTAGAGGATTTATTTAATAATTTTAAAAGCACGTTACAAGTTAATTATTGTGGCTATGTTGATGAAATTGGCATTACAAATGAAAATGGAATAGCTAGGTTATCTTTGAGAATTACAATGGATCAAAACGATTCTATTAATGATCCTGATGATTGGCAAAGTAGAGCGGAAAGATTTGTATATTATGAAGAAACATTTTATCATCAAGATATTGAACATTTAAAAAACATTTTAATTGAAAAGTCGATATTGGAAAGCGTTGATGAGGTAGAAGATAAAGAAGAGTATTTGGCGAATCATATAAATGATGGCAATGGTATTCATAGCGGCGGGAATGATATTGATTTGTTTTTCAATACCGGAATTAAACTTCCAAAAATGACGGCAGGGGTAAATCAACCTTTAAAGGATCTTGTAAGCAATGTGTTTCTTGAATCGTTGCAAAGGAATGTAAATGCCAAATATTCAAATGTAAGTGGACAAATGAATTTTGATTTTTACGCCAATCAAGAGCTACAGTATAAAGACCCAAAATTTCATATGGATATGTCAATCGTAAAGCCGAATTATTACATTTCTTTTGCGAATTATGATTATCTTGCCAATTTTCGCATACAAATTCCATATTCTGAAATTTATCGTTTAGGTAAGACATATTTTGATTTATTGTTGAAATCTTATGATGCTATATATAATGATATATATCGTGCGACTAAACAGTATATGGATAATTATAATTTGACTGTGAACAAGGGAACAACAGCGGGGAAACTGAATTGGTATGATTTATGTAAATTGTCCCATTCAATTAACAAAAGGGAGATGGAATGATAAAGAGCTATGTTTTGGATACGAATGTGTTATTGTCAGACCCAGAAGCGATGTTTAATTTTGAAGATAACAATGTAATAATACCAATCGGAGTTATTGAAGAATTAGATCGGTTTAAAAAAGACCAAAGCGAGTTGGGTAAAAATGCTCGTCAAATATCTAGATTATTGGATGATTTAAGGCTTAAAGGTGATTTGAGAGAAGGTGTTAAGGTCGGTGACGGTAAGGTAATGGTACGCTATAATGGCAATTTAGAGTCTTACCTTAAAGAGAATAATGTTGATTTACATGTAATTCATATTGCTCAAAAGACGATGGACAGTGACCCTGAAACGCCTTGCATTGTTGTTTCGAGAGATGTAAACGTAAGAATAAGAGCAAATGCGTTGGGGATAAAAGCGGAAAATTATGAAAGCGACCAAATCCCTCACGAAGAGATAGATAAAGGGTATAGTGAAATATTATTCGATGATAAATCGTTTGATGAGTTTGCGCAAGAGGGTAAAGTTAGAATAAACGATGTAATGGATGAAGAAACCAAGAGACAAATCTTCCCTAATGAATATTTTATGATTTACAATAATAGTGGGTCTACATTGTTGGGTAGAGTCGATCCATATGTAACTGTTTTAAGGAAGTTAATATCTTGTCCTAACGGGATTGGTGTTATGCCAAAGAATAAAGAACAGTCATTTTTAATTGATGCGCTTTTAGATAATGATATAAAATTGGTATCCATTGTTGGAATTGCAGGCTCTGGGAAAACTATATTAAGTTCGGCAATTGGCTATTATTTGGTAGTTAATAAAAAAGATTACAAGCGATTATTGATAAGTCGTCCTGTTTTTCCAATGGGTAAAGACTTAGGTTATTTACCAGGATCGGTCGATGAAAAGCTTGCGCCATGGATGTGTCCGATATATGATGCGTTTGATGTAATTAAAGAACACGCTAATTCTAATGTCAAATCGGGCGTTACTGGGAAAAGCATTGTTGATGGGAATAGCGTAGTGGTGGAGCCATTGACATACATTAGAGGAAGAAGCATTCGTGACCAGTTTCTTATTGTCGATGAATCTCAAAACTTAAATGTCCATGAGATTAAAACAATTATAACTAGAGCCGGAGATAACACGAAAGTTGTATTGACTGGCGATATATATCAAATAGACAATCCCTATATTGATAGTTTGTCGAATGGTTTATCTAGTGTTGTAAAGAATATGAGAGATTCAAAATTATCCGCTCATATAGTATTATCAAAGGGCGTTCGGTCTGAATTGGCGGAAGAAGCATCTCGTAAACTATAAAAATAGAAAAAGGAGTTTCACTGTATAATAAAGAAACAGTTAAGTAGTTCAGAAAGAATATCAATGCTCAAAGATAGAAAAAATGTTAAATTAACAAAAGTTATAAAAAAGAAAAGGAGAACAAAAAATGGCTAAAGTTGTATTGTTTAAGTTGGGAGAGCAGGTCGTTAATGCTGCGGCTGCGGTTAATGTTACGGAAGCTAGACTTTCCAGTAAAGCTATAGTTTCTAGTCTTGCTATTGCCGCTAAAAGTGTTGAAAGCGTAGGCGGAATGTGCGTAGATAACTCTGGTAATATTTATGTTTCAGATGATCAACAGCATGTAATTGTAAAAGTTACAGAAAGCGGACAGATTAATGTTTTAGCTGGTTTAGCTGGAACTTCTGGTAATAACTCTGCATTACAGAATGTTACTGCCGCTAATGCTCGTTTTAATCAGCCTAAGGGTTTGGCTTGCGATAATAGTGGCAATATTTATGTTGCAGATTATGGCAATAACCAGATTCGTATTATCAAAAATGGCAAGGTTAGCGTATATGCTGGTAATGGCGCTACTCTTTCTGGATTGGTAGATGCAGCGGCGAATCCATTGCAAGCAAGATTTAGTCATCCTTCTGATGTTGCTGTTGACGCGAGTGGAGTTGTTTATGTAGCTGACACGGACAATCATGCTATTCGTAAAATATGGGGCGCTACAGTATTGACTATTGCTGGCGACGGCTCTTCTGCTGATAATGAAAACGTAAGAGCAAGCCAATACATTCCTTTCTGCGATTCACCTACTGGCATTGCGGTTGATAGGAAGGGAACGGTATTTGTATGCGATACTGGAAATAATAAGATTAAGAAGATTACTCCTAACGGACGAATTTATTTGCATTCAGGAAGTGGGTCTGCTGGTAATTCTCTTGGGACTGGTGCTACAAGGGCTTATACTTGTGAATATCAAGGTCTTAAATACATCGCTGTTGACAGTTATGGCTATCAATATGTAACGGATGTTGCTGCTACTGGTTCAAGATTGGTGAAGATCAATCCTAATGGTATTCCTTCGAATATCGTTGATTTTTCTGCTGCTACTACAAGCGATCCAGGTGTTATTGGTGTTGCGGTAAGTCCTGCTGGTAAAGTATTTGTTTCAATTACTACAGCGGCAGACATGAACAGTTCAAGCTCAAGCGAATCTAGTGAATCCGAAGGAAACGTTTCAAGTAGCTCTAGCTCAAGTGATTCTAGCTCAAGCGACTCAAGTGATTCTAGCTCAAGTAGTTCAGAAGGATTTAGTACTTCTAGCTCAAGCACAGATGTAAGCTAATAATATAAAATAGTTAACTAAAAAGGAGCCATATTGTTCATATGGCTCCTTTTTTTTGTATAATATCTCTATGGAAATAATACATAGAGAGTTTTTGCCTTCTGATACAAGGTCTGTGCATGCCTCAACTATTGAAATATGGAATGGGCATCCTGTTTTAGCATGGTTCGGAGGTTCTCGCGAAGGTGAAGGCGACGTTTCTATTTATATTTATAACTTAAATAATAAGAAAGATATCATTAAGTTGGGTGATACGGATGTAGTTCCTAGATGGAATCCGATATTGGTTAATTTGGGTGAGAAAATCATATTGTTTGAAAAAGTTGGGGTGTTTTGTGATAGATGGGCTACATTCATCCATGATATAACTAATTGGGATAGTAATACAACTCAAAAAGAAATTAGACACAATCAAATAGTTCTTCCTGCTGGTTTGAATGGTCCCGTTAAGAGTAGACCTTTAATTAAAGATGGAATAATGTATTGTGGAAGTTCGTTTGAAACCATATACGATTGGACATCATACATCGAAGAGTATGAAATTGACAACGGACAATTAATCTTCAAAAATCGTTCTAAGCCTTTGATAGAAAAAGAAAAAATCATTTATAGTAATCATCGTAGCGGAAAAACGGAGCGGAGTTTGGGGATTATACAGCCAACGTTGTGGAGTCAGGACGATAAACTTTATGCTTTTTTCAGGTCTTCTAATGGTTTAAATACAATATATTTTTCTGAATATTTAAGATCTGAATGGTCAAATCCAATTGCAACAAATTTCCCAAATCCAAATAGTGCAGTTGATGTCGCTACATGTAATGGCGATTTATATTTGGCGTGGAATCCAAATCCCCATGATAGATTTCCATTGATGGTTAGTAAAATAAGAAGGAAAGGTAAAAGTTCAGCATTTGAAGTGGAAGATGAAATTTGTATATCTAATGATTTGGATTATGATAATTTTTATAAAAAAGGTTGTAATTCGCCGGAATTGTCGTATCCTTATTTGACAGAGAACGATGGTAAGTTACATTTGACATATACGTGGGGGCGTAAGCTTATTGAGCATTGTGTAATAAAGGTTTGAAAATGTATAAAAATATTATTGTTACAACTCCAAAAAGTGAAACAGAAAATTCTAGATTGGAAGCCGAGAAATGTATTGAGAATGGCGGCGGTTATTATTTCAGGACGATAGCAAAACAGCCAAAAGATATTGAGCCATTTAAAAGTTTTATCTATTATGTTGAGGATGGATATGTTAGGGGAAGGGCGATTATAATGGGCGTTACTGGCGGAATTGAGGATTGCAGCGTAACAAATCGTGAATGGGGGGATAATAAATCAAAAAACATATGGATGCAGGCGAACACATGGGAGTGGATCAATCCTATTCCAATGAAAGGTTTTCAAGGATGGAGATATTTTGACGATAAAGATGTTAAAGTTGTTGGCGGATGGAAAGATGAAAAGCCGTTGACAAACAATTGATTTTAAATTGAAAGAAGGAATTATCATGGAATTGACGGAGAAGAAATATAAATAGAAAAGAAGGATAAAAATAGAACTTCCTAGAAATATATTGATAATGGAGGAAGTTCTATTATGATGAATGGACATGCTAAAAAAGATAATAATTATGCTTTACATTGGGCTAAAAAAATAAAATGTGTGCGACTTCTTGGAGGTCGATGTGAAAAATGTGGTGATTCCAATATTATACATTTAGAATTTCATCACGAAGACGGAAGTAAAAAAGAAGATAGCGTTAGCCGTTTGATAGACACTAAAAAATGGGATTCTGTTGAATTAGAACTAAAAAAATGTAAATTGCTATGCTCTAATTGTCATATGGATTATCATTGTGGAAGTGGTAGAAAAACAACAATTAAGACTCGTTTTCTCGATAACATCAATAAAACAAAATGTAATGTTTGTGGATATAGTAAAAATGTCGGCGTTTTATCTTTTCACCATGTTAACCCTATAGATAAGAAATATGGTATCGCAAAAATAATGGAAAGAAAAAAGAATGAAACTTCACTTAAGGAGTTGTCGGACGAAATCGATAAATGCGAACTCCTTTGTAGGAATTGCCATCGAGATAAGCATTTCGACATAAATAGATTTAAGCGTCTGGAGGCATATATATATCACAAGGTAGAAACTCATAAACAACACAAGGTTGTGGATGAAAACAAAGTAATAGAAATGGTTAGACTGGGCAAAAGACATTGCGAAATAGCAAAAGAAATTGACTGTTGCCAAACAACCGTCCGAGGCATTATTAACAGAATGAAAAGGAAACATAGATTATGAACGAAATCCCCGTTATAATAGAATCGGTTAGGATGTTTGCTAATGGATGGTCATTAATGTCTTGTAACTTGAACCCATATTCAGAGTTATATTCAGACGCATTGGAAGAAATGGTTCAGCCATATATTGACAAGAAATATCATACCTTTACAGTTACCGGCACTATACCTGAAGATATGGGCAATATGCAAGGCGGTCAATTCGTCTTTATTGGCGATTTTTGCACACATCCTAAATACGGCAATCAATTTAAAGCGGACTTTTTCTATCAAGATGTTCCAGCTACCGAAGATGGATTAATTTGTTTTCTTATGTCTTTGCCCAACATTAAGGAATCTCGTTCTAAGGCAATTGTAAGTAAATTTGGGGTTCAAGGTACATTTGACATTCTAAATAACGACATTTATAGGTTGACAGAAATAAATGGCATTACTGTGCATAGAATTCCTGCGATAGAAAAAGCATGGCAAGAGAAAAAGTGTCTTAGAGAATTATATGAGTTTTTAGTTGAACATGGCATTTCTCACAAATTTGCAGAAGCTATTTATAAGAAATGGGGTCCATTGGCGAAACAAGTAATAATCGAGAATCCTTATCGTTTCGTTGAATTGAGGGGAGTCGGGTTTGTAACGGCTGATAAATTGGCTCATCAGATAATGGATGTTGTATCTAATGAGTTTAGAACTATTGCTTGTTTAAAGTATATACTGGAAGATTTTGTAAACCAAAACAGCAATCTTTGCATTCCATATGAGCAATTAAAATCTAAGCTGAAAGAGATAATTAGTGAATGTGATATTGCATTGGGTAATCAGCCGAATAATATGTGCGTTGATTTGATTCCGCATTGTATAAAAACAAATCTTGATGTTTTCATGGCCGTTAAAGATCTTGAAACAAAAATAACTTATGTTTATCTTAAGGATATTTGGGATAAGGAAGTGTTTATTTCTAGGGAATTGTATAAAAGAAGTAAATCAGACCATAATAAGGGAGAATGTAGCGAAAATGACATAGAAAAAGCTGAAAAAGGATTGTCTCTTTTTTATGATAGAGAAATAAAATTAGACGAAACTCAAATACAAGGGATAAGGACGGCGTTTGACCATAAGGTTTCTGTTATTACAGGTGGGGGTGGAACTGGGAAAAGTACTATTTGTCGTTGTATCTTTGAATTGGCGCAAGAAAAGGAGCTGTCAATAAGAATGATGTCTCCAACTGGTAAGGCTGCACAAGTATTGGAAGCTAAGACTGGTTGTGGGGCTTCTACAATTCATCGTGGTTTAAAAATGGTTCCTGGCGAAGACCTTCCTAGAGAAGATATTGTAGAAGATATATTGTTGATTGATGAAGCCAGTATGTGTGGTGTTGATACTATGTACGCCATGCTAAAAGCAATGGAATCGAATATATGGGGAAATATTGTATTTGTTGGTGATAAAAATCAGCTTCCGTCTGTTGCTCCAGGTAACTTTTTGTCTGATATTATAGAATCAGGATGTGCTAATGTGGTTACTTTGGATAAAATTCATCGACAAAGTGAAGACAGTTATATAAGTTTATTGGCGAATGATATAGCTAAGGGGAAGGTCGTTGGAATCCCTGTTAATGCTACAGATATAAAATGGCATAATATTGATGTTGATAATTTTGACGCTGATATTTTAAGATTTGTTGATAATTATCTTAAAAAAGGTAATTCTATTGAAGATTTGCAGATAATGAGTCCGATGAAGAAAGGTTTGTGTGGAGTTTACAAGATTAACGAGATAGTTCAGAAAAGAATGGCTATTGTAAATGGAACAAATGACCATGGAATGAAATATAAATTTACTGAATTTTTTGTTGGTGACAGGGTTATACAGGTTGAAAATGATTATGATAAGATGGTTTTCAATGGCGATATGGGAGTAATTACGGATTTGGGCGAAAAGGTGGTTGATTCGAAGAAAAGTGACAAAAAGGAGAAGTTCATAACGGTTTCTTTTTATGGCGACGAGATTTCTTTCTATGGAGATGAGATTGAACAAATTCATTTAGCTTGGGCGATAACCGTACATAAGTTCCAAGGCTCACAATGCCCTAATATATTGTTGGTTTTAGCGAGTGAGGCTAGTATGATGATGTCTAAAGAATTAGTTTATACGGCGTTCACAAGGGCTGAGAAGCAATTGGACATTTTTGGTAATAATTCTGTATTTAGAAATGCTCCGACTAAGAGCGCGATTAGAAAGCGATATACCAATTTTACTAGGATTGTTGACAGTTTTAAGCAGAATAAGAAAATTTTGTCATTGTTGGGTCAAAAATGATATCTTGGAAAGAATTGGCAATAGAATACAGGAAGGAAATTGAATCATTATTGGATTATATTGAGGATGCTTGTATTGAATTTGAAAAGAAAGTTCCCAATTCTTATGCTCAAGGCTTGAAAATATTAGAAGAATGTCTTGATTTATCGACAGAAAACGTTAGAATATTGTCATGTTCGGAACCGATGGATTTATTTGAGGAAAAGATAGATATTCAAAAGTTTAAAATAGAGAGTAAAATAGAAGATGATGATTGGTTGTTTAATTAGGGGAAATGATTAAAAGAAAGTGAGGTTGTTATCAAATACTGTTCAATTGATTTGGAGACATGTGGACTTGACCCTGAAACTTGTGATATTTTGGAATTTGGAGCAGTTTTAGATGATTTAAAGAACCAAAGACCGATAAAGATGCTTCCAACATTTCATTGTTATTTTTCTCAGCCAACATATAAGGGCGAACCATATGCGTTGTCTATGCATGGTAAGATATTTGAGAGGATAGCAAATAAAGAGAAAGGTTATGATTATTATGCCCCTACTAAATTCGGTATGGCGTTCAAACGGTTTCTTATGCAGAACGGATATGAGTGTGAGCGTGATTTAATAACGATAAATGTTGCAGGTAAGAATTTTGGAGCTTTTGATTTGCAATTTCTCAATCAGCAAACAGATTTGAAAAAGCACGTAAAAATCAGTCATAAATTTTTAGATCCTGCTATTCTTTTTGTTGATAGAGATGACAATCGTTTGCCGGGTTTGTCTGATTGCAAAAAAAGAGCAGGAATGTCAGAACATGTAGCTCATACTGCTGTTGCTGATGCGATGGATGTTGTTCAATTGATACGTGAGGGATTGGTTGGTAAGTTTCCGTCTTAGGAGATGTTATGATGGTATTTGCAATTTTATATTTTTTAACTTGTTTGTTTTGGATGCTTTATACCTTGAGATGGCAATTGGAAATATATCCGCATTCTAGTTTAGCCAGATTAATCATTTGTGGGATTCTTAATTTTCTGTTTTGTCCTATGGCGATTGTAATGGCTCATTGCAATTTTGATCGAATCTAATACTTTATGGCATTCTGCAAAGGATTAATCTATTTAAATTGGCAAATATATAGATTATGCCATTATATAATTCATCAGATTCATTTACCAAACAGTCTCCACCTCCTGTAGATACTAGAGATGAGATTCCAAAAGAATTAAATATCTTTTATCGGAATGAAACTGCATTTTTGCCAGAAGGGAAGAAGGTTGAAGATTTGACACCTGAAGAATTGCAAAAGGTGAAATCTCAATATCGATTTGATTATTTCGTTCCGGGGCTTTATCAAACGCTAACTGGAATAGGCAAAATGATTTGAAAAACTTTTGTATAATAATCACATGATTTTTGATGACTGAAAAAACCTAATAACTCGAAAAATGTAGTTTTAGGAAAAAGGAGAATGATATGGACGAAACTAGAGGCGTAATATTGTTTAATAGAGGCGATAAGATGATTGTACGCGCTATTGTCACTCTTTATACTCTCAGGCAATATTGGGATGGTCCAGTGACGATGTATTTGGAAGATCCTTATCCGCATGAATTTGACGAAGTATGCAAACATTTTAATGTAGATATTGTTTATAACGTTGAGAAGCATGAAATAAAAACATTGGCTCGAAAAACCGAAATGTTTTCAAATCCGCCTTATGATAGGACTTTATGGTTAGATATAGATACTGTTATCGTTGGTAAAATAGATGAAATGTTTGACTATTTAGATGAAAGCGATGTATCTATCCCTCATTTTTGTGGATGGGTTTCTAATGGTGGAACTATCTCAAAACGGATTAAAAGGTTCCATGGTATTGCAGATGATAAGTATATGTCAAAAGCGTTAGAATGTCATCCTGCAATAAATACTGGTGTTTTATCTTTTAAAAAATCTGAAGCGTGGACGAAGTTTGTTGAATATTGGGTTGATTTGACGAATGAAGGCTTCAAAAATGGTGTTTTCATAAGTGATGAAGTGGCTTTTCAAATACTTTATCCGTCTATTTCAGATTGGGGGTTGAAATGTCATATATCTCCGTCAAAATTCAACATTAGTGTAAAACATGACAATCATACAGAAGATAAAAGGTGCGTACATTTTCACGGCCAAAAACATTGTATGGATTTTGGTCTTTGCTATATGTGGAAAGAAGTTTTTGAACATATGCGTAAAGAGAATATCGCTAACATAAATGCATTTTTAAAGTATGCTGATAAAAGATTGGTTTCTTATTTGCAAGGCGGTCAAGATGTAACTATTGTGACGGCTTGTGATGAAAAATATGTAGAAATATTAAGAGAGACATTCCCTAATTGGCGTAAATATAAGAATATTGATGATTATCCAGTGATTGTATTTGTACACGGAATAGAATTATTGGATTCAAGACTTGATTTTCTTCGTTTAAAAAATGTAAAGATTGTGCCATGGAAAATGGAAAATGCTGAAAGTCATAGGGCGGAGATGCTTAGTGCGTTTGTATTTGGGGCGGCAGAGCATGTTAAAACAGATTATTGGTTGAAATTAGATGCAGATAGCTATGCAACTGATTCAAGACCATTTATAGATAACGAGATGAAGCAATATGCATTTTGTGGTCATAAATGGAGTTATAGCCGTCCTGAGCATATAAATAAGTTAGATGAATGGGCTAAAGGTCATTGGAAGAGGAAGCTTAGGAATGCTGAGCCTATGATAAAAGAGGGAAAAATTGAAGGGAATCGATTTTATCATAATACAAGAAGGACGATTTCTTTTATCCAGTTGCACAAGACAAGATTTACTCAGTTTTGTATTAAATTATTGCGAGAGAGAAAATTACCTGCGCCTACCCAAGATACTTTTATGTTTTATGTTGCTAATAGATTTGATCCTCAAACTGTTGGAACTAGGAACTTCAAGAGAGATTATGGATTTACACAAGGGAATGGAAGAAGAGGATTTGAATCAATTAAAGAGGCGATTAAGTTAATAAACGAGACGAATGTTAATTAGTCTATAAGTGGGAATTTTAAATATGGGAATTTTAAATAGTTTGGGATTGAAGTACGGTACGGATAAATCCAGTTCTCGTCATGGTTATCTAGATATATATGAAAAGCATTTTTGTGAAATTAAAGATAGACCGATTAAAATGTTGGAAATTGGAATATTCAATGGGGCTTCTTTAAAAATGTGGGAAGAGTATTTTTCTAACGCTCAAATATATGCCATTGATATAGATCCGAAAAGAATGCAAAATTATGGCAGGGTAAGTTCTTTTATAGCGAATCAAGAGGACAGGCAAAGTTTATTGAATGTTATAAACAAAATTGGCGATTGTGATATAATTATAGATGATGGTGGGCACACAATGCTTCAGCAGCAACTTACGTTAGGGTGTTTATTTCCATTTGTTAAAAGTGGAGGGATTTATTGCATAGAAGATTTGCATACTTCGTATTGGAAAAAGCGTCATGGTAACTTTAATCAAACTCAAACAAAAAATACGACATTAACAATAATAGAAAGTATTTCTAAAAAAGAAGATTTTGTTAGTGATTTTATGTCGGATGATGAAATTCAATATGTAAAAAACAATTGTGAATATTGTGTTGTTGGAAAAGGATTTAAATCAGAAATTGCTTTTATAAAAAAGAAATAAATTGAATTATTGTTTCATACAGGGGCGTTAAAATGCAGATTGGAACACGTAATGATTTTGGAGAATTGTTAAAAATAAAACAATTAAATGGATTTGGGGCTGAGATAGGAGTCGCGAATGGTTCGTATTCAGAGTTATTAATTAACAATACTCCAATTGGTAAGTTGTATTTGATTGATCCTTGGAAAGACTACCAAGACCCTACCGCAGATCGTGGCGATTGTTACGGTACACAATTGGAACAGGATAGGCGTTATGAATTTGTAGTTAATAAATTCAAGGTTTATGGCAATAGAGTTTCCGTTTTGAGAAAAGAGTCGTTAGAAGCCGCAAACGATTTTGAAGATGGACATTTTGATTTTATATATATTGATGCCAACCACTCTTATGATTTTGTTAAAGCAGATATAAACGCTTGGTATTCTAAGTTAAATGTTAATGGGATTTTAGCTGGGCATGATTATTTGGTCGGAATACATGGAAGAGATGGCGTTAAAAAAGCAGTAGATGAATTTTGCTTTAAAAATAAACATAAGTTATACATAACTGGGGGGACTAAGAGATGTCCTCCGTCTTGGTATTTTATAAAGGAGAGTTAATGAAAAGAGGGTTTGTAAGAGGGTTGTGGGGGTCTTTTGATGTAACTAATCGTTTGACGGCAAGGAGATTTAATGTTGCAAATGATATTTTAAATATAAAGAACAATAAATTTAATGAAAGGTTTGTAACTTATGTTATGGGGGTTGATAATTTTAAGATATTGAATGATCTTGGCATTGAAGATGTAGTTCTGATTGACAAAGAACCATTTAGATTTGATTTGACGGCTCATCAATATAGAAATAAGATAGAAGTTATTGCTCACGCTTTTTTAAATGATGGATATGATGAATTGGTATATCTTGATTGGGATTGTGTTCCTCAAAAAAAACTACCCAATGATTTTTGGACAGAACTTGGCAAACGAGAGATGTTTCAGGCAAATTTACAAGCTTATAAGAAGAACAAGATAACATGGCGACAAACTGACAATCAAATAATCCCGAATGGCGGGTTCCTTTATCTACGCAATAAATCGATATGCGAATTGGCAATTGAAAAGTGGGAACCTATTGGGAAACCGGTGAATGATGAAGTTGTATGGGCGTCTATTACAGACGATATGGTTGGCGGATGGAAGGGCAGAGAAACATATAAGAATATTTTTGAATCTATGTACTCTAACTTGCATAAAAGTTCGCCTTTCCAAAAAGACTGGTTAAATTCAAAAGATGTTTGTTTTGTCCATTATCAAGGTGGTGGAACTAAAATCCCTGCTGATTTTGTAAATGCTAAAAATAACGGTTAATGGAGTTGAAATGATAAATAATAGAAATGAGTTTGGTATCTTTGTTAAAGATAATTTATTAAATAATAACATTGTTGAGGTGGGCGTTAATAATGGGAATTTTTCTAAAGTTTTGATTGATAGTTCAAATGCACAAAATATTTATCTTGTTGATCCATGGAAAGAGGATTCCCCTGATTCAATTGATATCGATAAATATGGAACCAAAGATGATCAGGACGGGAGATATAATATGGTTTTAGAACGGTTTAAAAACAATTTAAATGTGAAATTGGTAAGAAAGGAATCCTTAGAAGCTGCCAAGGCGTTTGAAGACGGATATTTTGCCTTCATATATATTGATGCATTACACGAATATAAACATGTTAAAGATGATTTAAATGCATGGTATCCTAAATTAAAGGAAGGTGGTTTATTTGCCGGTCACGACTATAAAAGGTCAAGATCAAAACGAGGACTATGTGTTGCAGTTGATGAATTTGCTGAATTAAACAATAAGATTATTATGACTACATGCGAAAGATGTCCGTCATGGTATTTTTTTAAATAGACTATCGTTCATTTGTATTGTTATGATTAAGATAAAATATCACGGAAGATTAGGAAACCATTTGTTGCAATTCTGTTTTGCAAAAATATTGAGTTTGGAATTAAATCAATATCTTCCTTCTTATAAGATTGATTTCTTCCCATATACTGATAATGAATTCAATCTAGAATATAAACGACAATGGGAGACGCCGTATCTGATTTTGAGAGGGCGAAACCTTTTTTCGATAGATAAAATAAAAAAACAAATGGAATCTATAGGGGCTGACAGTATATTATTGAGGGACTCTTGTGCTAATTATGGAAATTTTGTCAATTATAAAGACCAAATAAAAAACAGTTGGCTTAATATTAATCAGCCATATGATAAAAATAACCTCAGCAATAAACCGAAATTATTTATTAAAAAAAATGGCGTTATGGAGCCATGTGCGGTTAATGAAATTTGTGATGAAGATATAATAGTTAACGTTCGGCTTGGAGACATTGAAAGTAAATATACAGACCGATTGCTTACTATAGATTATTTTAAAATTATTTTGGACAATATTAGGTATAATAAATTGTTCATTGCAGCGGAAGATATGAATAGTAAATTGCTGTTGCCTTTTGAAAAATATAATCCGATTTATTTTATTCAAGACCATTATATGGATACTTTTAATTTTGCTCGTTTGTTTAATCGTATTATCATTTCTCAAAGTAGTTATTGCTGGTGGATTGCATATTTATCTGATGCAAAAGAAATATATTATCCCGTTGTTCAAAATGGACCTTGGGTTGTTCCTTCTGTTGTCAATGAGGATTTAAGGGTTGATGAGGATAGATACATATATGTTAGTCAAAAAAACGAAAAAATATTAGGGCGATATTGTGAAATAAAAAAATGGGAATAAATTTTGTATTGTAAAATTGAAGGAGTTTTAACATGGGCAATTTAAGAACTGTAGAAAAAAAAGATTCTAATTTTCGTAGAGTCAGACGTTGTAAAGAAGGAAAGACTCCGAAACAAAATATATACGAGGCTATGGCGTTGCATTCAAAGAGTCGTTATCTTTTTGGATATCGTATAGAGCAAAATATGCCTTCTATATGGGTTCTAGATCATTTGCTATCCTCTTATCGCCCAACTCTAATCGTAGAATTAGGAACTGGTATGGGAACATTATGTACTTATTTTTCTGTTTATGGAATGTTTTCTGATTTTAACGTTGAAGTCATATCTTTAGACTTAATTAAACCAGTCCTGCATGAAAAAATATGCGATATAAATAACAATAGGACTTCTATATTAGATTGGGATATTTATGAGAAGGATACGATTGATTATCTTACTAAAAAAATAAATGAAGCAGAAAGACCATTTCTGCTTTCTGACGGTAAAGACCCAAAGAGTGATGAAGTTAATGTTTATTCTAAGAATTTAAGATCTGGCGTTCCGATTTTTGCCCATGATGCTATTTTAGATGGGAAACCAAAATTCAGGTGGGGATATACTGAAGATAAAATCGATTGGAATTACGTAAAGAGATACGAACCTTATTATTCTTGGTCTAAAGAAGGCGATACAAGAATGATGTGCATGATGACGGTGTAATATGGAATTAGAAATTTGTATACATTGTGTCGCTTACCAAAGACGGTTATGTTGGATGTTGAGTTCTATACTCCAACAAAAAGGAGATTTGCCCAATATAGTTATCAATTTATCATACGCGAAAGACGAAGGTAATCCGAAAACCATAGATGTAATTGATTATTTCACTAATAAAGGATTGAATATAATTCCTCTGGAGATGGAAGAAGAACCGGCGAAAAATAGAGCTATTGCGAGAAACATACAAACCAAAAACGCACACGCCGATTGGATTCTATTTGCCGATTGCGATCATGTTTATGACCCGTATTTTTTCGAAGATATATATAGACAACTTTTAACCGACAAATTCAAGAACGAAACAAAAGTTATTGGAGCGGATAGACACTCTTTGGATATACCTTTTTGCGTTGATTATTTTGACAATGATACAAGAGTTTATCCATGTGAAATACCAGATGTTGCTAATTTAGTGTCTACTTGGCCGGTTATGTATGTCAATGGAAAGAAGATTGCTGCTGGTAATTTCCAATTGGCGAATGTAAAATCTATAAAAGAAAAAGGTGGCATTTATTCTGGGAGGCAAAGAGATGGCGGACGAAGATTTAAATCAGATAGACAATTTAGAAATCATATGGGCGGGAAAGTTCCAATGGATGTTAGACCGCAGTACCATTTAAACCACAATAGAGACCTTATAGATATAAAACGATGATTTTTTATTGTATAATATTCCTGTGATTAATCATATCGTTTGATTATATTTGAAAACAGGAGAAAAAAGTGAGAAGAAGAAGTTTGAATAAAGACGTAAATGATATAAAGAGATTTGATTCGGCAAGGGACAAGAATATGGGGATTTCAATATCTAATGAATTTTATCAACAAGTCCCGATGTTCTTTACAAGAGAAAAATCCCCACTCAATCTAGTCGGACATTATAGAGGTGGTTCTATATTTATAATCGGCAATGGTCCTAGTCTAGCCAGTGGAAAATACGATCTCTCATTGCTAAAGAGACCCGGTGTAATGACCTATGGAATGAATAATGGGGCTAAAACCATCAGACCTAATTTCTGGTCGTGTGTCGATGATCCTAAAAGGTTCCTTAAATCAATATGGACAGACCCATGCATCACTAAATTCGTGCCTCACGCTCATGCAGAAAAAAGACTGTTCGATAATGAAAAATGGCAAGATATGGACTTGGTGGTTGGACAATGCCCTAACGTTATATATTTCCACCGTAATGAAAAATTTATGGCAAACAGATTCTTATTTGAAGATACTATCAATTGGGGAAATAGCAAAGAGAATGGTGGTGGAAGATCCGTTATGCTACCTATTTTAAGAATTTGTTTTCTACTTGGATTCAGAAAAATTTATTTGCTAGGTGTTGATTTTAAGATGAGTGCCGACTATACATACCATTTTGATGAACAAAGAGCTAATGGTGCGGTTAAAGGCAATATGAATACATATGACCGTTTAAACAATGAATATCTTCCTTCTTTAAAGCCTTATCTGGAAGCCGAAGGAGTTTCTGTTTTCAATTGTAATCCGGAAAGCCAACTTGATAAGTTTGAATATGTGTCTTATGAACAAGCAATAAACGACGCTACTGCTTTATTGGGAGATGTTAAAAACGAAAGAACATGGGGATTGTATTCTAAGCCTGAAGAAAGAGTCAAGTGGAAGGACGAGCCTAGTGTTGAAGCTAAAACTCATTTGAACGCTATAAAGATAAATACGTCAGAAATTTCAACGTATGTTAATCCAGTTAGTTCTAATGAATGTTGCACCAATAACAATGCGTCCTTCAAACCAATAACTATTGAAGATGATGGAAATTAATGAAATATAAACTAAAAATAAATGGTCGTCAAATTAATAAAAACGGCGGAATATTGGGTATGAGTTATCTTTTGACTTGCTTGAATGAAAGCCCGTTGTTTGAAATTGAATATCATCGAGAGTTTATTGATTCCAACAGAGGGAATGCAGGCTCCGTAATATACTTTGAAGATAAGAAAATATATTTGGATTTATGGGAATATGCGACTCCATCTCATACCGATATAGTATATAACTCCAATTTCGATCTAATAATTAAAGCTCAACACAAAAAAATGTCACTTCAGGCGTATAGTCGATATTGTGACCGTAAAAAATTAATGTCAATAGACCCAAGTTTAAGAGGACAGTGGCTTGAAAAATTTGTTCCTTGGACTTTTTTCCCAAGCAAAATGATGGATAGACTTAATGTTGAACGAATAATGACAGAACCAAATAAATATCCTATTGAAAGAGATTGTTTTTTTTGCGGAAGGCATTGGAAAGGAAGACTTAAAATAATTGATTCGTTAAAAAAACAGGGGATAGAGTGTGAAGCAAGCGATCAATCAGGGGAGGTAGGCTTTAAAATTAGCGATGAGGAATTTCTCCATAAAATGCAAACAAGTCGATATGGACTCGTATTGGCAGGAAGAGCAACCCCGATAACCGATCCTAAGAACAGAAGAGAGATTGATTATCTTATGTTAGGGAAGCCATTACTAATAAATTACAAACCATTTTATTACAACGAATTTGAAGCGGGGAAGCATTATATATACATAGATGAAAATACTGATATAAAATCATTGGATAAAATGTATAATATAGATGAGATAGCAAAGAATGGGTATGAATGGTATTTGCAAAACGCAACGCCAGAAGCAATCCCAAAAACGTTTGTTCAAATAATGCAAGAAAAACTAATAAAGGAGTAAGCTATGAATGAATTAAAAGAGTGCCAATGTAATTGTAATGAAAACCCATGTTCATGCGATTCTCGCGATCCAGAATACCTTGAACTCCAAAACAAGTATTTAAGAAATTCAGAAGATGAAAGAAAAATTCGCAATAAAACAAATCGAATTGAACAGGCAAGATCGAATTTATATGCTTTGTTGGGATTTGTCGGCATTAATGTTGCGTCGGAAATGGTTATTGAGTCTATTGAAAAAAACATTAAAATTATGGACGAGGTTGAAAAACTATGAGACCATCCGACATATACAGCCAGCAAATATTGTTTGAAGAGTGTAATGAGCGCCAAAATGGAGATAGATAACGCCCCGGCTGACCGGGCGGCGGTAGCCGATACGGTCAAGCCGGTTGTTCGCCGGGACTGGTATCCATCTGGAACGATGGAACAAGCCTTGTCGCTTGAAGATCCCCCCGAGTTCCACGAAGGCGATACGGCGAACTGGATATGTCCCGCAACACCAGAAGCAATCCCAAAAAAGTTTGTTCAAATAATGCAAGAAAAACTAACATAGGAGATAAAAATGATTATTAAATTCATTCCAGAAACAGCATCGGAAAAGAAAGATTTTGAAAATAGAGGTATTGACGATGTCACTCATTATGGCGTTAAAGAGTACATGATATTCGGAAATAAAATGGACGATGACGGTGGAATTGAGGACTTCCATGAATGGCATGGGGGCATGGGGCTTATAAATTTTTGTTGGGAAGTCTTAAGTGTTTTTATGAAGTAATTAATGATAATCGTCGCGGACAACAAAACTCATCTCCCCTTCGAGTAGTTGATAACAAAACGGCAAAAAGTAAAGTTGCTCCTAATATGACGCCTATGATTAAACGTGGTGAGATAGCTCCTAATATTACTCCTCTTAATATTGTTGATTTTGCTGGAGCTAAAGCAGAGAATGATGATGGCGATGAAGGTGTCCTCTCGCACCAGCCGCTAACACTTGCCGACTTTGCCGAACGAGATATTAACGACGAAACTTGTTGAAAAATAGTTCTTGATTTTTAAAATATTTCTGTTACAATTGGAAAATAAATAAAGGAATATTTAACAGAAATATAGAAACTAGATTGGAACATGAATATGAACAAGCAAATAATAGGTATAGGAATAGCGGGAGCCTGCGGCGGAGCTGCAAGGCTACGGACTTTCTATGTCTGTTTATGCTAAATGATATAACAGATTAAAAAATAGAGAGTCCGATAAACTAATGGTTTGTCGGACTTTTGCTTTATAAGGAGAAAATGGGTAGGAAAAAGAGTCAAAAAAGGAAAAACACGAATGTCGTAAAGAACGAAATGGTTTTTCTTAGGTGCTTTGAATTGCTGGGAGCATAAACGGTTCTGTCTTCTCTAAAACAAAGGCGGAACCGAATGAAACAGGAAGGAAACAATTTTATGAATATCAAACGCAAGGACTGTATAAATGTGAAAGATGGATGTCTGGTAAACTCGATCCGTACTTTTTTGTTCTTAAACATGGTAAACATCAATTTGATTTAATAACTAGCGAATATGAGCAGAGATACGAAAACGGTTTGGATTGGGATGGATTATATCAGCTATGGATGGATTGGAAAGGAGATAGATGGTTGTTGAGGCACGTTTTGAAATGGATGAAAAATTTGCCAGATTGGATAGATAAGGAAAGTGAAGAAATAGATTTGAATATGGGGGCGTAGCTTAGTTGGCTAAAGCGTCTGATTTGCATTCAGAAGATCGTCGGTTCGACCCCGGTCGCCTCCAAGTTGACAAGCAGATTACTTCCACGTAGTGTCAACTGGTAACTAAGAAATTAGGCTAAAATCTGCAAGTAACAAAAGAGAATAGAAAGGATAATATGAAGAAAGTTAATACATGTTTAACGGTATATGATATGTTGGGACAGGCGTTGAACCATGAATGCAGCGGATCTAAAAGGTTTTCGCCTGATAATACCAAAGAGGATGTCGGAATAAAATGTCTGGAATGTGACGACTCATTCAAGATATCCATTCGTAGACTGCGTAATACTATGAGAGATCCAAGATTGACTGAATTAGTTAAACAATATAAATACATGGATTTGTTGAAGAAGTTTGTTATTTAAAAATATGCATCTTAGGTGTTTATGGACACACGCTAGGCTTCCAACCTTGAGTAATGGGATCGTTACCCATAAGATGCTCCAATTTTAAATTAAGGATATTATGTTTAAATCATATAAGATCTTAAAAGAATGCAAATTAGAAGAGTCTAATTTGATTCAAATGTTGCGTGAAAATAAAGAAGGATTGACTATAGATAGGATTATGTTAATGGGTTTTGACAAATGGAACTCGCTTAACAAATTATTGGCTATGCAGAAGGTTAAAGGGATTAAACAAAAAAATGATCCTTTTGTTAAAGAGACTGTTATCGTTTCATGCGGGAGTAACTCACCAATCTTATGAATTGGGCAGTATAATTAGAGTAATGGTGCATGTTGGTTCAAGTCCAATCTCCCGTACCAATTTTATTCAGAAATTCTATTTGTATTTTGTATAATAGAAATGTTGAAATAAAACATAAATTGGAGGTAATAATGAATGCAGATAGAACCGTTGAAGCGTTAAAGACTATATTGGATGGTAAAACGCCTGAAGAAATAGACGCTGTTGTCCGTGATTTGAAAGAAACATTAGATCAAGCTGCGGCAGATATAAAGGGAGAAATGGATATCGATTCTACTGCTGTAGTTAGTGATTTGAAAGATGAAATTAATCAATTAAGCACTATTGAATCTGCTAAAAACTTCTCTGTTCCTGATTGCGTTATTCCTTCAGAGTCGGATGTCAAAATTAAATCGTGCAATAGAGAGACCGATATGGCTTCCGTAGAAAAACGGTTTAAGTCTGTTGTAACTTTGGATTCCTCTTTTGTATGCGCTCCAGAGGGTTTGTTTGGAGATAAGTTGGAGTTTACTTGCGCTCCTATCGGAACGAGTTCTTGCAACAAAGGTGGAGACGCTTTTGAAAATTTAGAAGTTACTGAGTTAAATGAAGAGTTGTTGAGTAAAATTGAACGGGAAAGTTCGAGTGATGAAATACAATTATTTACAGAACCGATTCAGCCTTTTGCAACTAGATTATTCAATAAAAAATTATCCAAAGTAGAATCTGAAATATATTCTAAATATAACGTTAAAAAGAATTTGAAAAAGATAAAAACAAAAGAAAAAATAAACGATATATTAAGGAAATTCCATTTATCTAGACTTTTTTCTTTTTCTACAGATTCTATTGACAAGCATGAAAAACCGATTTACGATGCAATACAGGAAGTTATGTTGAAAGTAAACCACTTAGACGATGATTCAATTAATGAAAGATATGAGTTAGTCGCTTCTAAAATAGACAGTTGTAGACAAGCTGCTATAAGTAATAGAGAAGAACCCATTCTATATGCTCATCCATTATAAATCATGAGAGAACCTTGTTTAGATTGTACGATTAAGCATTTGGGACAGGCATACGCTTTACATGGAGAACTTAAGCAAGGATATCCGAAACATCTTTTGGGCGTTATTGGACATTTGGCGGAAGCTTCAGAAGAATGCATGTCTATGTCAAAAGAATTAGCTGATAAAATACGCCAATATAGATTATTACTATTAGAAAATGCAGTAGATATTGTGTTTAATGAAAAAGATATTGATATTCCATATTTTGATTTATTCATGGAAGTCATGCAAATGAAAAAAGAGATCGGTTGCGGCAATTGTTCGAAAGCTTCGGATGATTTCAAAGAGAGATTGAAAAATAAATTAAAATAGTTCTTGATTTTTAAATTCTATATTGTATAGTCTAAATATCGTTTAAGAAAAAACAAAGAAATGGAGGTACATTATGGCAGATGAAATGAATCAGTTGGATATTAATGAAGTTCGTAGAAATGAAGTTATTGTTACATTGGATGGACGTGATATTGCAACGCCTATGGGTTCTCTTGGGGTATCTATGGAATCAACTCCTAGAGAAATTCTAGATGCTGTTGGCGGTATTATCGAGGAAGCGGAAGGAACTCGCGACGGCTATCAGGATGCTTATGGCGATTTTACTTACACCGTTCGCAAGGCAATGAATTCAAATACTATTTATGTATATCCTAAGCCTGTTGCTGGATGATTAAATAATTGTATTAAACTAAAATAAAGAAAGAAGGCAAACTATGGAAGCACAAACTATGAATGTTGACGCACTGAATGAATATTCTGATGAAAAGAGATTGAGTATCTACAAAATGCTTTCTGCGGCATGTACCCATTTATATTCAAAGGGTAAGTTGCAGGAAGATAAGTTTATTAAGGTATCGGAAGTGTTTGCTGATTTGGCAGTTAATGATCCTGTTTTCATGGCTCATTTGACTGCTTATTTGAGCAAGAAAGAATCTAAGGATTTGAAGGTTCTTTCTGTATTCTTCAATTCTTTGAATGATGCGAATGGAACTCCTTTCTTCAAGGGAGCAAAACAGTGCAAGCCTAACTATAGAGATGTTAGTTATTCCGTATTGCAGCAGTTTGATCCGCATTTGGCGTTGAGAGTATTGACGCTTGCGCATAAGAAGTTTGGAGTTAAGGGGGTATTGAATGAGGCTAGGCATTTCCCAACTGGATTAAAGACTGCTTTCCGTAAGTATATTGGATATCGTGAGTCTAATATTGAGTCTTTGCGTGGAATGAAGAAGAGTGGTTTGACAAAGAAGATGCAGCAGATTTATCGTTTGACTCATACAAAGCCTAGTGATAGTGCCGTTGCTATTCTTCGTTGGAGTCAGAAGGACGGTAGAGATGTACAGATGGAGAATTTGCCAGACTTTGCTAATATGACTTCTAGTGAAATCGCAAGCAAGTTGGGTGAGATTAAGCTTTCTCCAACGGTTGCTTTGTCAGTTATCCCACAGGAAAAGATTACAGCTAAAGTTGCGGAAGCTCTGTTGAAGGGATGTACCGGTAATCAGTCTATCATTCTTTATAATTGGTTTGCAAGTAATGGGTTCTTGGACGTTAAGAGCATTAAGTCTCTTTTCAAGGATAAGGTTTCAACTTCCACTACCGCTGTGGATAGAATTGATACATTGACTAAGAATGCAGACGAAGAAGACAAGCAGGAAATGGCTGAAATTCGTTCGACTGTTAGAAAGAGAGCGGCAAAAACATCTGAACTTGGCAAGATTTATGTTCATATTGATGCAAGTGGTTCTATGCAAAACGCAATTCAGTTTGCTATGGATAATGCATCGACTATTGCAGAATGTGTAACTGAACCATCAAAGAACTTCGGTTGGGGTCTTTTTGCAAATCATGGACGGAAATTGCCAATCCCTACTAATTTTAAGAAGGAAGATTTCTACAAGATCCTATATGGTGCTAAGGCGGGTGGTTCAACTGATTGTATTGCTCTATATGAAGATGCTAGGAAGATGGGGGCGGAAGTTGATATTTATATTACTGATCAAGGTCATAATGTTGGTACGATTTCCAAGAGGATTCTAGATTTTCATGCTAGTCATCCACAGTTTAGTAAGCCAAAAGCTGCTGTTATTATCGATTTCAGTGGCAATAGGAATGCTCAAATTGTAAATCAGTTGGAAGATGGATTGAAAAAGGCTGGAATTCCAGTTTCAATCATGTATCCTGAAGCTCTTAAGGAGTCAGCATTAATCTCTCAGAGTGTTGCAACTGCTATTAAGGGCGAATTGACGGTTATTGAAGAAATCTTGGAAACTCCATTGCCATCGCTTCCAAAGTGGTGGGACAAAGTTAACAAGTAGAAAGTAATAATCGTGAATATAATTGATGCTCAAATATGTTATGCGGATACCTCTCTTGGATTTTTGAGAGAGGTATCTTGCTTTATAACTCCAGAACACGGACTTCTATCTTTGACAACAAATGATAGTGGTGGTTCAGTTGATTTCGGATGGGATAAGATATGGGATACATTACGTTCTAGTAAAATTAAATCTAGTTGTGTAATAATGATCCATTCACATCCAAATGGAATGCCTACGATGTCTTCAATTGATTTTAATATGGTACAGGGGTGGAGATTAGCTTTGGGAGTGCCTATTTATTTCAATATTGTTACGCAAGGTCATGGATGGTTTAGAGGTTGGAATGGCGGATGGAGCTTGGGGAGAGTTTCATCTTGTAAAGTTGATCGTGATGAAAACAAAAAGATAGTTGTAAATAGTGAAATTTTCCATGAGGTTGAATATTTAAATCGCAGTTATAGAATTTTGTATGAAATAATTTATGGACTGTCTAAGTATCCTTTTTTACGTGAAAGTGGTATATTAGAAATTGAAAATTATATCAAGGATTCTTCAATGATGGAGTTTGAATTATGATAAAATTCCTTTCTAAGCTGATAGAACGTATAAGACGCCCTGTTTATGTGGTTTCAAGCAATGATGACGAAATGGATCGACTTTTATATCAAATCAAAAAACAAAGTAGTGAGATAGAAGAGCAAAAGTTAGAGATACAAACTCTAAAAAATCAGTTGTTTTCAAATAGAGTGGAGGTGAATCCTGATTGTAATTCGTTTGATAATATTATACAAATCAAACTGAGTACGCATGGAGTTGCTGGAAGAGATAGAGAAAAACTTTTAGAACATGTGGTGCATGAATTGGTAAAGAAAGCTGGTTGGTGAAATGAATGTTTATGGAGTTATTTTAAATGGAATGTGGTATTCTAATCGTTCTGAATTTAGAATGAATGGAATCGCTAACGGCATTTATAGCATGAATATGGATGCGGATGATTTTCGTTCAACCATATCTCCCGCCAACATAGATGATGCTCGTAAATTTTTTAGCAAGGCGTCAAAAGTGAAATTAATCAGAGGTATATCGTTTCATGATGGTATTATCCCTGAAAATCCAATCTCTTACAAGTCTATTCCATTAAAGGTGAATGATTCTACCTATGATGAATTTGAAGAGATTGAAGTTGCTCATTTGAAAGATAAGGTTTGTTATTACCTGCAAACAGTGTATACAAATAAATCTTATGCTTTATTGGACGTTAAGACTGCATATGAAGAGAAAAAGCCTTTAGATGGAGTTAAGGACGTTACTCCAGAGATGAGAATGGTTTATACATTCCATTGCTTTGAAAGAAAACAGGAAGAGATTAGAAAGGCGGTTTTGGAGCCTGAGCAAATCATTCGGAGATCTATGTCTGAGGGCGGTGCTGAAGTTGAGTATGTCAAGAAGAACAATAGAGGATTTGAAGTTCAGTGGAGTTCTGGAGGACATACTATCAATACTCAGTTGGATTCTAATTATAGAGTTGTTGAAGCTGGTTTTTGTGTTAGTAATTGGGATGGAACTCAATCTGCTAGGTCTTTGGTAAATGTATTGGATGATTATGTTGACGGTGGTGATTACATTCATAAAACAAGAACAGTGAGATGATAAATGGAAAAGCCCAATAAGATACACGATAGCTTCTTTTGCGGAGGGATGTCAAACGAAGAAATTAATGAATTAGTTGGTTTTTTAGATTACAAATATTCTGTTGGGACTATGGTTCTGGTACATGGTTCATTTAGTTCCTTTTCGGCTAAAGTGGTTGAACAAACTTATGGTTTTTGGGGAAGTTTTGGGAATATGTTACGTCAAGAATATATTGTTGAGACAGAGCAAGGAACTTTGGTTAGATATCCTGAGAATTGGTTAGAAACAGAAGAAGAAAGATCTGATAAAAGGTCAAAAATACGTAGGTTAATGGAAAAAGCGAAAACTCAAAATGATAATGACGTTAAAGAGGCACTTGTTTTTTGGGCGAATGCAATAGATGAAAGAATGTATCCTCAATTTTAGAAAGGATTGTTTTAAAGAAAATTTGAAAACAGATTAATGAAAATCTATAAAATAGCTCAAGAAAAATCTTATGAAGCCGAGTTTTTATCTACATTTAAACCGCAAAGTTTAGTTGGATTGGCTTCTGAGGCATTAAAGTGTGAAAACTTTGAAAACTTTGAATCTGATTATCTTGGGGATATTAAACATGGAACTTATTGGCATGTAACAGATAATCCTAATTTTGCCATAGATTTATCTAAAGGTTCCAGAGATATGTCGTCTATGGCTGGCGGTGGAGAAAATGCGGGATCTTTAATGGTGACTTCTGATTTAACCCATTGGGCAAACTATTATGGAGATAGTCGTGGATATGCCGCTGAAATTGATTTAAGCGGGTTGAAACGTGACGAGTATAAGCAAATAAGCAGAGGTTTTGGAAATGAATTTTATATTAATGATGCATCAAAAGTTAAAGTGAAACAGGTTCTTCCCATTAAAAACGCTTTAAAAATAGATTCATATAGAAATTCAAGAATTCCCAACAGCCAAGAGGAATTGAAACGATTTTATAATCAAGTCAACGATAGATATAAACAGTTTGTTGAATCTAAAAATAAATATTGATTTTTAACTTCAGATGTTGTATAATATAAACAGTTCAGGACAAGATTTGATCTTTGATCTTTGAGATTATGGGGAAGTAGCCAAATGGAAAGGCACTATTATTCGGAAATAGCAAACAGCGATTATTACTTAAATTGTTTAATAGCAATTTCTTATCTAAACGCTTACAAACTTTTGGGGGTTCGATTCCCTCCTTCCCCACCACTTTAAAATAATTAAAATAAATATTGATTTTTGAAATAATATTTGTATAATAATGATACGAAACGATTTACTTGATCTTTAATAATTTATGGAGAGGACGCCTAACGGTAGGGCACTATTCAGTTAAAATAGCAAAAATACAGCGATTATGCCTTCAATTGTTTAACCGCAATTGCTTTATGAACGCTTACAAACATATTAGGTTCGACTCCTAAACTCTCCACCACTTTTAATTTAGCGTATGAAATATGACGCAAGCCGAACCGAATATGCTCCTTGAGATAGTTAATGGGTTAGGCTTAGATAGCGAAGTTGTAAGGATTATATGCATGTAATTCTTTGAACATGGTCTTAAGTCCAAATGCCTATCTTGAGATTTCTGTTCTTTTATAATTTAAAGCGATCCCTTATGAAATACTTACACGCAAGTTCATTTGGTTGAACAAATCACTATTAATGATTCGGATCTGGTTCAAATCCAGAGCAAAAAATAGTATTGCTAACTTGGATCGCTTCTTTTTCTTGTTCTTTTATATTTTGACTTGTGGTTTACGAACAATGCCCGACATTTTTTTGTAAACGTAAGCCTTCAACTGCTGCTAAAAACAAATAACATTACTGTCTCAGGTTCGCAGTAGTCGGCGTAGAGTAGACATTCTCTACCAAGTCATTTCATTTTCCCAACAATCCCTTATTCAATGCTTACAAACCGCGAATATAGCTCATTTGGTTAGAGCATTGTCCTTAAAAAACAAACGTAGAGGGTTCAAATCCTTCTATTTGCACCAAAAATAAAGCATTTACAACTTGGATTGTTGGAATTTTTTTAAAAAGCGTATTATTAATTTAATACGCTTTTTTGTTTTTTATCTTGATTATTGTACTTAATGGAGTATAATATTAAAAATAGAAATTAGAAAGGATTAATATGTATAACGATTATAAAGACCTATGGTTGTCTTTTAACGGAATTTTAGATAATAGTTCTAAGGATTTTCAATATTCTTTGGATAGTAACAAAAATCCAAAGCCTAGAATGGTAATGGGCTGGAATCATTGTCATAGATGCAGCCGTTCATTTAGTAGATTTTGGTTTTACTCCAAAGAACAGTTTGATAAAGAGGTTTCTGAAAATATAAAATGTCCTTGGTGTGACGGAGAAACAAAAGTATTTCATGAGACGGATGAAGAGATAATGCCCCAGTCTGAATTTGGAGTCGATATATGAGAACAAAATAGAAAGGATTAACATGGAAACAAAAATCGAAAACTTTTTAATTTGTGGAATAGGGGCGGCAGGGGCAAATATCTTCATGAACTTGCTATATGCCTACCCTAATGCCACATTCACTGTAGTTGATTTTGATAAAGTGGAAGATAGAAATGTCAGTCCAGGAACTCAACCTTACACTAAAGCTGATATAAATCGCCCTAAAACGCAAGCCTTGCAGAGAATAGCTCAAATGTTAAAACAAAAAAGAATTGATGCAGCGAATATAAAAATTGCATCGAAGTTGGATATAACAGATAGAGTTAAAGACCCAAAAACAACATTGATAATTGATGCTTTCGATAATGCGGAATCTAGGAATCTATTTTTAGAATTACCGAAGAAGTATAATGTATTGCATGTTGGATTTAGTGCCTTATTAAGTGGGGAAGCGGCTTGGAATGAGATTTATGAACCAATGACTAAATCAAAGTCGGATGGTGAGATTGACGTTTGCGAAATGTCTATAGCTCGCCCTTTCATTATGTCATTAACTGGTATGGCATCTATCGTTATTGCTAATTTCATTGAGAGTGGCAAGAAAATCAATATGTATTTTGATAAGCATTTGAATGTTAAGAAGTTCTAAAGAAAGGATTAATATGCATTATGGATATTTGGAAGAAGGCGATAAGTGTCCAGAAAAAGAGTGTAAAGGTATATTGGAATATCCTCATCCTAAGAATTGTTCGTGTCATATAAGTCCGCCGTGTCACGCATGTACTTCTGTCGTTTTGACCTGTAATGAGTGTGGATGGGAAGATGAGTCAGAACCAGTTGACTATGTGGCATGTTGTCCGGGACTTTATCTGGTAGTTAACAAACCACAACCATTAGATAATACAAAGGTTAGCTATAGATGTGAATTGCATTCTAATTCTTCTATGATAAAGAAGGGCGTTTATCCTGAACATATGAGTTGGGAAGATGTTCGAAAAGAGGTAGATGGAACATTTGGTGGAAGGTTTGAGTATTTTAATGATGGGAAGTTTAAATTTATAGCATACACTGATTGAAAGGAGAATTATGAAAATTAATGTTGAAATTGAAAAACTTTATCAGGATTCCGAAATTCCAGAATATAAATCGGATGGAAGAGTAGAATATGATTTGAAGGCGTATGTAAAGACATCGAATAATATGCCTTGGAGTTTTTTGTGACAGAGGGGATGAGAAGTGTTCCAATTCCAACAGGATTGAAAATTTCTATACCTGACAATTATTGTGCAGTTATAACAACGGGACGTAAATTATTGGAAAATACAACGATTAGAGTTTCTGGTGGGGCTATTATTTTAAATGGAAGTTACAATGACGAGTTAGCCATTTATATTGATAATATTGGCGAATGCGAAAGAGATGACGTATCGATTAAACACGGTGACGTTATTGCACAATTAACATTTCTCCCATATCATATCGCTAAATTTATAGTTAAAGGAGAATTATGATAATTAATACGCAACTATGACTTGATGAATGCGCTTCAAAATTTTTGGGTAAAACGGTATTCTTTTTAGATTCATTTGGTTTGCCGTGTAAAGGCGTCGTATCTAATTATGATGCTCGCCAGTTATTCGTTGGGAAGAATCGCAGCTTGATTTATGGGCAATCTGAATTCTTTTTTTCAATAGAAGAATTGTGTAAGTGGGTTAAAGATAATGTTAGAGAAGTATAAAGCTGATTGAAAGGTAAAATAATGAGCGATTTAAACATAAGCTCTCTAGAAACATATAATCGAAGAATGTCCACCAGCCTAATCGACAAGATATTCTTCCTAGATAAGGTCAATGTCAAAAACTTTTTAGATTTTGGATGTGCGAATGGAGAATTACTATCTTTTATGGTTACTATTGTTGATGGTGACGTTCATCTGATCGGATATGATAAATATCCTGAAATGATAAAACTAGCCAAAAATAGATTGGGCGGATTAAAAAGCGTTACTTTAAGTGATTCATTTGAAGAATTAGAAAAAATCGACTTTAGCGAAACTTGTTTGGTTCTAAGTTCTGTTTTGCATGAGATTTACCATTATGGAACTCCAAAAGATATAGAAGATTTTTGGGAAATGGTATGGAAGTCGAATTTCAAGAATATTGTCATTAGAGATACAATTCCCTCATCGACTATTGAAAGGTTATCTCATGTAAATGATATCCGTTCAGTTATGACTCATGATTTGTTGCATAGATGTCTGTTAAGAGACTTTGAGGATAATTTCGGCAGTATATCTAGTAATAAGAACTTAATCCATCTATTGCTTAAATATCAATATATCGAGCCAAATTGGAAGCGAGAAGTCAAGGAGAACTATTTTCCTATATATTATGAGAATTTACTTAGGTTAATCCCTTCCAAATATGAAACTATATATAGCAATCATTATGTGTTGCCTTATTTTTATCGTCATATTAAGAATGAGTTTGGAATAACGATAAAAGACAATACGCATTTACAATTGATACTTGAAAGGACAACATGATTGAAGAATTAGCAGAAATTAAATCGGAATTAGCGAAAATTAATAACGATCCAGATGTGATGTTTTTAGAATGTCATTGTTTTGAGATTGAAAACATTAAAACTATAGGGCGGAAAGCCGAACAGTGCAAGAAATGTCCTGCTTATATTAGTTTTGCTTCACAATATCCAAAGCACTTCCCCAATTATTATTAAAGCGGAATTGACAAAGCCACTATTTAAAATTGCAAAAGGAATCTGTTTCACTTTTTACGAATTAGTAATCTGTTCAATTTTTAACTAGCATAAAGGAGAATAGATGAAAATAGTAAAGACAGCATCAGGCAAACAAACAATAAAGATTTCCAAAAAAGAATGGACATCTCTTGGTAAAAAAGCTGGTTGGATAAAAACGGCGACATCCAGTAGAGAAAAAGTGATGCATGATTTGAGATCTATCCTTGGCGATAAGGCTTTTATTAGACCAACTGAAGAATTTGATGGGACTCCAGACGGGATATGGTTCTCAAATGAAGAAGATGGTATTGACGGACTTCCAACATTTGATACCAATGGAGAAACGGAGATGCTCGCTAATTTCGGTATAGAAGCATATCCATATCAAGCTCACCCTAAACTCGAAGCTCTAATGAATAGTCATAATTGGTATATTGAACCATATGACGGTGGAACATTAATGGCTTGGACAAGATAAATTCAAGGAGAATATATGAGAGTTACAAAAACAGCAAATAAATCAAAAATCACTTTGTCTCAAAAAGAATGGCAAAACATAGGTCAGAAAGCAGGATGGATGAAAACTGCTCAATTTGGTAGTGGAATGGAAACTGTCGAAATAGGTAGCACTCCAAACGACGAACCATGCGCTCAAGTTGGATCAGATAACTATAGGCAACTAGCTCAAATGGAAATAAAAGCATTTGCAAAACAATGTCAAAGAATGTTCCCGAATAAGCCACAAGGTGCTAGATTCGTAGTAACTAATAACCCACACGATTTTGGTACTTATTATGAGTTAGGAGTAAAATTTAGAACGGATGATGAAGAAGCTGAAAATTATGCTTATGAAGTTCAAAATAGCATGCCTTCTAATTGGGATGATCAAGCGAGAGCAGAATTAGAACAACAAGGGTATTTTCAATTGTTAGATGGCAATAAAGAAAATGATTCTGAGATGCCAGGTTTTGAAGGCACTAATGATTCTCTCAATAATTTAGGAATACGATAATTGTGAAAATAGTAAAAACAGCTAGTGGTAAGCAAAATATAAGATTGAGTAGAAGCGAATGGCAATCCATTGGAGAACGTGCTGGATGGATAAAAACAGCCAAACAGTATGAAGTCAGTTATTCTGTTGGTTTCTCCCCTGAAATAAAAAAGAAAACTGTTTTTGTCAATCCCTCCAAGCTTCCAGAAGGTGTTACAGAAAAAGATTTTATTGCTAAACAATTGAGCAAAAAAGAGGGGAAGAATGTAATTATAGTGAAATCAATACCGATAGGTTCTGTTAGTAAAAAGCATGGACCGAATGTAAAAGATTTGCAAAGGGCTCGTGGCGAAGAAATGAGGAAAGAACGCCAACGTATAAAAAACAGGGAAGACCATGAAAATTGGTTGAAACAGAAATTGAAAGAAAATGATTTGCCAGAAGATATAGATGAGGAAAGAGCACTCCCATTGATTGAAGAATTCGAACAAGTTAAAGGATTGGGTGAAGAAGAAAAAGAACTTTCATTAATTGAACAATTGGAACGGAAAAAGAAAAACATATGAAAATAACTAAAACAGCAAGCGGTAAACAAACGATTAAGATTTCCAAGAAAGAATGGGCAAGTATTGGTAAAAAAGCGGGTTGGTTGGATGGAGACGTTATGAAAGTTGTAAAAGAAGACATTCAGTATCAAGCCGCTCCATATGGTTATATCGCTACTATACCAAAAGGAACCGCCGTTGTACCTGCATCTAATCTAGAGATGGGTGGATATTGGGCTGAAGAGTGGGATGGAATGGACGAAAAGGCAAGATCATGGTTGGATAATTATGGCTTTCATCTTTTAGAAAGCGATGTCGAAGATGTTGACGATACTTATCACTCAGAACCTAATCACCAAGATGTTTTAGATAGAAGAGCGGATGCAGAAGATGAGGCGGAATATAATAAATGGATGTCAGAACGAGGATAATTATTTAAAATAGTTCTTGATTTTAAAACAGAACAAGCCCTTGACATACTCCCCATGAATAAATTCAGGGGATTCTAGGCTCAAGCGAGGGCAGCTTGACTCACGTCAAGTCTGACACCCTCTCGCCAGCAGGATGATGTCCCATCCTTTAAATCATTTAAACCTCTCTTAACTATATTTATAGCTGCGTTCATATCTCTATTATGAGAAGTCAAACACTCAGGACAAACCCACTCTCTATCTTTTTGAGTTAATTCATTGTTCTTATATCCACAGGAACTGCATGTTTTCGTACTGGCAAACCATTTATCAATATGGTGAATAATTTTTCCATATTCCAAAGCTTTATTTTCCAATATTCCCATGAAATTAGAAAATCCAAGATCATTTATCTTCTTCCCATGTTCTTTTTTCATTGAACTGATATCCAAAGTTTCAAAAAACATAACATCATAAGTTTCACATAATTGTTTTGCAAGTTTGAAATGATAATCTAATCTTTTATTTGCAACTTTCTTATGTAATTTAGCCAATTGATGTTTTGCTTGTTGGTAATTATTTGAACCTTCAGTCTTTCTTGATAATGTCTTGTTCGCTTTGGATATCTTGTTTCTATTTTGTTTGAAAAATAGTGGAGCTTTTATTTTGGTTCCATCATCTTTAACTAGAAAATCCGTACATCCGAAATCAAAGCCTGCGGTTTCACCCGTCATGGAAATTAATTCAGAATCATTTTCTAATTCGCAAACAATATAAACATACCAATCCTCTGATTTATCTTTTTTAAGTGTAATGCATTTTATTTCTCCTTTTGTTTCTCTTGATTTCCAGTATTTGTAAATTCTGTTATTTATTTTGATTTGGTTGAACGGCAATATTTTGTATCCATCTTGTTTGAAGGTAATGCTTGCATAGGATCTAACTTTTTTGAATGATGGAGGGCTTACTTTTCTAGTTTTGTTTTTCTTTTTGCAATTATCAAAGAATGCCTTGTATCCTTTTTGGATTCTATCTGTAATTTCTTGAATAGCTTGAGCGTTTACTTTTTTCCAGAATGAATATTTTTCTAATTTTTTCAGTTTTGTGATATGTTTTTGGAGTTGAAATTTATTGAGGGATTTTCCGAATAGTTTGTAATATCTATAGTGGAGAGCGATGCAGTGGTTATAGATATTGCCTGCTATTTTGGTTTGTTCATTCAGGAATTTGTTTTTCTTTGAATGATATAATTTATATTTGAATGTCTTTATCATTATCTTTTAGAACCTTGAGGTATTTTTTCAGGAACATTTTAAATGCGCCTGAAATATTTATGGCGTAATTATTTTTAAGTTCTTCCATGGCGTCGAAGTCTTCTTGATTTAATCTGAAGGCATATGGGTATTGTTTTTTAACATAATTATTTTTCATGTTTATTTATTCAATACTTTTCAAATAATTCCTTTATTTGTAAATGAGAAAATAATTTAAAATAGTTCTTGATTATTAAAAGGAGTTATGTATAATGATTAGGAACATTAAATAGATTCGAGATTTGGAGAAGGAATAAAATTATGTATATTAAAACGAAAACAGTAGAAAAAGCAACGGTATTCAAAAAAACCGTTATGGGCTTATTCTGTTTTGTTTAAGTACAAAATAGATTTTTAAAAGCCCGTAAGTGTTACTTGCGGGCTTTTTTGTTTTATTTAATGGTAATTTGGGGGATAGAATAAAATGGAAGTGTAGTTCAACGGTAGAACAACGGTCTTTTAAACCGTGAAATGATGGTTCGATTCCATCCACTTCTACCATTTTTAAAGGAAACGATAAGAAGGAATATGATATAATATAATGGGCGATTAGTTCAATGGTAGAACTCTGTCTTTACACGGCAGTTACGGGAGTTCGATTCTCTCATCGCCTACCATTTTAAAAAAGAAAGGGAGTTGTAATGAAAATATTAAATGTAGATACTAAGATCCACGAAGCGATAGGAATGACTATATTGACGAAAGAAGATGTCGCTAGCAGAAGATTGGGAGAACCTATGGAGATATGGCCGAAAGACTGTTCATTTAATCCATCGGGAATCTCTTTGGAAGAAGCTAGAGGAGCAATGAGGAAAATGTAAAGAACATAGAGGGGAGAAGGTTGTAGTTGAAGAAATTAAAACATTATTTAAAAACGCCGGTTTAGCTCAGTTGGTAGAGCAATAGTTTTGTAAACTATAGGTCGTCGGATCGTACCCGTCAACCGGCTCCATTTTTTAATGCCACCATAGCTCAGTTGGTAGAGCAATAGTTTCGTAAACTTTAGGTCGCAGGTTCGATGCTTGCTGGTGGCTCCATAAAAGAAAATAACCGTATAAGATAAAAGATTTTAAAACGATGGTATGGCGGAAAATGGTTATGCGCCTTACTTATTTTTATATTTATAAAGGATTTTTATTTTGTTTATAGAATAAATATTTATGAATGAAATAAAAATAGAAAATATTCAAAAATATTATAATGACGGACATTCTTGGAGAGAAGTAATTGAAGAATTCCATACGGGCTGGAAAACGATACAGAAACTAGTTAGAAGTGGGAAGTTGATTTCTAGAAGTTTATCTGAGAGTACTAAGCTGGCATATAAAATTGGGAAAATAGTAAAAGTGCATACAGAAGAAAGTAAGAAGCATCTATCGGCAATTGCAAAGAAAAGGGGATTGGGTGGCGATAGACCGAGTAAGCATATTGAATATAACGGCTTTAAATTATGTTCGACATATGAATTGAGAGTTGCAAAAATTTTAGATAAAAGTGAAATAAAATGGATAAAACCAAAAACTACGTTTGGGTGGACTGATTTAAATAACGAAAAACACACATACCATCCGGACTTTTTTTTGCCGGATTTTAATGTCTATTTAGATCCGAAAAACAGTTATTGCATAGAAAGAGATAAAGAAAAAATTAAAAGGGTTAGAATGGAGAATATGGTTAGCGTTTTTATTATTCCGATAGAAGTTATAAAAAAATGGGAAAATAAAATAATAATAAGCATACAAGATATAAATCAAGATACGGAAGGTTTGTAGTTCTAAGGTGAAGGACATATGTCAAAATTTGTAATAAGAACTATGGGGTTTCGATACCTCTGCCGGCTCCATTTTTTGCCAAAGATGCTTAGGAGTTCGATTCTCCTTCGTTCCATTTGACGGGACGGATGGTTCACAAAGTGCTACGGTGACACGGTTCGCTACTGTATCGGGTTCGATTCCCGACTTTGGCTCCATTTTTAGAGGAATGATATGAATATAAAAAACGAGATAGAACTTGATGCCGCCCTTGAACACATAAATGATAATTGGCATTTATTAGATATTCCAGATGATGCCGATTCTGAATTGGTTACTAAACGCGATAATCTTCTTAAATTAATTTATGATGCTGAAGAGTACGAGAAGAAATATGTTTTTGATTAATATAAGTGCATGGATTGCAAGCTTTTATGGTGAAGCAATAGATTCTTAATCTTTGGAACGGGGTTCAAGTCCCTGGAGATCTACCAATTTTTATCTTGATTTTCTATTCCTCTTATTGTATAATATAACATCGATTAGAATAATTATGGAAAGGGAAATTATGGAATTAAAATGTTTTGAAGATATTGATGAAATGATGACGATACCAGCAGGGCATTTTGTAAACCATGTTGATTTAGATTGTGATACTCCATATTGTCAAGTGTGTCGAGAAAGTGACATGAAAGATTTTGACGATAAGATATTCGTTCCGAAAGCACTGGCGTATTATTTGCGGACTCATTTTTGTGGAAGTGAAAGAATGCATAAATCTCTTAAGGAAGACGGAAGAAGATCTTGTCAGAATGAAATAAAAGAAGCATTAGGAATAAAATAGAAGGTAAATCATGAAATTAAAATTTTTAGGAGTTGGTGGAGCTTTTTGTGATTCAAATCAGTATCAGTCTAATTGTGCGATTGAAATAGATGATAAATTGTTTTTAATTGATTGTGGGTCGGATATTAGATTCTCTTTGAAAGAACAATATCCACTTATAAATAATGGCAATATTTCTGATTATGTTAAGTGGGTTTATATTTCTCATTTGCATGGAGATCATTGTCACGGATTGGAATGGTTAGGATATTGTACTTACTTTAATCCATCAGCCAGTAAGCCTATTCTAATTGGAGATAGTAATGTCATTCATTCGTTATGGGATTATACACTGAAAGGTACAATGGGCGATGTAAAAGGTAAAGAGTTAAAGTTGAATGATTTCTTTGAGATTATGGATTCTGATTGTTCAAATCGAAATCTTATGATTGGGGATAAAGAGCAAATGTTATTGACGTTAGTTGAATCTCCTCATGTTGATCCTTATAAAAAGTCATTTGGATTATTTATTGAGACCCCACGCAGAAAAACGTATTATACTTCCGATGTCAATGATTCTAATATGGTTGTCAATAAAAAATATTATGAACATGCGGATATTATATTTCATGATTGCGAGACATACAAGTTTCATTCAGGCGTTCATGCTCATTATGAATCGCTTAAAAATTTGCCATATAATATAAAGGAGAAAATTTGGTTGTATCATTACAGTGACGATGCGATAGATAAATATGATCCGGTTTTTGATGGGTTTAGTGGATTTTGCAAGAAAGGGGATTGGTTTCAGATATGAATGGTTTATGGAAAAACCAATATGAAGTTTCATGGTGTGGGCTTTGCGAGGTAGCTTCAATAGTTTGTCCTGTTTGCAAAGCTACATCTTGTAATGGGACTTCTTGTTCGGTTTGCCATGAAGATTTCAGTGAGTTTTGTTCCTCAGTTAGTTATTGTTATGAAGATTATTGTTCAGACAAAGAAATTAACGCTTATAATAAAGTGAGAAGAATTCAATCATTAATTGTCAGTTCAATCCAAATGGGTGATGATAAAATAAATTGGGAACATATGGAAGAGCAAGGGCGGCTTTGCGAAAATGACCGTGAAATATTCAATCTAAAATCAGAGTAATGAAATGAAAAACAAAATAATTAATGATCATATGAAATGGGCGAAAGATAATGGATTTTGTACACAATGTATTCATCCATGGTTTGATGGTCTATGTAGTTGCGGGAATTATGCGAAATATGCCAACAGAATAGATGCAATAACTATATTGGCTTTGGAAGAGCTTGATGAAGATTGGGATAAGAAAAGGCAAAAATATAATGAGCAAATAAAAAAACGTATGAAAATTGTAAAAAAGAAAACCGTGGATAATCCCAAATGGATGACTAAGCTGAAAGATTATATGATGAGTAAAATGATTGAAAATATTTGTAAGGAAGATTACAATGCAAATTAAGTTAGAAAATGATAAAACAATTCATATTTGTTTAGGAGACATTACTAGAGTCGCTGCTGTAGATGTCATAGTTAACGCTGCACATAGAGCTTTACTTGGCGGTGGAGGGGTAGATGGAGCAATTCATAGGGCGGCTGGAGAAGAGCTTTTAATGGAATGTAGAGATATTCCATGCGATAAAAATGGAGTTAGATGCAAAACTGGAGAAGCTCATATAACAAAAGGATATAATCTTCCTGCAAAATATGTAATCCACACTGTTGCTCCTATTTTTGTAGGTGGAATAATCAGAAGGAATATTGATGGAGTAATGACGCCAATTTTTAATAACGTTAGCCCAGAAGACGGTAATTTGCAAATGGCTGAATGTTATAAGAATTGTATTGAGTTGGCAGAGACGCACAGTCTTAAGTCTATAGCGTTTCCTTCATTGGGTACTGGAGGTCATGCTTATCCGATAGAGATTGCATGTCCAATTGCTATAAAAACGGTTATTGAAGCTCTTAAAAATACAAAATCTGTTAAAGATGTTGTATTTGTTTGTTTCAGTTCTGAGGATTGGGAATTTTATGAGGAAACGGCAACTGGAATAATGAAGACTAACTGATAATTGGTATCCAGTCTTTATAAAAACTGAAAATGTATGCTTGCCCTTTCAGTTTTTCTTTAATATCTTCAGAAATATTTGAATTTATTGATATTTTACCATCTAAAATATCATTTGGATCTATCATTGTATTTTCAGCAGGATGTGACCCGTCAAGATTACAATAAGTCGATGGATTAAAAACATAATCCTCAACTTCTTTCATTACTGGTGCTTTTTTTATTATCATAGGAATATTATATGGCTTTAAAAATAAAAGTCAAGAATTATTTTGCATTTGGGAATATTTCTTTTATTCTTTTCAAATAGATATCAACAATTTGTCGTTCAACATGCTCTGCCATTGTTTCGCCTACTGTTTTTTTTATCAGTTGCTCTTCTTTGTTGTTATTTGAGAATAATTGTTCATGGATAAATTGAGTTATGTTATCGTTTATTGGCACATTCCGTTTTTTGCTTTGTAACATGAAGCCTTTTATAAATGGAACTTGTTCGGATTGGTCGATGAGATATTGCGCCATACTTTCGAATTGTATTTTGATGTCTTTAGACCTTAATCCTTCCTGTGAATATTTTGGTTTTAAAAGTCCATTAAGGTCGTCGGCATAATGTTGCAATTCGTGCCTTATGACATTTACGGCGTCCATATAAAAATCATTATAGATATTGTGGTCGAAAGAAGGACTGAATTTGATATTTACGGTAATTTCTCGAATGAATATAGTTATTTTATTACTAAGTTGCATTTCGCGTCTGACATATTTTGCTTCAATTAAATATGGGGGATTTATATAGGTGTCTATAACTTCCATTTTTATTGTATATAACAGGTTTGTTTTGATTCCATCATAGTTTAGATTATCTGTGCTAGAATAGCCGTTTAGATATTCTTTTGTAATTTTCCCTTGTGCATTTAGTCGTCGAATTTTTGAAGATATTTCTTTTGCTAAGGTATTGGTTATTGTATCCAGAGCGTTGCGGAAAGCTATTTTGTAAATTTTCATATTCATTATAATTCTTGGTTTGAAAATTGAACTCCTGCATTTTTGTAGTTGCTTCCAGTCTAATTTAATGTATAATATTATCGTAACCAAATTAGAAAGGAGATAGGATGAAATATTACATACAGCGGCATGCAAGTGGATATGTTGGCAATTGTTTATTGTGGTGGAGGAAAGGTGGACATGGATATACCTGTGACTTAGATGATGCTGAAGTTTTTGAGTCAGAGTCTGAGGAATTTAAATCCGCTTCAAGAGATAAATCAACATTTACAGCTTGGGAAAAAGATTATGTTGATTCAGTTTCTCAAAGGCATGCGGTTTGTGAGAGTTTGGATTTCAAGAAACATTCATTATTTAAGGAGTAAAATGATAACAATAAGAGATTTTTATACCAGTAGATGTGTTCCATGTCAGCAATTAGCTCCTGTTTTGGAAAAAATTGCTAATGAGAATGATGATGTTAAGTTAGTTAAAATTGATTGTGAGAAGAATCTTGAGTTAGCTATTGCAGAAGGAATCCGTTCAGTCCCAGTTTTAATTATTGAATCAGATAATGGTGACGTAGTTAGATTAAATGGTATGCAAACGGAAGCTGCTATTTTAAAAGAGATTGATTTGATGCGTTAAAATATGCATAAGTTAATTGTATATATTGATATGGATGGCGTTTTATGTGATTTCAAATCTGCATATGACGCTAAAAAACATATTATTAAGTATCCTCAGGCGGAATTTGATTTTTTCAGAAAATTAAAGCCAATTGAAGGGGCGATAGACGCTTTCAATGCCTTATTTGAAAAATTCGATACCTATATATTGACAGCTCCATCTATTTATAATCCGATTTGTTATATGGAAAAAAGGTTGTGGGTAGAAGATTATTTAGGGCTAAGGGCGGTTGAAAAATTGATATTAAGCAATCATAAAGAGTTGTTGATCGGCGATTATTTAATAGATGATAATTGCAAAGGTCAAGGACAAGATGGATTCAAGGGGAAATTGATTCATTTTGGTTCGGATAAGGTTAAATCATGGTCAGATGTTATGATGTATTTTAAGTCAAAGGAGTAATTATGATTAGAGAGATTTTGGGCAAAACATATGGCGACGATCTTAGGTTTATGGATGGTTTCGATGATTGTATAGAAGGGGTAGTTGAATGTTTCGGTCAACCCAATATTGTCTGTTATGATAAGGCTAAGGTAATTGCGAAACTTATGGAAGACGGAATAGAGGAAGAAGAGGCTGAAGAATATTTTAATTTTAATCAACTCGGCGCATATGTTGGAGAAACAACTCCGTGTTTTTTGACTAAAATAAATTACAATAAGCCAAAATTAGATAATAAGCAGGAGTTGTGCAAGAAAATAATGTTAGTTTGGGACGAATTGTGTAAACACGAACCAAAAATAATTCAAGACGCAAAGAAACTTGAATATTCTTTTATTGATGATATAGGGAATAAGATGTTGACCTTATCCATAAAGGAATTGAATTCAACAAGTAAATATGTTGTTGAACATTTTTGTAATGAAAACCTTTGTGCAGAAAAAGCAATGGCAGACATAGGACTGTGGGCGTTCACAGAGTCTGACGATAGTACTTATGATGAAGTGATGGATCTATTGAAAAAATAAGGTTTGAATATGAAATTAAAAAACATAAAAATGTCAATGAGTCGTATGATTGTAATTGGAATTGCGTTGTTTTTTGTGTTTATAGGTAGTGGATGTTGTGTTTTTCGTGGGTTGGCTGAAATGGGATTTATGGGGGCGGGATGGAAATCTTCTGATATTCCGACAGAATCCAATGACTTAATTGAAGATAACTCAAATTAATTATTGAAATTTAGAATTTATCGCATATAATGTTATTAGTTTGACGGAATTAGAAAGGATGGTTTATATGGGGTTAGGAATTGGATTTGGAAAGTATAACAGGAGTCATTGTGTGTCTTACAAAAGTTCTGGAAACTATGGGAACTGGGTGAATTCTCAACCTGCTAAACCTGAAAATTTGGATGTTGTTTTGCCTAATCCAGATCCAGAGAGATTTACTATTATTTCAACAATACAAATAGGAAAATCTTTGGTTGTTGAAGTCAATTATCCTGATTGCATTAATTATGAAGGGAATAAGATTCTAGTGTTCAGCGATTGCGAAGAAAGAGAACTAAGAAGTAGGAAGACGCTAGACCCTCATTTTTCTCCCGATAATGGACCGATTGCCAGATTTGCTCCAACGGTTGAAGGTCTTCGATTGGCTGTTAAATTGGCTCATTTGATTAAGGAAACAAAATGACTGACGAAACTGAATCTATTAATTTAGACACCTACGATATGCCTAGAAGAGAAAAGGCTAAAGAATTGGGATGGACGGATGTTGCATGGACTTATGATGATATATATGGTGGAATATATCTTGGGGGAGTAAACCCATTAACAAAAGAGTGGGATAAAGTTCCGCATATGAATATTAATATAACAATAGAAGGATGTTGTTCAATGCATAAGTCTGAAATTGCTAAAATAATTGGGGAAAGACTTAAGGAAACAGGATTTGGTACGGTATTTATAATTGGCACCGATTACAAAGGGGAATATTTCAAGGGATTGTTAAGTGACGAATCTGTAACAATAGAAGTCGTGCCAGAAAAATTTCAGATTAGAGACGGTTTTGAGGGTAATATGGAATACGTACTGAAGAGCAGAGAACGAAACAAAATTGAACTAAATACAATTATATAGATGATAACATGATTGCGATTGAACGAATAGAAGATGGATATAGGATAACTATTACTGAGTTTAGATGGACATATTGGGTTTATCCTGATCTGCATGAAATATATAACAATGGCGAAAGATTTAAGGCTAGGAGTGCTCCAGTTTCTCCACGATTAACCCTTTTAGGTAATTGGACGATGGGTACAGTCTTAGACCAAATATTAATACAATGTCAAAAAAAGGAAAAACAAGACGAGATAGAAAGGGCAACATGAATACGCTAAAAGAACAGATTCAAGATGACGTACTCCATCGGCTAAAGCACAATGGTTTCTTACTCCCATTAATGCTATAACTTAGGATTTCAATTTTCATGACATCAAACGCTTTCTCTTTCAAGATCACGTCTGAAGGATAAATTGATATTTGGTTTATACTTCACCCCAAATATCAATGGAAGCGTCATTCTTCCTATTACGTCCAAACTATAAAGCCCAAACGATACTTGCGATGCACTTTCATTAATATATAAATTGTATATGTTAATAGCACCAACTCCATCCCTGTCAAAAACAAATCCACATTTATCACATTTGAAAACTCTTCCTTTCGGAGAAGATTCCTTAATATGATTGCAACTAGGACATGTTCTCGATGTGTTGTATTCTGGAATAATTTCACATTTCCCACCAACACTCTCAAATTTATACCTGATATATTCCTTTAACTTCTGTTCAGGATTTTGCGTTATTTTCTGGTTATTCGCTTTCCCTAAATTCGTATCCTTGTGAGTACTTGAATTATTTCCAATAACAATTGTATTTATATTGTTTCCAATAGCATCATTGACAATTCTTCTTGCATATTTATGAAGAATATCTTTTTCTTTGTTCTTTATCTTTTTCACATTACTTCTATATGCTCTTTTAAGATATTTCCTTCGTCTTGATTCCTTCCCGGCATTTGCATATTTGGATTGAGTTTTTGCCAATAATTTATTCCTCAATTTTCCTAATGCAAGAAACTCCTTACCTGAATATGTGTTTATTGCGTCAGGAGTGCATGTTGTGGCAATCCTTTTAACTCCTAAATCAATTGACATTACTTCTTCTGATTTGTTTATGGTATTTTGGAGTTTTGTATTGCAAACCATATTGATTTTCCAACCAGTGAAACAATCATAGGAAATCGTTATGTATTTCGGAATTGGAAGATCGTCGCCCCACTTTATCTTGATTGGTTCAAATGGTTTCTTGACCGACAACAATAAATACCCATTTCGTCTTCTAATCGCTTCCTCTTTGAATATAACAGATCTAAGATATTTTTCCTTATGTGGAGGTTTTGGTTGTCCTGTGAAATTAGATGGGTTTGCCTTATATGCTTTTAATGCTTTCGTGAAATTTTTGAAATCGTTTATGTACGCTTCATAAGATCCTTGCAATGATTGGGCGATTAGGAATTTTGGTTTATAAGTATTGTAAATGGTTTTCCCAATAGCCTTGAAATCATTTCCTTCCGAATGAAGTTTCATAGCCATATTATATATCTCAGATGATTCATGGGACATATCGAATATAAATGCGTTTGGTTTGTATGTCTGTGAATATGTTCTTGTATCATATTCCTTGACATTATCTATTTTTATATTGTCTTTTTTATACATTTTTCTGATCTTCTATATATTTCTTGACTATTTCCAATGATACGCTTCCAACGGTTGATATGAATTTTGATCTTGTCCATAACGTGGGGAGTCTGGATTTCAAATATGGGAATTCCGATCTAAGTGTATTTGAAGTATATCCTTTGATTTTTGCGATTTGATTATTAATTCCTAGTTTTGGGTTGCAATCAATTAAGAGGTGAACGTGGTCTGGCATGATTTCTATTTCTATTATTTTGTATTGATATTCTGTTTGTTTTTCTAGGATAAGTTCTTTGAGTCGTTTTGCGATATTTTCGTCGAGGACTTTTCTTCTATATTTTGGGCAGAAGATAACGTGATATTGACATGAGTATACGGAGTTGCAGTCTTTGTTATATTCTTTATGGTTATTTACCAGTTCCATTATATTTTCTCCTATTTATTACTTAACACAATATATTGTACAATAAAAGATAATGAAATTCCTTCTTGATTTTGAAAATATTTTTGTTATAATAAGAAAAATGGAATAAGTATTGAAGATATTTGGTTTATAGTTGCGAAATTCATCCACGCGCTAAAGCATCGTGGTTCTCTTTCGAAAGTTCCTATAGAAAACAAAATGAATAACAGTTTAAAAGCAAGTTTTTGTGAACATTCAGATGAGTCTTCTGGTGTCGCTTATATTTGTTGGGGTGATTGTCAAAATTGGCATATTGGGTATATCCACCAAGAAGCAACTGAAATGTTTGGAGAGTCTGAAGTCGGGTCTCTTAAACGAGATGATAATCAGGTTTTATATTTTGAATTTTCAGATAATGTTGATTTTGTTGCTTTGGGAAATAAAATTGGCGTTAGACGGTCTACAATATCATGGTCAAGTTCTTCAGAGCGTCCTGTTCGAACATATGACCATAAAATAAAAAGGAAATTATGAAATTTAGAGTATGGGATAAATTAAGAAAAGCGCATATATATTATGATCCTAAAAAATACCAAGGGCATTTCAATATATCTTTAAATGGTAGATTTTTTGATTCACACAATGGTAGTGGCGGAGATGAATATATTGTTCAACTTTGTTCCGATGTAAAGGATGCTAATGGGATTGAAATTTATGAAGGGGATATAGTTCGTACACTTAGGGGAGAAATGCATCCTAATATTGGACATGTTTATTTCGTGGCAGGAACATTTATGATTGATGGTGCAGGAACATTATATGAAGAAGTTACATCTAATGCGCCTGATCAAGCTATGGATATAGAAGTAATAGGGAATGCGTTTGAGGAATATATTGGTTGTAATCATAAGTTTGGGTCAGATGGCGGACAATGCGAATATTGCGGGTGCCAAGGAGGTTTGTTGTGAGTGAAAATACTGCAAGGATATATACAATTACTGGTATAACTAAAGATTTCCCAAAAGGACGGGTTAGAAATTTTGGGTGGTTTCCATTTTTTGAAGAAGCGGAATCTGCGGTTTTGAATAATAGTTGCGGTATGGACGAAGGTGGATTTTATTCAACTATTGTAATTGAAGAATGCGAAAGTGGAGTATACGTTATCGGAAATTATGAAACATCAAATGAATGGGATGGCGAAAAATATAATAAGTCGGAAAAACCATTACGGTGTAAAGGTATTGTGAATTTTAGTTTTTGATTCTTTTAAGGAGCGATATGATTGGTTCTATAATTGGAGATGTTGTTGGAAGTTGTTTTGAATTTGATAATACGGACGATCCTAATTTTGAATTATTTAGCGAAACAAGTACATTCACAGATGATACAGTTCTCACGGTAGCTACAGCAGATGTCATACGATTTGGTGGCAATTTCCTTGAAGAGTATCAAAAAGCTTTCAACAACTATCCTAATCGGGGTTGGGGAGGTATGTTTCTTTCTATTGCGTCAAAAGGAGAATTAGCGCCTTATAACAGCTTTGGGAATGGTTCTGCTATGCGAGTTTCTCCTGTTGGATGGGTTTGTGATAATATAAATGATACAATGGACTTGGCGAAGGAAACATCTATTGTAACCCATGATCATCCTGAAGGTGTAAAGGGCGCTCAAGCAGTAGCTATTGCGATTTATTTGGCTAGGAATGGCTATAATAAAAAATATATAATTGATGCTGTTAGTGAACTTGGTTATGATTTATCTAAGCCTTTAAATGAGTTTGATCATTCTTTTGATGTCACATGTCAAGGTACTATTCCTATATGTATGGCTTTATTTAATGAGACTAAAGATTTTGAAGAAGCGATACGTGTAACTGTTGCTCAGGGCGGAGATTGTGATACGAACGCTTGTATAGTTGGAGGTATTGCGGAAGCGTTTTATGGAATGCCACCAAAATATATGATTGAAGAAACACTTAATAGGCTTCCCGTTGAAATGCAGTTCACAGTTTGTAAATTTGTTGAGAAATTTTGTTATAATAGTTTTGAAGATATGTTCATAAGATAAACAAAACAAGGAGGTGGGAAATGGCTAAGCTAGTTGATAAGGTGTCGATTAAGAATGGTAGATTAGTTAAGGTTTGGAATACTCTGAGGAAGAAGTTTTCAAATGCAAAAATGATTTATTTTGTCATTTGGGTAGAAGACGCTAATGGTAAGAATGAGCGGTGTTTGTTGTTCACGGAATCTGAAATCGCAAGAGCAGAGCATAGAGCACAGAATAAAGAGGATTTAACTAAGAAAAGTCTTTTAACTAATCTATTAGACTAATTTTAAATATAAAGGAGAAAAATGGCAAGAAAGACAAGATCGTATTCAAGAGTTGGTGACGCTACAGATATTATTAACAAGCTTTATGATAAATATACCGATGTTTTTTGGTGTATCAATCCATCTTCAATTGCGGTAATGGGAATTGATAATATGGAAAGATCAGAAAAGGCGGTAGAGAAACAGCCGATTTGGTCGAGAATGAGAAATGTAAAGGGCGTAGAAAAGGCTATCTTTCAGGAACATAATATTGGCGAACGATACATTTTGGAGGTTTACTGGTCGGACTGGCAGGGGTGGAGCGATTCAGTTCGTGCGGCTGTAATTGCCAATCATCTATTGGAAATTACGCCTGAAGTTGAAGTGAAGAACAGTCCTGATTGTGTAGGCTTCAAGATTCTTTATAAGGCGTTGGGAGTTAATTGGGAACATGATATCACTCATATTCCGAATCTTTTGACTTCTGATATTGAGTTTGATTTGGATTTGCGTCCCGGTCTTTCGGAGATTGAGACAATGGAAGAGGATGGCGGACCAGAAGATCCAGGTGATGGGGATGACATCTAATGACAGTTAGAGCAATTGGTAGAAAAACGGAGATTGAGATCAAACCTGCAAAGGAGGTCTCAATCTCTAAAATAATTATTGGTAAAATCGAGCAAGACCTGTCAGATAGGGCGGGTCTTGCTGATCAATGGCATGAGATTGATGATGACATTAAACAAGAGATTAGAAACTCATGGATGGAAATAATTGAGAAAGAGATTGTAGCGGATTATAATAGTTGGACTTGAAATGTTTTTTGAGTTAATTCATGAATCGTCGAAAAGAATTTGGTAAAACATGTGAATTGTGTCGAAAGAAACGCGAAAGTCACATGTTCCCGTTTTTGATTAATGAGAAATATATCAGATTATGCAAACAGTGTTGGGATGATCTGATTGCGAAAAGGACAACAATATGACGGAATCTATTGACGATTTTAATTTGGAATGGCAAAGTTCAAAATTCAAAGATACTATAACTGTATCTAAAAGTTATTTTGAGCATTTGTTGAGCTGTTTGGCTAATCAAAAGTTTATCGGCGATATAAATGCAGACGCTTTAGAATTAGATAAAAAAGAATACGAAAAGATACAGATTGAAAACCAAGATGTTATCGATAAGGCGTGGCGTAATGGTATGTTTATGCTTTGTCTAGAGCATAAAATGGAAGAATCTTGTAAAGAAATACATAAAAAATATTGTGATTTTTGGAACAGTCACGTAGATTTTATAAATAATCTAATGGCGGAAGATAAAAAGTTATTTCCAGAAGATGAGAATATTACTTTCAAATGGGTGCATCTAGTCCAACAAGAAATCGAGATGTGGATTTCTTTATGTTCTTCTTCGAGTAATTCTAATCTTATCATAGACTGTAAAAACGAGATATATAAACACGGATATGTTGAGATTGACGACTTTGATTTTATTTGCAACAGAAGAGGATTTACGCCAGCAATGATTGATTTTTTGGTTGATATTTTAAAAGAAATCGGAATCGGAGAGAAATTAAATTATAGTTCTTGAAAAACAACTATGGATAAACTATAATTTAGCATTGGAGGAATTATGGCAGAGGGATTTATAGAAAAAATTGTAATTGAGGATGAATGGACTAGTGGCGGTGAACAGTTTAGGTTGATTGATGTTGGTGCCGGTCCAATGCGTTTGCAGGTTCTCAAAGATGGAGAGTGGGTTAAAGAAAGCGAACATTATGAGTGGGGAGTTTTAACCCATAGGATTAAGTCACTTGCGGCAATTACAAACAATTTTATTAGCGACGGAGGAGACGTTTTCTAAAAAGACATTTGAAAGGGGAATTATGGGCGACAAGTTAAAAGAAATAAGTAAAATGCTATCGTTGGTTCTAAGGCATGATCCGAAGAAGATTGGCATAGAATTAGACAATAATGGGTGGACAAGTGTTGACAATTTGATCACAAAGGTTAATCTATCTTTTAATGGTCGATACTTTATTACAAAAGATATACTTGACGAAATCGTTAGAACAAACAACAAGAAGCGTTTCGAGTATAGTTCTGATGGGTCAATGATTAGGGCAAGACAGGGACATTCTGTTTCTGTTGATTTGGGCTATAAACCAGTTACTCCTCCAGAGGTCTTATATCATGGAACGTCCGAAGATGTCGTTGATTCTATTTTCGAGAATGGAATTGAAAAACGAAGTCGTCACCATGTCCATCTTTCGGAAAATCATGAAACCGCTATGGCTGTAGGTAAGAGACATGGAAAGCCTTGTGCATTGACGATAGATTGCAAGAGTATGGTCGCGGATGGATATGAATTTTTCAAGACGGATAACGGAGTCTGGTTAGTAGATCATGTTCCGTCTATTTATATCTACTCTGAATTACGATTTAAGTCAAAATCTAAGCAAAGCAACGAAAGAATTCAAAGTTATTTTAACGAAACAGAATCTGAAATTGAAAAAAAATTAGAAAAAGATGATGGCATAAGCAGGTATAGGTTCGAACAAAATCCTGCTGAAAGAATTTTCGTTGAAGAATTTATGGAACAAGATAAGTGGAGTAATACTTTGGAATATATATTGTCCAGCTATTCTAATATAAGACAAGATGTAACAGATGAACAAAGAGCTGTTGCAATGACGATTATTCAGTGGATGGGTTCTCCTTGTGGTCAATCGTTCCTTCAAGTAGTTGCAGAAAGATGTAAAAAAGAAGGATGTAAGTTGCGAGGTTTTTAAAAAAATGAAAACCGAAAAAGGAATACCGATTTTAAATGATAATCATGATATAGAAAAACTATATTTGTCTATTCTTTCTAATGCTTTCAGGGAGATGACTAATTCTTTGGTTGAAATGGAAATACAAGACGCGAATCCAAAAGATATGATGGAAAAATGCGTGTGGCCAATTCTACATGAAGCTGGAAGAAGGGTTTCAACTATATTGAGTGGTGATTTGGATGTTCCTGATGGCGGCTTTGATTTGGTGGTTGGTTAATTGAAGGAATAGTAGAAAAAATATTTGAAATATCATTAAATGTAGTTATAATATAGTTATATTTGATCTTTGATTCAATGGGAGCGCTAGGAATCGATTGGCGTTTGAAAAAGTATTATTGCATGCAGAAGATCATGGCTGGCTTCTATAAATATCCATGAAAAACAAGTAAACGGCGAAAGTCTTAAACTTGCTGCCTAATTAAAGGTAGCCAGAAACGGAGCAAGATAGTCTTGGTAGCTCTTAGTACTGTTGATTACAAGGCGGCGATTTGATTAAGCCTAATGGTCATGGCAAGAACGGGAAGACGTTCTGCGACTCATAATAAGCAATGAGAAGGTTTCTTTTGTTGAGCCTTTTAAATCAGCACAACAAGCATGTGAAGAAGTAATATCGTTTCTCGCACAACACGGGAGTTCGACTCTCCCCGCTTCCACCATTTTTTGAGTGTTAGATTAAGTGTGTTCAATAAAAAAAGGAGGGAATAATGTTGAAATTATCAATTGTGTCGTTGGTTGTTGTGTTATCGTTGGTTTGTCCAAGTGGGGCTAGACCAGCTAAATTTGATTATAATGGCGATGGTCGGTCGGAACTTGTTGTCGTAGCCAATGGAACATGGTCGGCAATTACGCACGATTCATCTTATTTCGTAACAAAAAAAATAGGTGACAACAGTTCAATCCCATTGACTGGTAATTATTTGTATAGTGATGGAGTCAAGAGTGATTTCGCAATTTATAATAACGTAAATGCGAATTGGCAAATACAAAGAACATCAGATCTAATATGGACTAGGAATAGTACATTTGGATTTAGCGGCGTTTATCCAATTCCAGCAGATTATGACGGAGACGGTATTACTGATTTAGCTGTTTATTATGACAAAAAATGGTATTTGCAGAGAACTAAGTCTAAATTTATAATTATAGATTTTGGCGATGAAAACAGCCTCCCTGCTGTAGGGGATTTCAATGGAGATGGGACGGATGACATTGCTGTGGTTGCAAACAATAAGGACACGATGAAAATGAAATGGAAGGTTTATCTGTCTGCAACTAATATTGTAGAGTTTGAATTTGGAGAATTAGATTCCGTTCCAATACCTGGTTATTACATAAATCGTTCTAATGTTACTCCTGCTGTTTGGTCTGTGGACAAATCTACGGGTGATGGTTATTTCGTTCTATCGAAAGTGTTTGGTGCTGATGAATCTCCATTTAAAATAAAATTTGGAAAAGCAACTGACATCCCAATTGCCGGATGTGATTTTGATGGTGATGGTAAAACGGATATGGCAACATATGACAATAATGGTGTATGGTCTATTTGGTTGAGCAGATCGGGTGGCAAGAAAATCAATTTTGGACACAAAGGTGCTAGAGCGGCCGGTGAATATAGATATAGCATTCATATGCCCATTATCGAGCCGAAAGATTTCAAAGGAACCTTATGGAAAGCCACAAACCATAATAAAGATGGTGTAGCTATTCTTTTTGCCAAAAAATACCGAGCCGAGTATGACGCGCAATTGTGGTCTGGACTTGTTGTCTCTACCGATCCTACTGGCAAAAACGTATTACCTGGCGGAGTAGGTCGAATCGTACCACCATACGCAGATGGAAGACCAATTATACGGGTTGATAAGGATGGTTCATATTTTGGTACGAATGCGGTATATATGGTTTTGCTTTATAAAGACGGCAGGAAACAACCTTGGCTTATTCCAAATCCTAGTTTAAGAACTGAATGAAATATTTAAAACGACGAAAGGAACAATGAGATATAACATCGGAGATACGGTCAACTATCATTCCATGGTTGGCGGAACAATAACAAGTACGGGGCATGTCATAGAATTAATAGATTTAGCTCCTAATAATTTCGGGTGTAATGTTGCATGGATTACTGGAAAATCAGGATGTGTCTGTCTTGATAATTTATCCAACAAACAAAATCCCATGAAACCATATGTGAAGTTATCTAGAAGCAAAAAGAGATATCAGGAATATCTTAAATCTGAAGAATTGGGTGGTTTTGCAGAATGGCTGGGAATTGAAAAATAACAATGAAGGAATAATATGACAAATTGAAAAATAACAATGAAGGAATAATATGACAAAAAGCATTAAGATTGTATATGAAGATTGGAGTATTTCAGCGAGTAGCGTTTTTGCAACAGGTAACATTTTTGCAAGTAAAATTAAAGAAGCGATTGTTGAGTTTGACGGGAATAATACGCCCTATGTAGAATCCATGAGTTATTCTGATAATTTTGATAGTTTTGTTCATGATGTATTTAATTCTGGTTTCGTTTATATTAATCAAAGAAAAGCCGTTTCAATTTTACAGATTAAATGTTTTGAATTTAATGATGTTGAAGGCGTAAAAGATACTACTTCTGTGAATGCAACTCCGCAACAAGCTTCTCAAAACACTTTAAAGCGCAAATCTAATAAGCGGAATATAAGAAAACAAAGAAAACCTATTGAAAAGAAAAACGCAGTAAACGATGGAGTAAAAAATGAATGATGATATGGGAGACCGCATAAAAGAATACGAATCTATTTCAAAAATTCGTATGACAAAAAGGGTTCCTGTTATAATCAGATGTGATGGGAAATCATTTAGTAATTTTTGTAAACGTTTTGAATTGCCCTATGATATTTATTTTAATACATATATGAATAATGTCATGAAATATCTTTGTGCGAATATACAAGGAGCAAAGTTGGCGGAACGACATTCTGATGAGATATCTATTCTAGTTACAGATTACGATAATATAAACACAGACTCTTATTTCGATTATCAAGTTCAAAAGATATGTTCTATTGTTTCAAGCATGGCAACGGCAGAGTTTTGTAGACAGTTAATGCTAAAGGATATTATAATAAAAAAATATATGTATTATGGTACAGATTCTGTCGATATTGAAGTGCCCAATAAAATCTGTTTAACAACTGATGAGCCATTTCCGTCCTTTGATTGTAGGTGCTTTAATTTGCCAGAATCAGAAATATCTAATTATTTTTATTGGCGTTTAAAAGATGCCGTTAGAAATTCTATAAATATGACTGCTCAATCTAAATTCAGCCACAAACAGTTGCAAGGCGTATCTTGTAATCAAATGCAGGAAATGTTATTCAAGGAACATAATTTCAATTGGAATAATTTGCCTTCGGGACAGAAAACGGGCTTTATCTGCTTAAAAAGGAAAATCAACAGTGAAATTCCTGACGGACCATATAAGGGCGTTCTATTTGAAAGAAACTCATGGATTGTTGATCCTGCACCATCTCAGCTACAGGATTTGCGAGATATTGTTTATTCTATTTTCGGCAAAGAATAGTTCTTGTAAAAGTAAAAGTTGTATAATATTGAATAATGAAAATAAGAAATGTCGATTTTTGTTTTGATGGCGGCACAGCGATTATAGATACGGATGAAGGATTCTATTACGTGGATCGTCGATTGGGCACAAATACATGTGGTTATATTTATAAATGTGCTTATCCAGACGAAGAAGGTTCTATTATCGCAAATGACGTTAAAGATGAATTGTTATTGGCTCTGCAAAGTAATAGAGACGCAATGTGTCCTGCAACAATAGATGCTTTGATTTTAAACGCTCTGATTTTAGATATTAAAAAATGTAATTGAATTTAAACAACAAATGTCAAGGAGTAGCTATGGGTTTCTTTTGCTGCGTGGAAGGTCCAAATGGAAGTGGGAAAACGTCTTTAATAAAATCATTATCTGAAAAAGGATATAATACCTTATCAAGTCCAAATGGAACACCTTTGGCTCAGATGTTGCGTTCTGCATGTAGGGGAACTGAACCATGGACGGATATTGACAAACAAGTTCAGTTCATGCTTTTTAGTGCGGCTCGTTTGGATGAATATATAAGATTAGTCCATAATGTAGATAAAATTGTTTTTGCAGATAGATGGTGGACTTCTACATATGTTTATCAGGTTGTACTTCAGGGTCTTCCAGCAGAGTTTCTTGAACATACCATCCATCCAGAGGAAAAAGTCGATCTGGTTGTTCTGTTGGATGGAGAAGATGATGTATTGATTAATCGAGTATTCGCTGAAAGGTCTTTAAATCCTGAACATGGTAAATGCAGATGGACGCAAGATGCCGAGATGATGAAACAACTTATACGCATCTACAGAGAGGATTTGCCTATATATCTTGCGAGTAAAGGGATAAAAACTTGCAGAATTGATACAACCAATTTGGATAGAGATATGGTTTCTGAAAAAGTTATTGAAATTGTCAAAAAAAATGAATAAAGTAATACAAGGCGATTGTTTAGAAGTTATGAAGGAGATGCCATCAAATAGCGTTAATTTGGTGTTTACATCTCCACCATACAATATGCGGACTAGAATCAGTAAAGGTAAATATATTACTCGCGAAAAGACAGAACATTTCAGCAAAAAATACAAGCACTTTGATGACGCTCTGCCTATTGATGAATTTTATTCCTTTCATAAATCTTGTATAATGGAAATGTTAAGAATATCGCCAATCGTAGTTTATAATTTTCAAATTGTAACTGGCAGTAAAGAAGCTTTTTTCAAAATTATTGGCGATTTCAATCAGGATATAAAAGATATTATCATATGGGATAAGGGGCATGGACAACCAGCGATGCATGCTAATATATTAAATAGCGCATATGAGATGATTTTGGTATTGGAAGGAGATAAAAAATGCGGTCGTTTAATCCAAAATGCAAAATTCAAGCGTGGAGAAATGCAGAATATTTTGAGAATAGGTAGGGGTAAAAAAGTCTCCAAGATTCATTCCGCTACATTTCCAGATAAATTGGCTGAGGAAATAATTACTAATTTTTCAAATGAAGGAGATATTGTTCTTGATCCATTCGCAGGAAGCGGTACAGTAGGCAAAGTAGCTGAAAGATTGAAAAGGAATTATATTCTTATTGAAAAAGAGCCTGAATACATAGATATAATTAATCAACAAATCGAAAAAGGATAAATCATGCAACATCTTAATTTACCATTTATAAAAGAACGAGTAAAAGCGGCTCATCTTAATTTTATTGAGTCTGTTGGTGAAATGCCAGAAAAAATGTCAGCGGATCATCAGTTTTTGTTGAAGAGGATGGAAGCAAGACTATCTTCAATATTGAAATGTTTTATAGATTTAGGAGTTATTGATAGCGCGACATTAATAAAAGATAGTTCGTTAGATTCGTCATGTTCTTGTACTAAATTGAATAAGAAAGCATATGATAAAGCCGTATACATATGGACGAACGGAATTAATATAGTAATAAAGTCGGTTAATTACCCGTCTTGGTCGGGATTAGATTTAGGGGACTCAATTACCGTTAGTGTAATTGATTTTGAGACTCATAATTGGATTGAGTTTTCGGACAATTTATTGCATTTTATTCATAAGGTTATTTATGCTAGAACTAAATCTATAGAAGCGCAGATATTTGAGACCAATTAAAGGAGAAAAATGAAAGCATATAAAGCAACTTACAACATGAAATGCAGAGACATGGAATATGAAGTCGGTAAAACCTACATTCACGATGGAGAACTCATAATATGCGAACAAGGTTTCCACTTCTGTAAGAAAGCAATAGACACATTAAATTATTATTATTACGATAAAAATTTTAAACTCATGGAGATTGATGTTATAGGTGATATTATTGATGAAGGTATTAAATCAGTTACTAATAAATTAACAGTTATTAGAGTTATCCCTAAATCTGAATATCCTGAATTAATTGGATTTACTCTTGACGAAAATGATAATATTATTAAACGGGTGTATCCAGATGGTGAAACCTCATTGTTTGAATATGACCAAAACAATAACATGATAAAAGAAGTATGTTCAAATGGTGAAACTTTGTTTGAATATGATCAAAACAATAACCAAATTAAAGCAGTATATCCAAACGGTAATGTTTGGTCTTCCGAATATGACGAAAACAATAATAGGACAAAACTAGTATACCCAGATGGAACGACTTATTTGTGCGTATATGACGAAAACAATAATTTAATTCAAGAATTTTATGGAGACGGACAGTTAAGGAGTTAATTAATGATTGAATTCATTGATTGATGTTATTGGAGAATATGACAAAAGAAGAATTGGATGCAGAGTATGAAGAGAGACTTTATGAGTTGCAACAAAAATGCGACCACGTATTGATTAATGTAAGTGCAGGTTCATATGGTTCAGATTGTTATGGGACGTGTAAGTTTTGCGATGTGGAGATTCAATTTGATGCCAGAATCGCTAGAGATCAAAATGAAGCAGAGTCGGTTGAACTAATTTCATGGAATCGTATTGGGAGTAGGGAGAAGAACGAAGCCGTTTTGCACCGTTTTGGTATAATACTGTCACATTCCGATGTTGAAAAATATTATTCAGATGCTAGGTTATTTAAAACGCGCAATACATTGGCTGAAGTTATTCTTAACCTTATAAAAGAAAAGCCATATACAACATGGGCGAAATGTATAAATCGTTAGAGATTGGTTACTTGGAGAAAATATGATTGAATTTACTGGCGAAAAATATGTTAATCTGCACAACCATTCATATTATAGCGCATTAGATGGATTATCTTCTCCTGAGGATATGGTTGATGCCTGTATCGCTAATGGTTCAAGAGCTTTGGCAATTACAGACCATGGAACTTGTGGCGGATGGTATAATTTTCAAAAAGTATGTCTAGCTAAAGGTGTAAAACCTATACTTGGCAATGAAGTATATATTTCTCCAGACCACACTTCTGTAGACCCTAAAGACCCACGTTATCATCTAGTTCTTTTAGCTAAGAATCATTTAGGTGTTCAGAACCTCATGGAACTATCAACTATCGCAGAAACAAAAGGTAAATATAAGAAGCCGCGTATTGACTTTAAATTATTACAAGCTCATCACGAAGGGCTAATATGCATGAGTGCTTGTTGCATTGGAGAATTGCCGTCTAAGCTATGGCAGGGGGATAATGATGGCGCTGTCAAGATGGCTAATGAATATAAGGATTTATTTGGCGACGATTACTATATTGAAATCATGATGCATAAATACAATCAGAATGCACAAGAACAAGAAAAAAGAGAAAAAGTTCTTGCTAAACAATTGTATTCATTAGCGAAGAAACTGAATATAAAAACGGTTTGCAGTAACGACGCTCATTACGCTAATCGGTCAGATGCACCTTATCATGACGTTATGTTGTCAATGCAAACTCATGATCATATTAAAAATCCAGATCGTTTTACATTCAACGGAGAACAGTTCTATTTGAGACCATATGAAGAGATGTATGATTTATATAAGAGTGCGCCTGAAATGTTACTTCATACTGTTGAAATAGCGGAGAAGATAGAGAGTGATGCGATATTGTTGCCTTCAAAAGATTTGCTTCCGATATTTAATGTTCCGCAAGGGGTTACTAGTGAAACTGCTTATTTAAAGGAATTAGTTAAAGAGGGTATGAAGTTACATGGTTTCATTAACGATCCAATATATAGAGAACGTATAAAGATGGAAATGGAACTTATTGTAAGATGCGGATTCGTGCGATATTTCTTAACTTTGTGGGATATTATAAATTATGCGAAACAACAAGGGGTTCGCACCGGAATTGGTCGCGGAAGCGGAGCGGGTAGTTTGTGTTTGTATTGTTTAGGAATCACGAAACTAGATCCGATTAAGTATGGTTTATTGTTTGAACGATTCATTAATCCGGAACGTGTAAGTCCGCCAGATGTAGATATTGACTTTGATTATTCCCGTAGAGATGAGATATTTGACTATATCATCAGAAAATATGGGACTGATTATTGTTGTAAAATTGGCACATACAATACGTTTAAAGCTAAGGGGGCGATTAGATACGCAGCCAAAGCATTAGACATAGGCAATGATTGGGAAACATATCAAGCTGCCAAGAAACGAAATCCAAATGCAAAAATAGAAATGACCAAGAAGAGTCTGGATTTGGCTGATTTTATCGCTAAACAGATTCCAGAGGTTCCAGGTACAACAATCGAATCAGCTTTGAAAGATGATGAATCGTTCCGTAGTGCTATGCAGAAATATCCTAAGCTTTTAGATGCAGTAAGACATGTTGAGAACACTGTATCTTCTGCTGGCGTTCATCCTGCTGGTATTATTATCTGCAAAGACCCTATTGCCAAACATATCCCCTTACGTGAATCTAAGGGTGCGATATGTTCTCAATTCGTAATGTCTGAGGTAGATGAGTTGGGATTGCTTAAATTGGATATGCTTGCTCTAAAGACATTGACGGTTATTGAAGATACTGTCCAAATGATTAAAAAGCGATATGGAATTGATATTGACATTGACAATTTAGATCCAACAGACAAAAATGTTTTTAAGTTGTTTAATGGCGGATATAAAAATATGGACAATAGGGGTATATTCCAATTTGAAGCGCATGGCATTTCTAAACTATTAAAAAGTATTAGAGTGGATACGTTCAATGATTTGGTTGTTTGCAACGCCCTCTATCGTCCTGGTCCTTTGGGCGCAGGAGTTCATGAGTTATATAGCGACTACAAGCATGGTCGTAAAAAGATTGAATATTTGCATCCAAAGATGGGAGAGGTGCTAAAAGATACCTATGGGATTATGTGTTTTTCAAAGGATCAAATAGTTTATACAAATAATGGTCCAAAATGTATTGAAGAAATATGCAAGCAACCGGTGTATTGCTTGGACAATGGTAAATTAAACAAATATCCTTCTGTTAATGGGGCGTTTAAAAGTGGAGTGCGAGAAATTTTCGAATATACGTTGTCGAATGGAGCTATTATAAAAAGCACTAACGACCATCCAATTTTTAATGGAGAAAATTATATTGCTATGGATGAAATATTTTATAAAAAATTACCTATCCATTATACGTTGGGGAATATAAAGGATTCAACCGAGAATGAAAAAATGGAGAAGAAAGCTTATTTATGGGGGGCTTTAATCGGCGACGGGACTACGAAGCCTTCAACTCCTATATTGTGTGTTGGTAAAAATAAAAGTTATGGCGAAATGGTAATAAACTTATTTTCCGATGTATATGGGGAGGACGGTGACGCAAATTTGTTTTATTCTACAAGATCTTGGTATGTAAGATTTTCTTTTAAAAGTAATTCTTGCAAATGGGGAACGAATAAAACTAATCAATTAAAGAATGAACTTGAATCTATGAATTTAAGGTGTTTGTCCATTGATAAATTTTTGCCGTTTGACAGTCTTAAACCAAATCGTCGAATCTATTTATCGTTGTTGGCAGGGCTTGTAGACACTGACGGCAGTATACAAAAAGATATTTATTATTCATCGTCAAGTAAACAGTTGTTAATTGATGTTGAATATGTTTTATGGAGGCTTGGATATACGACATACAGAAGTCATCATATGGTTCATGTGTATGAGAGTATTGACCTATTTAATGAACTTCAGCCGTATCTTATTAATAAAAAAGGTGCAAATCGACTATATTGCAATGGAGGCAATATTCGTTTGAATTCAAAAATGGTTGCTGAATTGCTAAAAAATAAAATAGGCAATATGTCGGTTCGAAAGTTTTGCGAGATAAACAAGTTGAATAGATGTACCGTTATGAGGATTATGTCGCAGAAGAATACATGGTGCAAAAAAAGCGGCGTCGAAAGAGTATTGAATAAAGATGAAATTAATGCTTGCAAATGCATTTTTGTTGAGCGTCGTAAGTCATTGGGGATGCAGGATGTATATGACTTAAGTATGCCACATGACGATCACAATTTCATTGTTAATTCAGGCGTTTCTGTTCATAACTGTTTTCAAGAAAATATTATGAAAGTTGTTCAGGTTCTTGCTGGATTCACTTTAGGACAGGCGGATTGGCTCAGAAAGGTTATTGGCAAGAAAAAGCCAGAACTTATAAAGAAAGAAAATCTTGACACTTTATTTATAGAGGGTTGTAAAAAGCATTCTGATATCGACCCGAAAGTTGCAAAAGCTATATTTGATCAGATTGAATATTTCGGTGGATATGGCTTCAACCTATCCCACGCGGCGAGCTATTCCCTGATTTCTTATCAAACAGCTTGGCTTAAAGTTTACTATCCGCTTGAGTATATGTGTAATCTTTTGTCTTCGGAAATAAATAACAGCGACAAAGGATTTAAATTAAACTCTTACCTAAGTGAAGCACGGAGAATGAATTTAGTTGTTAAAGGGGCAGATATTAACAAGAGCGGTCTAAAATATAGTATCGCCAGTTTTAGAGATGAAATTTCTGGAGAAGAAAAGGATGGGATTAGAACGCCTTTGACGATTTTAAATGGGGTTGGCGAGAAAGCGGTAGAAAGTATTGTTGCAAATCAACCTTTTGCCAATTTAAAAGAGTTTTTGCATTCAGTTGATACTAGAAAAGTTACTAGTCGGGTGTTTACCGCTTTAGTAGAAAACGGATGCATGAGGGACAGTTGGGGGATTGGAGATGAAGCTTTGTTGAATCAATATGTGGATGTAAAGGCAGAAGTCGATAAGGAAAAGAAACAGAAGAAGAAAAAGGAAGAACAAATGGATCAATATGGAGGTGTTTCAATATTTTCTGCATTTGGTTCTGAAGGATTAGAAATTTAATTGTATAATAGATGTATCAAAGTTAAAATCAATAGGAGTAAAACATGTCACAAAGAAAAATATCAGAATGCATTAATGTAAGAATTAACGTTGGTAATTATCAGCATATTGAATTAAGTAAATATGCAGAAGAAACGATTGAATATTCTTCCAAAGAGGAGCTTATTCAAAAGGAAGATTCGTTGAGGGATGACCTTATCGCAAGTGTAATCCGTAGTATGAAGTCTATTCCAGAAAGATTGGGTAAAGGTGTTGAAGCTGCAATCGAGGTGGAAGAGTCCATTAAGAAAGCAATCCCTTCATGGCTTGAAAACGGTGCGGTTCCTAACATTGCCAATCTTCCTAAGAAAAACAATCTAAAGGATGCGGCTGAGCAAAAGAACAAGAAGGACGAAGCTGCTAAAAATCTTGTTGAAGTTACAGATACAGTTATTCCTGAAGTAAAAGCTGAAGTAAAAAAATCAACAGTGGCTGTCGTGACTACAAAAACTCCCGTTAGTTCAGATGATCTTTTTGAAGATGACTCTGTTGTAACTACATTTGAATCGGCTAATGTTCTTCCAATAGATAATACTGAGACAAAGAAGGTTGATAAAAGTGCAGAGTTAGATGGATTTTTTGACGGTGATGATGACGATTTGTTTGGCGACATATCATAAAATAAGGAGAAAAATGAAAGAAATGAAGTTAGAAAGAGTTAGTAGTGAAGAATTGATTTCAATGTTTGAAGAGGCTTTTGAACATCAAGTGGCTCAACTGAATGATATTGAATCTTTTGGTGTCGAATGCAATGAGCGGGGTATGGGTAAGCCTGTACAAATTAACGTTGACATTTCCGGTCATGCAGGTACGCCAACTGTAGATCAGTTCAAGCGTGGCGAGGTTGAAGGTAGTGAGTCTGTAACTATATCTCGCGATGATATTGGCGAGAAAACATTCAAACTAGTAAATAGTCTTACAACTTATGTTAGTGGAAATGATTATTTGGTTGTATACGAAGCATCAGTATAAAAATATCTTAGGTTAATAAAATGGCTAAAGACGACATATTGGGTGATGATTTTTTCGATGAGCTTAATGCTGATGAAACTATCATTAATGAGGCTGAACCATTGGAAGAAGATATTCCAGAATCAAAATATTCAATACCAGTGGTTGACATATCTAGCCATTTGCCAAAACTGGTTGGAGATAATGTACCTAAAGATTATCAATGCGTAATTGATAGGTTTATCTCTATGTATATGACTTTGCCAATTATTAATTATGACGCCATCCATAAGGAACTTTCTGAATTAAATGTTGATTCAAGTCCTACGCCAACGTTGCAATTAATTAATCTTAAATTGCAAAGGGTACAGGCCAGTAAAGATAGATTGGCTGAAATATATCAACAGGTAATTAGATGTTATACGTTTAAGAAGAGAGCGGTAAACGTTTTAAGTGAAGCATGGAATAAATTTGCGGAAGGTTCGAGTGCAGATAAAAGAAAATCTGATTCGTCTTTTAGATTAAGCGAATTTCATGCTGATTTAGCTCAAGTAGAAGCATTATATAGTGTTTGCGAGCATATTCTTAGGAATTTGGATAGTCAAAGTAATTCTATCTCTAGGCAGATAACAATTATACAGTCGCAATTGAAAATGTTTGATATGGGTCGCGGCGCATTGCCTGATTTTGATTTCAATAAATCGGCACTTAATGAGGGATTTGAATCATTAGGTACGCCTGTTGAATCTGAAAACAACGAAAACAATAATGAAGTAGATGTAACGGAAAGAAGAAGTGCAGAAGAATTATCTTTTTGAAAATTTTTCTGAAAAAGTGAAAAATTTTCTGAAAAAAAATGTATAATTAAGATGTAAACAAACGACGAGTGGAGCAACAAAAAAAGGAGGTTCAGTATGAGCGACAAGCAGCAAGCTAATGTAGGTAGTTGGGATAGCGATTTTCCACCAGAAGACGAAAAGAAGGGTGGCGGAGAAGGTGGCGAATTGAAACGTTTGCCATTTATGAAGTTCGAAAAGCCAGGTAATTATACGATTCGCTTGGTTGGCAATCATGTTAAGTTTCGTAGACACTGGCAACCGTTTACTGATCGAGTGATTACGCATGATGATTACAAAGATCAAGATCCAGCTTGGCAGGCAGGTTTCTATCCTCGTGAAACATTTGCGATTCATGTTATTGACAGAGCTGACGGCAAGTTGAAGATTCTTGAAAAGGGTCGTAGTTTGTTTAAGCAGTTCGCCAGTTATAAGATCGTAAATGAGATTAATCCCGCTGGCAAGGAAGGTCCAGATTGGGTGATTACGCTGGAATGGCCACAGGGGAATAAGCGTCAAGCTAAGTATTCTGCAACGGCAAAGGCAAAACCAGCGCCATTTACAGCAGAAGAAGTTGAAATGATTAAGTCTTCAAAAGCGCCTTTAATTGAGATTTACGCTTCAACACCATTGGCGAAGATTCAGGAACTTTGGGATGCCCTTCCTGATGAAGCTAAGATTCCGCCGAAGAAGGACGAGAATGGTAATGAGCATGAGGATAAGCCAAAGTCAAAGCCAGCAGCAAGCAAGCAAGCAAAGGTAGAAGAGACGATGACTGATTCTCCAGCCGAATCTGATGATTTGTTTGGGGATAACGAAGATGACACGTCGTTTTAAGTAATGTAATAGCTGAGTTGGATTTTACGCCAACTCAGCTATTTTTATATTGATTAATTAAGGAGAAAAATGGCAACTGTAAAACAAAGTGCTGTTACGAATGCAAAAAAGCCAAAGTCTATCGATACTATTTTGGCTAATATTGAAAAGTCTATGAAGAATATTGGTGCTCCAGTTGTAGTAAAAGCCCCAACTATGAAGGATTTTTCTATGGTCCCTGTTATATCCTTCGGCTTTGCTGATGTTGATGCGGCTAGTTTTTGTGGAGGAATTCCACAAGGCAAATTGGTAGAAATATTTGGTCCAGAATCTGGTGGTAAATCACTTCTGTCATTGAATTTAATTGCTTCGGCTCAAAAATCTGGAATGGTATGTTGTTTGGTTGATGCTGAAAATTCATATGATCCTATTTGGGCTGATTCGCATGGAGTTTGCACCGATGACCTTTATATCATGAGGAGTCCTATTTCGGCAGAGCAAATTCTTGAATATGTAGATAAGCTTTGCGAGAGTGGAGTGTTTGGTTTGATTGTTGTTGACTCAACTGCTGCTTTGATTCCTCAAAAAGAGTTGGAAGGCAGTATCTCAGACCAAAATTATGCGCTGCTTGCGAGAGCTATGTCAACAGCATGCCGTAAAATCGTATCTAATTGTTCTGTAACTAATACTACATGTGTGTTTTTAAACCAGATTCGAGATAAGATGGGTGTCGTTTTTGGTTCTTCTGAAACTACACCTGGAGGTAGAGCTTTGAAGTTTTATTCACATCAAAGAATTAGGGTTACTCCTGGTAAGAAGATTAAGGTTCAAGAGGGCGATAAGGAAATTATTATCGCAAGACAGAGTTTTATTCAATTCGTTAAGAATAAAGCGGCCAGACCTTTCGGCGAATGTATTATGGAGATTGTTTTCGATAAGACTGCTAGAAATCCTGTCGTTAAGCTTTGTAAGGTAGCCAAGGATTATAAAGTTGTTTCTTTGAGAGAAGGAACTTTCCGTATTTCCAAAGAGCTATTCGAGGGATGTAAGAAGAACGTTGATACTGGCGCAAAGACTTCTGTTGAACTGGCAGATTATCTAGTTAAGGAAGAACTTGTCAATGTCGTTCTTGAAGCGTTCGTTTCAAATTACACGGATGAACATGGTAGCGAAGATAAGATTGACAAAGACATATTAGCGTTAAGAGACGATCCTACGTTAATTGTTTCGCCTTTGAACGGTGCGATTGTTGATACTATTAATAATGATGCTCCATCTATTACAAATCAAGATATCGAGGACACAGATGGTGGACTTGATCTTGGCAATGAATAAAGGAGAAAAATGACAGTTGAAGAAACAAAGCGATTCAGTTTGGAGGTTCAGGCTAAGGAAGTTGAAATTAAAATATTGGAGCAACAAGTCGAATTGTTGAAGGCTCAGGTTGAATATACTAAGGCTCAAACAAAATCAATTGGATACAACGATTCGGTTAGGTATGCGTCAGGTGGCACTAATTCATATAGTGCAACATCTAATTGAATTATAGAGGATTAATATGTCGGACTTGCTCCCATTTTTGCAATCGTGTAACAATGATTTATTGAATGGGACAAGTCAGGGCATAGATTCTGCTAGAAAATATTTGTTAAATGACAGAAAAATACTTGAAGAAAGCATAAAATGTCATACAATAGGGTATTGCAGTAAAGATATTGAGATACCAGATGAAGTTCGTTTTTTTGGAACTATTGATAAAGAAAACAAATGGGACATTTCTAGTAGGGTAAAAGGTAGGATTATCGTACCTATATATTCGGAGAGCGGTAAGGCTGTAGCATTCGCAACGAGAGTTCCTACAACCGAACCCGGAAATCCTTGGTGGAATTTGCCAAGTCCATTCCAAAAAGGTAATCATTTATTTTTGTTTGACAAGGCGAAAAAAGAGATTTATACAAAGAACAAGCTATATGTTGTCGAGGGCTATATAGACGCATTAATGTTATATCAGCATGGTCTTAGGAATGTATCGGCTATCATGGGTACAGCATATACCTTAAGAAAGCTTGGTTTGACGGCTAGATACTGCAATAATGTATGTTTATGTTTTGATACGGATGCAAATGAAGCTGGCACGAAAGCGAAAAAGATGTCAATTGCTATTTTAAACAAGTATTCATTTTGTGAGTCTATTAGTACGATTGACGGTTTGCCAACAGGAGACGACCCAGCTTCATTTGTTGGACGAGAAGGTATTGCTAAATTTTTAGAGATGGAAAGAGTTATCGATGAAGAAGAAATTGTAAGAACATGCATTGAAATTTCGAAAGGCAAAAGCGGTAAACTTCTTGATGCAAAATGAAATATATAAATCAATCTACTAAATTATTGTCCGCTGTAGAATTATCTATAAAGTCCGAAATAAAAAGAGGAAATTCAGACTTTAATCACGAAGTATTTAATATTCTGCATTTAACGGAATGCCCACGTCGAATGATGTATCGGGCTAATAATTGTGAAGTCGAAAATAAAAATATTTTAGTTGATTTTCATTCAAAATGTCATAGAATCAAATGGTTGGATATATTTTCGAATTCAAAAGGAATAACTGTTTTAGATAAAAATATTTTAGCAGCGGATTCGGAATATAACATAGTTGGCAAAGTCGATGCGATAATCTCATGCGAAGGTTACGTTAGCGTACTGATGATAGATTCAATTGATGAATGTTCATATGAGATTGCAATTAAGAATGGAGGTCTACGACAACAAATAGTAGCATTGATGACATCGATGTGGCTTACTGAAGTCCAAAATGGTGTATTGTTATGTGAGAACAAAAATACGAATGATTATTTTTTATCACATGTTATAATTAGTAATGCAATTATTAATGGGGTAAAAACAAAATGTAGAAAATTAATGGAAAATAAAATTTTACAACAACTTCCTTCCAGACCTTATAAAACAAATGATTGTGAGGAATGTAAAGGTTGCGAGTATAAAGATAAATGTTGGGAATAAACAAAAAGGAGTAGCAGGGATATGGTTATTAACAAGACGATAGAAAGTGTCAAAACCCATGAAGATAAATTTGTTGATGTAATTGATGAAACGGTTTCTATTGATAGATACCAAGAAGATGCGGCAGTTGAGGAGTTCCAGAAAACGGGTGATTTAAAAATATTAGAAGAAGTATACAAGGCTAGGATACCAACCATTAGGAGTTGGGCGAATAAACATTATTATCCAGGACTTACATTCAGTGTAGAAGATTTGTTTTCAGATTTTTCAGTTGTATTTGTTAAGGCGGCTGAAAAATATAATAGAAGCAGAGGGGCGTTCAACACATGTTTGTTTACATTTTTGTTAAATAGATTGAAGAATATTAAAAATAGTAAACATGCAAAGAAAAGGCTTTCGGAAGAGTACAGCGGTCCAGCGGTTGGAATGATTCTTTCATTAGATTATTCATACAATACAAGCGATGGTTCCGAAGTTACTCTCAAAGACGTTATCCCATCTGACAATCCAACTGAGACCGATTATGTTTTAACAAATACTTATATGGATGAAACTTTAAATGTTTTGTCTAATAATGATGAAAATTTCAAACAGTTTTTATCTAAGATAGGAGATGGAAACAGTTTGGTGTCTTTAATTAGAGAGTATAAGACTAGACAAGGTACTATTAAACTTTCTTCTGATGATGCCAAGAGATTTTCATCAAGGAAATGCAACCGTTTAGTGACTGATTTGATTAAGGATAAAATTTCTGATGACTTTAAACTCTTGGGTTACAAAATTGAAGGGACTAGCCACCTTAGATATGAAGTCGAATTGAAAAGAACAGAAGAAACAGATAAGTTCATGAAATCACTTCGTGAAATTCGTAAGAACAAAGAATCTTATATGGACAAATTAGAACGAGTTTGTTAAAAAGAATTTATCATATGTTTGCTAAAAAGAGACTGAATCAATTCAGTCTCTTTTTTTGTGCACAAGTTTTCCACATTTTATGTATAATAGATTTATATAAATTGTTTTTATATAAATTGAATACAAAAATCGTAAAAAGGAGGACACAATGCATGAAGGAATTGATGTAGATTTTGATAACGTAAAGATGGCGGAAATTATTGACGATAAACCGTCTTTGAAAGTCGCGGCAGACCCACACGATATCAGTCCAGAAGATCGTAAGAGAAATGTCAAGAAGTTGGCTGGAGCTATCAGTCATTCTTTAAGAACTGGTGGCGAGATTAATGTTAGATGCTTTGGTAGTGCAAGTATAGGGAAAGCATGTAAAGCGTTGGCAATTGCAAAATCATATATTGCGGACACTCACAACCTACAATTGGCTTATTCTCCAGCTTTTTTGACGGCTCAAATCGGAGATAGCACTTTGACAGGGATTTGCTTCGTGACCTTTTGTAATGAAAAGTACGATCCTAACCTTTTCAAAGATATAAAAACAGTATTGATGGTGAAAGCCGACCCTAAAGACATAAGTTCAGAAGACCGCAAGAGAAATGTTAAGAAGTTGGCTGGAGCTATCTCCCATGCAGTTGAAGAAAATAAAATTTGTTCTATTCGTTGCTTTGGGAATGCGAGTATTGGCAAAGCATGTAAAGCATTGGCAATCGCAAGGGGTTTTACGGCAACTAGAGGGTCAGACCTTTATTGCTGGAATGATTTTATCGTAACAACAATGGGCGACAATGAACGCACTGGAATTTGCTTTACGGCGTTTTCAAACGAATTGTAAAATAAATAGGTTTTGTATATCGTCTTACAACATTTAGCAAAATATTTTAATTTTTATAAAGGATTGTTTACTTTTATTTTGTATAATGTATTTATGAACTTTATCATCATAAGAAAAGAGGTTCTTTTGTTTTGATGAACATTTATATGTTGTTCATAGCGGGATAGTATTTGAATGACTTTCTAAGTTGTTGCAAATAATATTTATTCATAAGGATAAATATGGTGAGGAGTTTAGAGTCCCTCGTTCTAGTGAAAAGGAGGTAAATCTTTTATTTGATAATAAAAGTTTATAGTTCACCCAACTCTTTAGATTAATACTAAATTACAAAAAAAAGGAGTAACGCTTGTTGCTCCTTTTTTGTATAATAAAAAATGAAAATATCCGTAATATCTGATTGCCATTTAAACAAGTCTCTATACAACATTTTTGACAAGGACAATCCATCATTGCCATTCAGAACTGTTGACTATATGGTGGCATTCAATTCAATAATAGAGCAGAACTTGAATGAAATAAAACCAGACCTTATCGTTATAGCCGGTGATGTTTATGATAGTTTCGATCCTTCTAATGACTTGAGGGCTTTTTTTAATGTCCAATGCAAGAAAGTAATTGATAAAGGGATTAAATTAATCGTATTGGTAGGCAATCATGATATTTGCAAAAAGCACCACGCATTGTTGCCGATAAAAGTGTTTGAGTTAAACAATCTCCATATTGTAGACCAACCAGTGTTAATGAAAGTTGGCAATAAAAATTTAATGTTGTTCCCATATTCGATGGATGTTGAAAGCGGAAAAATAAAGATAAAGGAACAATTTCATCAGTTCATTAAATCCAGTCATGAACAAATTGCCAACAATCCTGACTTCAAAGGTAATGAATTGTTCTTCTTTGGGCACTTTGGAGTAAAAGGGGCTACACTTAAATCATCTGACAATCAAGCCGTTGTTTCTAAGAAAATGGTAAATAAGAATTCAGATGACATTGGTATTTCTGATTTAGAAGATATTAAGGCTGATTATATCTTTTTGGGAGATTATCATCAGTATCAGATATTGCCGACTAAAAACACAATATCAATGTACACTGGAAGCATTGAGAAAACGGACATGTCAGAGATTGGACAGGCAAAGGGTTATGTCGTATATGATGACGATAGAGATTACAATGAAAAGACTGGTAAGACTTATTTCGTAGAATATACCAATTGTAGACCCATGATTGAGCTTAAGGGTAATGCACAAAGTATTATTGAGGCTATAACTAAATTGCCTGATGGTATGGATGGGGCAATTGTTAAAATATCTTTTGAAGGTGACCGTAAAGAGTTAGTTGATTTTTCGATTGCTTTAGATTCAATACGAAATTCAATTAAGGACAAAGTAGATCCAGTTCACATGTTCTCTCAACAAAAGATAATTGGCGACAATCAAATTGATAAATCGGAAAGTAAACTGGAAGATGCTGTTTTTGAAAAGGGGCATTTAGATGAGGAATTGGTTATGAAGGTTGTTGAAGAACTAATAAGCGAAAAAGAATCAGATTTGATTGAACAAGCAGCACTGATTGATTTAGCAAAGAGTATATATGAAGAGACGTTGTTATGAAAAAAAAGAAAATAAGCGATAGAGAGATTAAACGTAGACGCCATCAAAGTCTTATCGCTAAGCACGGAATGCCTTTATTGACGGAAGACAAAGAGATTTCATTGATAAATGGTGTTGAATGCAACCATGAAAACACTTGGGCTGTTCAATCTAGTATTGGTGGTTTCGCCCTAAAAACAGAAAGCGAGATATAACATGCAAATATACGCCCTAAAATTTAATAACTTCCTTCGTTTTGGAGAAGTGAATAATACAATAGTCTTTGATTTGACTCCTCAACAAAAAGCGGATTTGTTAAATGGAACGATTACTATGGATTCTATATATGAATCTGTTGCAAAAGATCCGTTTGGACATATTAATGCGGTAAAGGAAAGAGGAATTGAGAAACAAATTGGAATCATGGGGGTTATCAATGGCGATTCTGATTCCTCCAATGGTGCTGGAAAAAGCAGTTTGCTCGAAGGAATTTGCTATGCTCATTATGAGAAGATTGTTCGTAAAACAGCCAATAACGATAAAATTGAAAAAGCGGGGTTGTCTGTAGTTACAAAGTTGGACGGCAAATATCCAGCCAATCTAAAGGATTCATATGTTGAAGAATACTTTGAGGAAAACGGGTCTATCTATCGTTTAAAGCGAGGAAGGACTTTCTCTAAAAATCAATCTAGCAGTCAACCGCTTTTGGAGTTTGAATGCATCAGCGAATCATCTGTGGATAGCAGAAGCGGACACCGTACTGGGGATACAAAAGATTCAATTTCAGACGTTATAACTATGGATTATGACGTATTTGTTAACAGTCAGATGTTTGGTCAAAGTGACGCTGGCAAATATTTAACTGGAACTGATAAAACCAAGAAAGAGATGTTGATAAGTTTACTGAGGCTGGAGAAGGTAGTAGATGGATGTCTTGAATTAATCCGTAAGAAGAAAAACGCACAGGAAAAGGTTGTTCATGAGATTGCTTCTAAGATTAAGTTTATGGAAGATATGTTTTCTCAAGGTGTGACTAAGTATTGTGAGTCAAAGGACAATTATTCAATAGAGGAATATCCACAAAGAATACTTGACGCCCTTCAATTAACTGTAAAAGATGGCAAGGATAAGCTTGAAAAATGTGATAAAAAGAAGTTGGAGCTTCAAACCAATATCGATTTGTTGCTGAAAGATGATCGAATAACGAAGGCTTCGAAGATAAAAGAAGAGGGGTTGCGCAAAAAGGAAGAAAAGGCGACTAAAGAAAAAGAGAAGAAGCAACGAGTCGATGAATGGGAAAATTTGCAGAAATCTTCAATTAAAGATGTTGGTGATATAAATAACGATATTGCAACTAAAACAAAAAGGATTGTATCTGTTAAGGAGTCTATCACTTCATTGAAAGCTAAAGTAGAAGCGTTTGATGGTGAGAAGTGTAAAAAACAACTTGAAATCATTAATAAGGCTAAAGAGAAGCAACCGTCAGTCAAGGATATGTCTATAAAATTAAATCTTGAAAGAGAGGATCTAATTAAAAACATTGCTACGCTGAATGGTAATAAAAAAGATCTCAATTCGGAAAACAACGAATTGAAATGTCAAATTTCGAATGTAAAAGATGGCGAAGATTTTATTTGTGAAAAATGCAAAAGCAAAGTAACAAAAGAACATATATTGTCTGAAATAGAAATAAACGCAAAGAAGATGGAAGTTATTGATTTGAAAGTTGAAGAATCGACCAAAAGCAAAGTGTCTATAGAGAAAGATATTGCAGACATAAGTGAAAAAACTGAAAAGATAAATAAGTATATTCTAGCTGAACCAAAAATACTTGGAGAGATTGAAACCAATAAAGCCTTGCAGAATAATATCGTAACCGTTAATCAGAATTTGGTAGACTTAGAAGCTGAAATGATAAATTTGAATAAACGGTTAAAGATTTCAAATGACAAGGTTCAAGAGTATGGATCGAAGATAACTACTATTTCATCAGAATTTGACACTGATATCAAATCAATTGAGGATAAAATGGTTCAATTGCGATTGGATTATGAAAAAGCCAGCAATGAGGCTAAGATTGTTGAACAAGAGATAACTAAAGTAAAAGAAACAATCGTTAAAATAGATGAAGTAAAGAATAGTACTAGCGAGAAGTTAGGCTTTTTGGAACGCGAAATAGCTCATTTTAATCAACTTAAGGACTCGTTGGTTGAAAAACGGGCAGAATATATCGTAGAGAGTAAGGTTTTTCATAGATATGGCTTGTTAGAAAGCGTATATGGACTTGAAGGTATACAAACGAGAATTGTAAATCGTTATTTGCCATTATTAAACGCTTATACAAAAGAGTTCTTGGATATTTTGAGTCGAGGAACTATAATAGTAGACCAGACCATTAATGACCGTTCTAAAATTGATATGAATATATATGGTGGGTCAGCGGATACTTATGAGATGTTGAGCGGTGGTGAAAAGATGATTGTTAGGTTGGCGGTTGACATTGGATTATCATTATTAAGTTTTTCAAGGTCTTCTCAAAAGCCAGAGATTATATGTTTAGACGAGATATTTGGTCAATTGGATAAAAGCAATACGGATTCTGTGTTTGAGATGTTAGATAAATTGCAGGACAAATTCAATAGGGTATTGATTATTACTCACGATCCAAAGATTCAAGCTAGGATAAAAAGCAATATAATAATTGAAAAAGATGCAGGAACGTTAGGATTAAGTGCTATAAAAAGGATAGAATAAGGAGAAAAAAATGAATAATATATCTACAGATACAGCAATTGAATTAATATTGTATGCAGTGGCAGAAAAAACAAAAATGGGACTTGATATGGAACAGGTCGTTCGTGCCGCAAAAAATGATCTTATTGGTTTTTGGGAAAAAGATATGAAAGAAATAGAATTGTCTTGTCATTCGGTATATGGAGGAAATTAAAAATGGGTAATAAATCAAAGACTAGTAAAAAGAAAACACTTGTAAAAAATAGAACGGATTTGAAAAGCGTTCTTCAAAGTATTTATCATGATACTGCTGATTTAAAGACTACATGTTGCCATCAATGTGAGTGTTGTAATGTCGCGTGTCCGTCCATGCACTATTCGGAGTTTGTGCAAATTGCGACCACCGTTTGGAAATCTAAATCTCATGAAGAAATCTTAGATATTATTTGCAAGAGTGTGGAATATTTCTTCAGATACGAATATACGAAATGGGGGATGGATGCACTGATTAAACCGTGTATGTTTTTAGGATCAGACAAGAGGTGTGAAATATACGAAGATCGTCACCTTTCCTGTCGAATCTACGGGTTGTGGCCGGAGGATGTATATAATAATCGTGTTGATAAATTTGCAAAGGCTTATGAAAAATACGGTCTAAAACGAGAAGAATTGCCATTACATAAACAATGCCCAATGGTAAAAAGAGTTAATCCTGAAGTAGAATTGAAGGAAGAAGTAATAAATGGATTGTTTAAGAAACTAGATGATCTTGATAGTAAAATAGGTTCATTTAGTGATCTTCAAATTCGTCAGAAAGAAAATTACCGTACATTCCACGATTGGTTGCTATTGTCAATTTTCGGGGAGGAGTGGTTGTCTCAATTGACCACTTTTATTTTGGCAGCGGATAGAAAGACTATGGAAGAACAAATCGAAGCCATTAAAACAGTCGTACGAGAGAATTTTAAATCACAATTGCCGAACCTTTCTCAAATTAAATAGGAGATTCATGAGTGCGCCAATTAAGAAATTAGTTAAAGTTATTGAAGCTAAATATGTTGAAGATGCAGATTCCATATTAATTATTGGAGAGTGCGAAGATGGTAAGTTCAACAATCAAATAAATAGCTCTTGCTTTACATTCGGCAATAAGGATAGAGTCGTTGAAATGAAGAAAACAGCGGAACTAATGGTTGGAAAATCTATCTATATGGTTTTTGACACAGAACTTGATCAAAAGATAAAAAGTCATAGCCCGATTAATTATTAGGAGTATTTATGCAAATGGAACTGTTCGATTTAAATGTAGATGATAGAGTCAAGAATATGCAAACCGATATTAAGATAAAGTTGTATCGTACTCTTTATTGGTTCCCTGACGCTAATGAAATAGTTGAAATTGGAGAAAAATTTAAAGTTACAGGCAGTCTCCCATTGGATTGTTTCATCTCTATCGCCAAAGAATATATCAAATTTATGGAAGAGAATTTGGAAATACTTGAAGTTGAAGATGAAGATTATTTTGATCAAAATGCAATTCAATACCATAAGAAAATAATCTCTTTTTATAAAAAACGTTTAAAAATAGAGGAATGATTATGGATATATTGTTTATTTATGCTGAAGATTGCGTTGATTGTAAAAGGATGGAAGCGTTCTTAAATTTGGCGACTATATCTAAAAACATAAATATTGTACATATAAATAGCGAATCTAACGAAGCTATTGAGGTTGCGGTAAAATATGGAATAGAAGATTTGCCAGCTTGTGTGATAGGAGATTCAGTATTTTTCGGTAAAGATGGATTCACTTATGATGAGATATTAGAGGCGGTTAAAAGGTTATAAAATTGAATAAACCAATAGTGTTATTTACTAATTTCTGGGATGCCAATAAGTTAATAGACAGGAAGTACTTTATATTTTCAAAATATGATAAAACGTATAAGGTAAATCTAACCGACGATCCTCTCAACTACAATGTTCTTTCTATCGCTTTAGCTCATCCTCCTATCGAAAGTTTACCGAATATAAATTCCAGATTTAATTTGGATAGATTGGATTTTTTCTGTCCGACATATGATATTCTAATGGATTATAAAAATGGCGGTAAGTGGGATGATTACGTTAAAAAATATAAATTATTATTGAAGAAAAGAAAATCTCAAATTGTTCAATGGATAAAGTCTTTAACGCTAGAAACGGTTTATATATTATGTTGTTGGGAAAATACATCCAAAGGCGCTCATTGTCATCGGGATATCTTATATAATGCGTTTACGGCGTCAAAATCGATGAAAGATATGGCAATCTATATATCAAGAGATGGAAACGGTTGCGAAGAGAAACAATGAATGCAAACTTATCCAAAAATATATGGTTTTAATCATTTTAGCGAGGCGGGACCAGATGAGTTCTCACCTTCTATTTTTTTAGGCGGATGCAATTTGAGATGCCCATATTGTATGAATTCAAAGCTTGTTTTAGATTGTCAATGTTTACCAACAATAAACATTGAAGATATTAAAGCATTCGTCACAGAAAATAAATGCGAATGGCTTAATATCAGCGGAGGCGAAATAACAATTCAAAAAACAGAAAGCCTCATAGAACTATTGAAAGAAATAAAAAGTTGGGGTTGTAGAATAGCAATATCTACTAATGGAGTATTTACCGACAAAATACGATCAATTGTTGAATATATCGATTATGTGACTGTTGATATAAAAACCTCTGAGCATAGATATTATCTTTTATCTGAAGATATTTTTGATCGAAAGTTGTTTGGTTATGTTGTCAATTCACTTAATGTATTACGGGAACAAAAAAAGAAAAGAGATTTCGATTATGAGATAAGAACAACTTTATATCGTCCTTTGGTTGGTATAGTTGAAATTAACGATATCGGCTTGGTTATAAATAATGGAGAAAAGTGGGTGTTACAGCCGTTTCGTAAGGCAAAAAATATGCTATCGGAAGAATCAGACTATATTATCACATACACGGAAGAGGAAGTTGAAAATTTGTTATTAATCGCTAGAAAGTATACTAATAATGCATCAATAAGGATGATATAATGGAAATAATTCAAGATAAAAATATTTTAAAGCAGATTTCAACTGAAGCAACGGTTGAAGAGGCTAAAGTAATTTTGGAAAAGCTTGCGTCTTCGCTTTCTTGTTGCGATGGCGGGGTAGGACTGTCTGCAATACAAATAGGGATTGCAAAGAGAGTTTTTATAATCAAAGAACATGGAATTTATCAATCTTTTATAAATCCCAAACTAGTTTCTTGCGAAGGGGAGTTTGTATTTGAAAAAGAAAAATGTTTGTCATTCCCAGGTGTAGTTTTGAACACCAAAAGATATTATCATTGTGTTCTAACTAGAGATGTCTTAGAAGGCGACTCGTTTAGGCGGGAAACTAATTATTTTTATTATCCTGAGGAGATGGACGAATTTCACAATAGGCAAAATTTCATATCGTCAATTGCAGTTCAACACGAAATGGATCATCTAGATGGAAAAGTGTTAATAGATTATGGATTCGAACCGACTGAAAAAGCGGGGAGAAACGATCCTTGTCCTTGCGGGAAAACAATAAATGGAAAACCGATTAAATATAAAAAATGTTGTGGTTAACCTTCCATGTACTCAATGAACTGTTTTAGTAGGTCATCAAGTCTTTGAACTAAATCTCTATTGTCTTGTTTTAATTCTTCTAGACTTTTTGAACTGTTTTTGCTTTCCACTTTTAGTTTTTCCACTTCTACATGCTGTGCGTTTAAGATTTCCTTAATTCCATTTAATTTGCTTTCTTTCTCTTTTATTTCTTCTTTTAATTTGCTTTCTTTCTCTTTGATGTCTTTTTCAATTTCTATTAAATATGGAGATATTCTTAGATTTTCGTCGTTGATTTTATGATTGGGTCCAAAAATTTTAATCAGTGCCCCCATTGCAGTAAGACAAAAGGCCGTTACGGAGATAATGACCGTTAGATTGGCCGTCCCGATTATAGCCGTCCATGTCGCCAATATTGCTAAGCTAAATTCCATTTTTTATTTCCCCGTAATGTGCAATTGTTTTTCTTAAGTCCCTGATGTTATTTCTCAATTTATCTCTACGCTTTTCTTTTTGAATTAACTGTTCCATTTCTTTTCTTTTTTTGTTGCTTATATCTGTTAATAATACAAACACTTTTTTGCATCCGTTATTAAAAAGACTGGCATTCATGCTTACCCATTTGAACGCGGAATCTTTTGTCAATGATAGTTCCACATTCGCAACGGTTTTACCTTCCATTATTTTACCCCAAGCAATATCATATACGGGAATGCTTTCTGTTGATACTAAGGCTCTTAGTGGAATTTTATTAACTCCATTTGGGCTGTTTCTAAACCCCAGTAAATCTATAAAGCTTTCACTGTACTCGTTTATGTTACTATCTGTGCTTAATATTAGATATAGTGCGTTTGTTGAATCTAATAGCTGTTGATATTTATGTACATTATCTTCAAGCGTCAAACTGATTTTCTTTTCAGAATCAATATCGACAATTTGCCCGACAAAATAAAGCGAATTTCCGTCTTCATCTTTAACTAGACTTATGCCCATATAAACCCATATTTTGTTTTGCAGTTTGTCAATTATTTGTTTTTCGCCTTTAATTGAGCAGTCTGTTATGCAGTTTGTGATTAAAGAGTTTATTTCTTCTTTGATAGTTTCTGGCTTTTCCATGATTTGGTCAATTGTTGTATTTTGGAGTTCTGTGGTTGAATATTTCGTTAAGTCACAAAAAGAATTATTCGCTTCAATAATTTTGCCATTTATATTGAACACTATCATCCCGACAACTCCATAATAGAAAGATTTATTGAATTTGGCTTTACTTTCAATATATTTATTGTTTGTTATTTTATTTTGAGTTATATCGGTCATTACAAGTATGACGTTTTCGTAATTGGTTTCATCTGGAAATTCTACTTTCATAATGACATGTAACGGGTTGCCTTTCAGGGTCATTATTTCGGTTTCCATTTCAAAAGTCTTATGTCCGCTGTAAAGTGCTATAATTTCTTTTTTAAAAGTTTCCATGCTGGATTCTACGAATGTATTTAAAATGGGTGTGTTAATGAGTTCTTCTAATGAATTTGCTTCGTGCATCTCTATTGCTTTTTTATTTGCGCGAGTTATTTTGACTGCATCTGCGAGCTGTTTGATAAGATTTGAATTTTGGTCTATATATTCTTTGAATTCATCAATCGGGACTACATCTCGCAATGAGTCTAGTATCAATTTTACATCTCTCCAATCTTCCTCCCATATCCCAATTGGAGCATTATTGAATATTGTTTCGTATTTGTTGGTTGTCATATTAATATATTTCAGTCTTTTATAATTGGAATCCTTTGGAATGATAATAAAATTGTATAATAATGGTGAATTATTTAATCAAATGTGTTAAAGTGAGGTGAATTATGAAATTATTTATTGTAGAAAGTCCAAATAAAATGGCTACTTTAAGCAAGATTTTGGGGCAAGATTATAAGGTCATGGCTTCGGTTGGTCACATAAGAAGCATTCCTAAAAAAGGTTTAAATATTGATGTTAAAAACAATTTCGCTCCTACTTTTGAGATTTCGGCTGACAAAAAGAAAGTTGTTAAAGAACTTAAGGAAGCGGCATCTAAAGCGGATTCAATATTACTTGCAACAGATAAGGATAGGGAAGGAGAGGCGATAGCTTGGCATATTTATGATTTGTTGAACCAAGAATGTAAGAAAAAATGCAAAAGAGTTACTTTCGATTCAATCACCAAAGATGCAGTACTAAAAGGAATAAACAATCAAAGAGATATAGATATGGATCAAGTTCATGCACAACAGGCAAGGCAAATACTTGATAGATTAGTTGGATACAAAATATCCCCTGTATTATGGTTTTCGGTTGGCTCTGGAACGTCTGCGGGTAGGGTTCAATCAATCGCTCTGAAATTTATTTGCCAAAGAGAAAAGGAAATAATAGATTTTAAACCAACGGATTTCTGGTATATTGACGCTCTTTTGCAATCTAAGAATGGCGATTTTTGGGCGAAAGTAGTAACCAAAGATAAAGACAATAGATATCTTGATGAACAATTATCTAAAGATGATTTAGAGAAACTGAATAAATCTAAATTTAGTGTAGAAGCAATAGACCTTAAAGAAAAGAAAACTAACGCCTATGCCCCATTTGATACTTCTTCGATGTTACAAGCAGCAACTTCTAACTTTGGATGGTCAGTTAAGAAAGCAACTATGTTAGCGCAAAAGCTTTATGAAAGTGGGCTCTGCTCCTACATTAGAACGGATTCATTCAATATATCGGATGAAGCAATGACAGAAGTAAGGAATTATATTGAGAAAAAAATAGATAAAACATATTTGCCGTCTCAACCTAATGTATATAAGAAAAAGTCTAAAGCTTCGGCGCAAGAGGCTCACGAATGTATCAGACCTACTCATTGCGATAATACTGGCAGTTTAATAGAGGATACTGACGAAAAGAAACTATATGACTTAATCCGTAGTCGTTTTATAGCCTGTCAAATGGAACCAATGATTATGGACACTGTTTCTTACACGATTAAGGCTGATTGTGGGAATGCATTGGTAGCAAAAGGTCAAACGATAAAATTTGATGGATGGTCTAAAGTTTACAAGTATACCAATACGCAAGAAACCGAACTCCCCATCGTCAAAGAGGGAGAAAAGTTGGATTTGAAAGACATAAAGATGACTAAACATACGACTCAACCTCCATCTAGGTATAATGAAGCGAGTTTGGTAAAGAAAATGGAATCTGAAGGAGTGGGAAGACCGTCAACGTATTCTTCGATTATGGAAAGTATTCAAAAACGAGGATATGTTGAGAAGGCAAAAGGGAAGGGATCTTTGGGTTCCTCTGAATTGGGAATGAAGGTTTTTGATTTTCTTGAATTAAATTTTAAAGATTTTTTCATGGACATTGGTTTTACCGCTTCAATGGAAGATGATTTGTCACATATTGCTGATGGAGATAAGGATTATTTAAGCGTGATACAAAGTGTTTACGATATTTTGCAAGAAGAAGTTAAAAAGGTGAAGACAAATGACAAGAACGCTCAAAAAAATGAAGATGCTACTACCGGCGAAAAATGTCAAGTTTGTGATGATGGTTTTATAGTCAAACGTCATGGTAAATTTGGGGATTTTTTTGCTTGTAATAAATATCCAGCATGTAAAACGGCATATTTGGAAATCGAAGAAGGTAAATTTAAAATAAAAGAGAAGAGAACTTCCAAATCTACAGGTAATCTTTGTCCAGAATGTAAAAAGAAAGGAATGAAGGGAGAACTTTTAGAAAGAAGCAACAAAAGAGATGGAAGTGTATTCTTTGGATGTTCTTTATATCCAAAATGTCGTTATACATTTTCGCCACCAAAAGAATCAAAAGGATTAGAAGATTTGGGGATTGAATAATGGTTTTGAAAACATGAGTGTTAACGCAGGATTTTTAGGATTAGCTTCAGTAAATGGAACTTTACTAAGGTGCCAAGACTTTAGTATGAATCTACGTCAAGATGCATTGTTCTATGATCATATAATTGGATTGAGAGATAATATACCGGGTTCGTTGTTTGGGAGCAAGGGGGATGTAGGAGCGTTAAATCCTCAAAAAATCATATGGCGACCAAGCGTTAAGATATGTCAAGGCGGAATTAGTTATCCTTTAATTGAAACTGATCCGTTATTTGAATTGGCAAAATTCGGAACTCCGTTTAATTTAACTTTCGCTTACGATTGTGAAAGTGCAAGAACTTTCACTGATTGCGTTGTAAATACATATACTTTTTCAGTTACGGCAGGAGACATTGCTACAATTACTGCGGATATAATGGCGAGAACTGTAAATGAGGCGGGTCCGTTAGGTCGCTATGATGTGGAATCTAAAATCGTTACTTGGGATGATTTTGATATTACTACGGATGGCGGAGCGGGTGCAGAAATCCAAAGTATGACATTTACCGTTAACAATAATTGCAAACCTGTTTATACGGCTGGCGCTAACAATATATTGAACCTAGATCCATTGGCAATAAGAGTCGGCATGCAAGAGGTTTCTGGCAATATATCTTATTATGGGAAGGGGGCGGATTTGGTTTCTATGGGTGGAGATGGAACGATTACGATTTCTTCCACTGAATTTAACGTTGACTTAAATGTTTTATTCAAGCCTCAAGAAAGGTCGTCTTCTATTGGTCCCGTTATTGCTCCGTTGTCGTTTGTCGGAAGAGATTATGCATTAGGAGAATAAATTGAATAAAAAACTAATAATAGGATTAATGGGCGATGATAAAAACGACAGAGATAAAGTAGCTAAAATATTTTCAGATATTGGATTTTATCGCACCTCAATCTTTTCAAAAACAAAAGAATTAGCCAAATATCTTCTCCCTGAAGACATTTTATCAGACGAAAGTATTGATAAAGTACGTAAAAAAGGTTATAATGTCAGTAAATGCTATTGGATAAATTTGGTACTGGCTTCAATACCAGATGGGAAAGAATTAATAGTTATTGACGATTTACAAAATGAAGATTTTATAAAAGGCGTAATAGTAACTTATGGAATAAGTGAATCATTCCCAAACAAATATCTTGGATTTGAAACAATAAATCCAAACAGCCAGACTCTTGAAGCAGACATACACGGAAAAATAAAACGTATTGCCCATTGAAAATTTTCTGTATAATATAAACATATTGAATCAAAAATATTGTATAATAAAATCACTGAAACAAATGGGAGTTGAAAAATGGCAAGAAAAGACTGGCATTTAAAATATAGACCTGCACAATTAGATGATTTAGTAGGGCAATCTAGCGTTGTCAATACACTAAAGCAAGCATCTAGATTTGATCGTTTTGCAAATTCATATTTCTTAGTCGGCATAAAGGGGTCTGGGAAAACTTCATCTGCCCGTATATTGGCTAATTTATTGACTTGCGAGAATCCCAAAGACGGGAAATTATGTGGGGAATGTATCGCATGCCGCACAATTCCGTCTGATGTTGCAATGGATGTAATTGAACTAGATGGAGCGGCAAATGGAAAAGTCGAACATATTACAGCATTAATAGAAGGCGCTAGATGGGCTCCAAGTCAACTTAAAAGAAAAGTATATATCATAGATGAGGCACACCGTTTGAGCGGCAGTGCAGTTTCGGCGCTACTCAAAATTACAGAAGATCCTCCATCGTATTTGAATTTTATATTTTGCACGACTGACCCAGATAAGGTAATTGATACAATAACTTCAAGATCTCAGCGTTTTAATTTCAGGAGATTGTTGTCGAAGGAAATAGTTGGAAGATTAAGATATATCAGTGAAAAAGAGTCTGTAAATATAACAGATGATGCGCTTTTTATATTAGCTAAGAAAAGTCGGGGTAGTATGAGGGATGCAATTGTTTCTTTGGAACAAATCGCAGTATTGGCTGGAACGAAGGAAATAACTGGAGCTATTGCGCAGAAATATTTCGGAATGGCGGATAGACAAATTGTTTTTCAAATTATTGACGCTATAGTAAATAGCAATATCCCATTAGTTATGGATCAGGTCAACGATTTAATCATGTCAAATGTGGATACGAAGGAGATCGCGTTTGAAATTTCAGAGGCTTTTAGAAATATAATGCTTTTAAAGGCGAATAATGGAGATTGTAAATGGCTAGATTTGCCAGAGTATGAGGTGGAGTTACTCAAGAAAAACGGCGAGAATATAAAATTGGCTCAATTAGATAAATTGGCTAAACAATTCTCGACGTTAAGGAAAGAACTTGAGTTTAGTATTAACGAAAGGTGGGTTTTGGAATCAACACTTATTAGTTGCACAGCATTGTTAAGAAAACAGTAGTATAAATCATTGACGAGTCCATATCCCCCTCTTTAAAAAGTGGGAGATATAAGGGAATGTCTATAAGAAAAGAGAAAGTAAAATTATTAAATGAGATTGTATGCGAACATAATATTTTAATATCAGATATTGAAGATGAAATAATAGAAATAGAAGAAGATGACGATGAAATTGCCGAAAAACCTTCTGATGTTGAAGAGATATTATTCAGATTGCCACAAGTAAAAGAGCCACTTATTGGAACTCCGAAGCAGGTTCAAAAGAAATTGGATAAAATGGCTATCTATATTAGACGAAATCCAGACGACCATTACAAAAATCAATTATTGTTTGAAACCATACATTTATATATGCATGGATTTTTAATTAATATAGCATTGAAACAGTTTCCCTATATAAAAGGATTGCAAACAGTAGATATATATCAGGAGTCTTTAATTGCGCTTCGTTTCAAGGCTATTCCGGGTTTCAGAATGAGAAAAGGTATGAGTTTTTTGAATTTTGCAAAAATGTGCATAAGAAGACATTTGATAACAATATTGAATTCTTCTAAAACGCGATTGAAAGACCAATCTATGAATCGAGCAGTTTCGTTAGATAGTGCAACCAACCAAAATTCTGATGATGGGGCAACATTGGCAAATACTATCCCAGATGGAAGCGATCCCGTAGACAAGCAAACAGAGATGAATGAAGCTTATGCGGTCACTTTATCTAATCTTTGTAAGACATTATCAACTTTCGAACAGCAAGTTTTACATGAATATTTGACTAGCTCATCTTATAATGAAATTGCCGATGATTTGTCTGGTAATAATAAAAAGGCTAATCCAACTAAATCCGTTGATAACGCTTTGGTTAGAATTAGAAATAAAGCTAAAAAATTGATGGAAATTAGTAAAATCGAAGATATTCCTTTATTTCAGCTTTAAAAATTGTATAATATGTTCAACTGCAATAAACAACGAAAGGAGAATGAATGAAGGTAACATTGAAGCAAGAAGTATTATTGGAAGCAATTAAGCGTGGGGCATTTGCGGCTTTGTCAGATGAAGCACAAACCGACTCAAGTACTTTGTCTTTACTTATTAAATCCGTAAAGATTAAGGCTGAAAAAAGTAAAATCACATTGGAATCCGCAACGGCGTTGGTATCATCTAGTTACGTATTGAATACTGACGAGAATTCTGTTAAAGAAGAAGGCGACGTGATGGTTGCCGCGAATGAATTATACGAATGGGTAAGTCGTCAGGGTAATTGCATGATAGCATTGGTTTCAAAAGATTTAGACGAACCACAAACGGTAAATGTAGACGGCGCTACTGAGGCAGTTAGTAAAGCGGCAATTAGAAAGGTCGGTAAACTTACTTTAGCGTCTAAGGATATCTCTAAAACAGGCTCTAAATGGTCGTTGGACA